TTATTTAAAAACTGGTGTTGCTGCTACTGATGTATCCAATAAGCGGATACCTTCATGAACTAGAATAGAAATCAATTCCAATTCCTGTTCAGTTGGTGTAATCTTCATCTTGTGTAACAATCCATCTACTGTATCAAGCGCTACCCGTTCTTTTTGTTCTAGCGTCAAAGCTCCGTTAGCGTAATTATGTACATATTCAATTGCTTCAGTTGTAATATCTAATACGAAATTAGCTTTACCTTTATACTGTTCAGTAAGTGGAATCACTTCTAAAACGAGTTTACCAATATCAATACTTTTTAGAATATCTGACGTGCTATCAATTTTAACTCCTCGTTTTCTGAAATGTGGAATCATAAAAGCACCAGCCACAACAAACAGAACTACTCCACCAATTATGTATAAATCATTCATTCGATTTTCTCCTTTTTATTATATTTGCGTGTTATTTAAAGAATCCTTTGCGGTACAATACAGTAATTAACCGATAAAAGTCATAACTGCCATTACTAGTTGTATCTACAGCGCCAGCATTCTTTGCAGCCACACATGCTTCTGTTGCCCAATCTGGAATTTTGTCCATAGACAACTTGGAGGTTAAATCTTTTACTTGTTCTTGCAATGCTTGAAAATCTGCTTGCTCTTGGATTGTCATAGGTTGGTCATCCTCACTTACTGTAGTTTTATTTTTACTTTTTAATTGATCTAATTCTGCTTGGATTTGAGGTAGAAAGTTTTTCTTTGCCGCTGCGACTGTGTTACCGTCACCCCAAAATGCAGTACCCGGGCATGTCTTAATTGATTTGCCGGGAGTGAAATCACTAAGGCGTATACCAGTCCTAGTAAACCAACTATGATAGACAATATGATCTGTATTAATAGGAAGGTTAAATCTCTCAGCTAAACAGGCGTAGAGGTGAATAATCGTCTTCTTTTGTTCATCAGTGATTTTGTCACCACCAGAATCGAAGTTTCCAACATGTTCGATGCAGATACACTTATTGTTAAACCCTCTGATTCCAGCAGGAATTTTATTTAGAGGTCTATCAAGGGAAATTGCAATTTGTCCATTTTCAAAAGTAGTGATATTTTGTCCAGTAGCAGCCCAACCTTCGGACAGATGATAATTTCTCATTCCCTCCAGACATTTAAAAGTATCTTGTTGAGCAATTCCATTTACCATTTTCCTTGTGGAATAATTGGGTGAAGCAGTGTGATGAACTTGTAAAAATTGAACAGGGCGAGTAATAACCTGTTCCTTTAACCAACTTCGAAACTCATCTCTCTCCATAAGCAAGAAATTGCCTTGTTGAATCACTTTGAATCAATCCTCCTTATCGTCTTTTAATGCTTCATTTTCTTTTCCTTTTAGAATACGAATAGCTTGCTTAATCTGCGGTGGGAGATACCATCCCATTCTTCCGTAATTCTCAACCAAGCTAATTAATTCATTACCTATATAGAAATATGTCACACTAGTCATTAAACTTAATGCACCTGTTAATCCGAGCATTATATCAACGCGGTAGAGTAGAGCAATAGTGAGAAACATAAAAACCTTTTTGAAGATTCCCCAAAATCCTTTGCTGGAATTCCATCCTTTATCTTTATCATTTGGATTTCTCCTGCCTTCAACATATGCTGCTGCTAAACCAGACAAATAATCTAAAAATACTAGAAACGTTAGTACAGTCAAAGCCTCGCTCCAACCACCAAATAAAAATGTTAGAATAGAGCCACCTAACGTATAAAATAAAAACTTACCAACAGATTCAAGCACATAGTTTTCCTCAATTCTTGTAATATAAAAAGACTCCTCATATAGAAGAGCCTTTGTCTTAATTAAATACTAGCTTTAAAATAGTCACATATTGCTTTAAATAAATAATCTTTAGTTTGTTGCTCAAGTGGAAGGTGATCATAAGGCAGAATACAAGGGTGGGTTTTATTCTCAACATCCTTTGTCTCGCCAAATACCCAACCATCTTCAATTTTTTGCTTCATCCAATTGTTGTGACTATATTCAGGGGTAGTATCATTTTCTATATGATATTTAACTCCAGCAATTGCACTTTCTTTTTGCCAAGATGGGGACTCACTCCATTTATTTTGAGAATAGTCGCCAATACTTTCACAATATCCTCTGTTTACTTCATGACACAATTCTGCAATTTGATCTATATTCATTTTGACTCCTTTATGTAAAATGTCTCTTTTATAAAATGTACCAATACACACCAGATGATCTACCTTTGACTATGATAAAGCTGCTTAAGTCACTTACGTCTCTTTTCCTAATTTGTGCCACAGCAATTAGATCATTCTCTCTCGCCAACCTCGGATATAAAAAGCCACCCAATTCTGGTCTACTGATTATCACTTCTGACTCAACGTTGTGAACGTTCTTGATGTCTACAATTGAATCCAAGTCACTCTTCTGGCGAATGTCGATTGTAGCATCTAAGTATTCACGATTCTTTACATATAGAGTACCGTCAATATCGTAGAAGTTCTTAACTTCAATAGATGCGCCTAAGTCTGGACGTGAAACAATTACATTGGCATCTCGATAATCAAAAAAAGGTACTTGAACAAATGAATCTAAGTCATTATCTCCAACAGCTCTGACAACAACACTGCCACCCAAATCAGGCTTATTTACGATCAAGCTGCTATCAATATCTGAAAATCTTACGCCTTGGATCATTACAGTGGATTCTATATCGCTGTTAACACGTTTATACTTAGATACGGTTAAACTTGCATTCATTTCTGGTCTTGATACAGTAATGAAGCTATCGATTGTAAATTCTCGTCTGTATGCTACGGTTAGTTCACTTTCCAAACTGATTTTAGGATCAACCACTAACCTTGCTCCCAAATCAGGTCTAGATATCATCAACGATGAGTCAGGTGCAGATGTTCCAAAGTTAGCAACACTAATAGATGCAGATAAGTCATTATCTTTGCGATATACAACTTTTAATGAACTGTTTATGTTTGGTCTGGAGATAGCTAATGTTGAGTCGGTGTCATGCTGCATAAAATCTTTGTACTTGTGCACATATAAAGAAGCAGGGAGATAATTGAACCCAAAATTACTTTTAACCGTAAGACTACCTGTCACTTCTTTTCTACCAGCACCATAGATAAATAGAGTAGAGTTTAAATCTCCTCGTCCAAAACTATAGTTCTGACTTGTAATGTACTTAAGCTGAAGAACAGGAGGCTTAAGCGATTCTCTAGTATTAAAATAGGTTGGATGTGAACTTTCCGATTTAATAATAAGTCCATAGTTGATTAGCGATTCATCTTGCCAACGTTTGACTAAATCAAACACGTCAAATTCAATGTACTTACTTGTTCTATTAACCGTGTAAGAGTCCAATAATAGCTCAGTTCCGTAAGGCTTATTGGCATATGTAATACCATACTCACGCCAAAGCGTATTTGGCTGATACACTTTAATATCCGTGTCATCCGTAAAACTTCCACTATAGTAGAGACGTAATTTAGCTTCTTCAAGCTTATTCAGATCTGGAACTACAACTTTCAAATCACCAAAGTTTACAAATGACTCAAATTGTTCTGTATCTGACTGTCCGATCATCATGGATTGCGTGTCGCCATAGTTGACCGTTTGTAAATCCGAACGACTACGCGTTGTGGCATCTTCGATAGGATTTAGATCCTTGGTGACTCTTGGAGCTTCCATAAGCTCAAACTTACCGAGTAATCTGTTGTGTGGTCTGACTTCTAATGTACTAGCTAGATAATTAATAGAGGTTGATTCTAATACTGAATTGATTTCAGCATTACCTCTATACTTGATATCTAATTGGCTGCTAACATCTGCTGATCGTTGAACACGTATAGTAATCGTTGCATCTACAGTTGTTTCTCTGCGATAAGCAACCAACATTTCAGAATTTACTTCATTTGTTTCTTGTCGATAAAGGACAAACTTACCCTCCATACGATTGGAGGGCGATTTTATAAATATTTCACCGCCTAAATCATTATATGTATCCAAATAGTCACTTCCTAACACCGCATTGTATTGCGATTAAACCGCTGCTTTGTCTGAGTTAATCTTGAGTTCAAATATCCCGTTGGGTATTGGCTTGGCTTCAATATCTGCAACAATCCTCACATAGAATTCCTGTGTTTCTAATGGCTTGGTAAGCCCATATGTAATATAATCTGTTGCTAAAAATGGTGACTGTGTACGCGATAATTCTATTTTTACACCTTCAGGCAGTTTCTCTTTATTCACTTCAAGCAACAGATTGTCTATAGAGTAGCCAAGCTGATTCTTGATTACAACTTTTTGATCCAATGTAGTCTGACCTGCAAAAATCATACCAAAATCCAAGTACTTCAGAATTCCTCCAAATGTATCTGACAGATATTCACCTGACTCATCCATAAACATTAGCCCTGTGTATGTTCCTGCAAAGGTTGTTTGCCAGTAATCTGTATTGCCCCAATAATCCTTAAACTCCACACGTAATTTATTGTCTTTATCAAAGAACATATCTCGTTCGGATATGTTGAGATTGATATCAACTGGAGATGGAGCAAGGCGAGTAAATGAACCATCATTCGGGAAGTAGGGGAGATCGTTCAGTAATACACGATACTGTACTTTACCTTTATCTTCGTCATTAACTTGTCCAAGAATCTTACCGCTGTTAAACGAAATTTGGATAGTAGCTTCAGTATTGAGAACATAAAAAGATAAATTCTGAAATTTCGTATCGTCAACATTCGATTTAATAACAAGTTGAGTGGCATCAATTTTTGTGGGATTGAGCGATTCTTGCCTTCTGTCTTCTATGTAATATCCAAATCTAACTTTGTCACCATGATTCTTAAAATTACTTTCAACTAGCTTAGATATTTCTTTGTAGGACATTGCTTGCTTTCTAATTGTGTTCAGATCATCAACAATTACTTCTATCCATTTTCCATAACGATACACTTTCCATGTCAAGCCAGAATCAAATGACAGCAAAAACTTTGCATTGTTACTAGCAGTCTTGATTACAGTAATCGCCTGAAGAGATCCGGGCAGAGTGAAATCGTTAGATTGCTCCACGAACTGATTGACTGGTAAAGCGCCAAGCGAGAGATTAAATGGATTATTTGATTCATCTGTCCACGCTACAACTTCAAAATTATTATAGATATCATCCAAAGGAGAATAATTGACATTATACTCTAAAGTGGCTGCTGTCTTAGTTAATTCATCGGTGTAGTAGAGGACATCGATATTGTCATCTAGTTCGTCATATAGGATAAAAGGTTCAGTTTCTATTGAAATGAGCGATTCAGATTTTAGCGGATCGTCTGTATATTCAATTATTTTGATTTCTTTGTCTTGCCATTCCTCAGCAAGTGTAAACGGCGTAGTTTCAATAACTGTCGATATACTATTGGTTTTGGGGTTATCTGTAAAGTAGGCTATTTCGATACTTCCATTAAGGGCAAGCCACGCTGATTCAGGTATTTTATCTACAGAATTCATACCTTTCTCCACATAATCCTTCTCGTCAGGTTGATTTGTGGTCACCGACGACCATTGATCTGAACTATATGTTAGATACTTATTATTATTAAAAATTAGAAACTTTGATGTAATTTCATATTCAAACATTTCAATTTCATTAACATAAATCTGACTTCTACCGGCTAAAAAATACAATCTAAAAGATTGATAAGGTTCAGAGAACACGTTTAAGTCATATACTTTTTTGGTTTTACTTGAAAACACTTCTCCACTTCTAGAATCCAAATCATCCCAAGTAGTGCCATCGTTAGAACCCTGGAATTTCCAACTTGAAGGAGAGTAAGAAGAATTATCTACAATTATTGAATATTTGTAAATTCTTTTTTGAGTATTAAAGCTATAGGAAATCCAATATGGATATGCAAATTCTCCTCCCCAATAACTATTAATATTTCCATCGAACACTCTCCATGAAGGAGTGCCTCCAGTATTCCCCACACTTGCGCTAACTACTCCAGTTGGAGATGAGTGTGAAGACATAATAGGAATTGCATTTTCAGTATGAACAATAGGCATTTTCAATCCCCTCAGCTCTCTAAGATATTGTTAATAGTTATCTGTCACATTGACTTTTTTAATGGGCACTTTAACTGTATCAATAGACTGTTTAAACACCTTTCCAGCACCCAAAGGCGCTGATTCTAATTTATTGTATTGCCGTACATTCATTTCTTCGTTGGTATCAATCAAATAGCCACGATCCATTCCGTTCTGCACAAAGCTTTGTTCGGTTGAAGGGCAATGTAAAAGGACAGGAGGCATTAACTCATAAAATTGCACAGAATAAATATTAATCCAGTCATTGCCCGTTGTCGCCAAAGTCGTCTCTATTTTATATTGAGTATATGATTGATCATTCAGTATATCGAAAGTTTGGGTGTTAGTTATGTTTGCTGTTAAAGAACTTTTGGTGTCCAACACATCCCAATTAACCCCGTTATTTGATGCCATAAATCTAAATGTCCTTAAACCAGCCCGAAAAGAATACCGTTTTACACAAACAGCTTCATTAAATTTAAATCCTATGAATGCAGGATAAGATGAACTTGGTGTAAAATTTGTGGCGTAAACTGTAATATCGTCGCCATCGAATGCTTTCCAAGTATAGTTTGTCGAATAATTAGCCGAACCAATTACACTACCATTTGGACTATCAAAACCATTCATTAATGAGACTAGAGGTTTTTCGGCCTTTTCATATAAAGAATAAAACTCATCTGTGTTGGTTGAAATAAGAAACTTACTTTCATACTGCTTAACATACATTTCCATCTCGCTTATTCTTAATAAACCGCCACCATTATTTTTAGTTATATTGATTCGGTAATATAAATAAGGAGCACCATTTGTAAAGTCGAAACTTTGACTTAGATTGGTTGAAAAACTTATGTTGCTACGAGTGTCTAAAACCGACCAAGCGGCACCGTCACTAGATCCTTCAAAAGTCCAAGTGTTTGGTGATTCTGCATGAGAGCCACTTCTCATTGTGATTGTGTATCTTGTAATTCTAATACTAGAAGGGAATTTGTAGCACAGCCATCCAGTTGTATTACCACTTGCTGCGACCCAACCATAATCGTCAACCGAATGATCGAAGGCGTTCCACGCTTTCCAACGATCCCCGTATTCTGTACTTGCGCTAGCCGTACCGCTTGGGGTGGTATTGCTTGTCATTGTTGGGATTAAGTTTTCACTGTAATTTACCACTTAAGACTCATCCTCCTTTATTAAACGTTATGCTGTTCACTCTATACCGACTCATGTCAATGACATGTGTAAATGTTTTACCAGCACCAAAACTAATGTTTGATGACTGTATATCAATACGTTTATTTAAACGGTTGCTTAAGTTTAATGCACCGTCAAAATTCATTCCGTATTTTTGAAATGACGATTCACTGCTATCTGGAATTTCAATTAAACTGGAATTGCTCAAAAGCTCAAACATTTTCAGTTCTCCAACAGTTGTGTAATCTGTGGCTCCATTATTTGCTGTCCAGTTGATTCTATAAGTCGTAAACGCCTTAATATTATCAATTTCAAATATCTTGTCAGTTGCAGGGCTACTCCAAATTTGTTTGGATTGTCTATCAAGAACTTCCCATGTTCCGTCAAATCCATTTGTGCTGTTATTTGAACCTTCAAATGTCCAGTTTTTAGGTAAACGCTTATAGCTATTCAGTGTTCCATTTCGAACCGCATATTTGCCAATGATCTTAGGTGACGTAAATTTATAGCCTAAAAATCCAACACCGCCAGAGCTATTAGTGGAACAATAGCCTTCACCTTCGTCGATTTGATTAAAAGCAAGGTGAGCTTCGTTGGAACCATAAGCACCTTTTGAAAAAGCCAATCCAGACGGTGCAGCGTTGTTTGTCATTTTAGGAATGATTGTTGTATCGGAAATTTTATTTGGAGTAGTAGAATAGAACTTATTATTCGAAGAAAGTATTACTTTAATATACTTCATACTTCCCCAAGCAAATTCGCCATTGTATACACCGTTCGTAGTTGTTTGAGTAGTTGGATTATAGTCGGTGTCAAAGGCAGTCACTATATTGCCAACATCGGGCGTGAAATTATTTGCTAATGCACAATTAATATAGTCATTTCTAACACCATTGTCAGTACTAGAGAAAATGGGGAGTATAGAACAATTAACATACTCCAGTTTTTTAATCGTCGCACCAGCAGAATTACCAGCAAAAATAGGAAACCACGTTGGAGCATATGGCTTGTTATCCCATACACAATTCCTAAACGAGAGGTTAAGAACCGAACCATCAAAAAAATACTCAAATGTTCTCGCCTCATTGCCCGCGGAAGGTCTTTGTATGACAAGTCCAATGAACGTATTGGACTTGTTCATAGCGAACCCCCCAGCAGTAACGTTTGCTAAACTGAGGATGACACGTTTTGTCTTATCTCTAAGAGTAATGGAGGCTATAGTGATCTCGTAATTAGCATTAAGCACCGATGTTAGTCTTGACTCTGTATATGTTCCTTCTTTGGCAATATAGATCAACGTTTTATCGGTAGTAACCGAAGCAACTGCTTTACTTATTGTTTTAAATGGAGAACTGGCAGAGCCAGTATTTGTATCCAAACCCGTTGTACCATCCACGTATAAAACTTTAGAGAATGAATCAATAAATCCACCAAAACTAGCCATATTTATTCACCATCCTTTCAATAAAATCGTTATTTTATAATGATGCTTGTAATGTCGAAATACTTCTTCAGGTCAATTGTAGATTTAAATACTTTACCTGAACCTAATGATCCATTATCCGTCATAGGTTGATTAATTGTTTTGACAGATCGGTTCAGTACATTTAAATTGTCCATCCCTTTTGTTATAAAGTTGTCTTTAGTAGGGGAAGATGTAGTGACAGTTTGCCATGCTCCATTTAAATAGGTTTTATATGTTCCATTGTCATTGATTAAATGTTTCTGCATGTAATCCTCCTAGCTTTGAACACTTAATAGAGAGTCAACTTTCTTCCATGTAGATTTATCAATTGTTGTTCTATATAGTTGTCCATCCTCAGTCCATGTCGAATCCTTGACATAATCTAGCGTATAACTACGTTTCATCTCCAAGTAATCATTGGATGTATTTAGATATTCATTAGTATAGCGATCATCGTTAAACTCATCGACGGTGAAGTTTAGATTTTCTGTAGGTGAACTGAGCAGATCAATTTTGATACGTGCATATGTATTAGTTGGAGACTGAATAGAGCCATCTGTACCCACTTCAATATAAGGAGACCATTCGGTGCCATCAGCAGATGATTGAGTAGAAATTTTAAACATTGAAGTTGTGCCATTAACAATTGTATTCTTTACAACTTTTTCGAACGCCTTGATTTTGTCGGCAATGTAAAACATCTCAGATTGCCAAGAACCACTTGAAGCATAAACTATCTTGCCTGTATCACTTTTTTGTAATTCTACTAGTTGGAGCTTACCATCTTTATAAATTGTGTTTTCGTATTTACCTTTTGATAAATCTATGGGTATACCAATCTCAGATATAGTCACTTATCTCAGCTCCCAATGTATATTCCCACTCATATTAGCTTTAAGTGGAGCATGTATCTCTTCTGAAACAATTCCATTGCAACGGATGATTAGTTTTCCATCAAGATCTTTATTGGATGTAATCTTAATTTGGAAATATGTTATACCTCTTAATGGCATAGAGCAAATGCATTGAAAATTAATATTTGCATCTAACAATAACATTTCTTTTTTGTATCCAATGTTATATTGTTCAATTCTACTATCGAATTTTCCATATTCTTCTCTGGTTAATAGGTTAGCATTGGACGAAGCATCTTTGTATTGAATGATGTCGTTATACAAATAGGTGCGACCTGTTAACGGATATTCATTTTCTTCAGTTGCATATGAAATCATAAAACGATGACCATTAACGTTGAATATACCGTTAGCGACATCAAAATATACTTGTGACCCTTCACCAATATATCCAAAGGTAAGTAGCTTTTCTTTATTTATAGAGTAAAAATTATTGTATTGATTAATCTGTGTATCATATTCAGATAAAAAAGTATTATCCCAATAATCCGCTACCCAAATATAACTTTGATGAGGGAGAGGAGAGTATCTATATTGCATGTTACCTAAAATCATCTTGTACCTCCTAGAAAATAAAATGACAGGGGATAACCCCTGTCATAAACAGCAAAATTTGCTTATACGTAACGATAAGAACCTGAATACCGTCTCTTTCGAGATACTTTAACACTCAATTAAGAGTCGGAGTAGACTATACCATTATCCCATTAGGACACCCTTATTATAGTCGTTGAAGGTCTTCCTTTATAAAGGAATTTCCCTGCTTGATTATTCATTGAATTTAACCCTTAGCACCGATATTACGGCTTTTATTTCAGCATAGGTCATCTTCTTATTTTTTTCTGTCTTTCGACCACATTCACGCTTGTCGTTGCCAACTTCGTTGTAGTATAAGAAGCTTTAGAATTTTCCAGCAATTTAAAGGATTTGCACCACATCATTACTGATATAGGGGGCTACTCAATTAACCCGTAACTTAAAGTTTTGTTTACCGCTTGAGGCATCCAATGGTACCGCGCATTGCAATGTCACTGTAGCATAATTACCTGCTGCATCTAACGGTGTACCGTTATTAGCTACACCAAGAATCTCTTTTGTTCCCGGTTTAAATGGCGTATCATAGACGGAACCATCCCAATTTTTTGTTGTGCTACCCGTTGTTCCAATGGGTTTAGATGCTATTTTACCAATCTTTGAACTATCTTGGTCAAGGTCGGTTTCATTTAAAGAGTCTACTTGAGCGTGGAACCAATTGTTTTTGACTACTTCTACGACATTTCCTACTGTATCGCCTGTGCCACCTGTCATGTCTCTAGTGGTAATTGTGCAATCTTCCATTTTAGCTACATCTGTTTTGCCCGTACCTTTTGTTGCATCGTATCGATTGTTCCAAATATTAACGGTGATGGGCGAGGATTTTGTATCTGCGTCTATTACACCAAAATCTTGAGTTACAATTTCGGTTGCATGTGTAGAGTTAAACCACGTAATCACGGGTTGTTGAGCCATTATGTATCACTCCTAAGTTCTAACTATGATATTGATATTTAAGTCTTGTATGTTGATCCCATTCTTCAATACGTTGATCCTGAATGTGTCTCCAGCATTCACAGTTTTAATTCCTATTTTCGATGTCTTGTCATCGTGATGTTCCAAAGCATTAAAATGAATATTTTTATTTAAAATATTTGTCCAAGTAATATAATCTCTTGATTTCTCTATTGCGATCTCCGTATCTGTATCTCCTGCTACTCCTAGAATGGCTTCTATTTCTACAATTTCACCGTTGAAGGGAAACGAGGAGAGTCCAAAGGTTTCTTGAAGAACATAAGAATGTTTTCCAATTTGAATAACTCTATCCTGTACTTCTAATGGAATATCATTTACTTTCTCGAATAAAGCTACAGTCATCAGCCCATCTTTGTCTTTGCTTACAGGCAAAAGGTTATCACCTATTTTTTCAACTGGAATCCAGCGATTACCATCATATCTATGTACAATTCCATCTTTACTTGTCTGAACTGTCCAACCAACTTCAGGGTGTGGGTACATTGAAACTAGTTCCTGCATATCTCTAACATAAGGTTTACGGGCTATTTTTGTCGTTTCTGCTGTTCTATTTGCATTGTTAGCTGCATTATTAGCGAAGTCTGCTGCTTGATTGGCATTGTCTGCTGCTTTTTCTGCTGTACTTGTAGCAACTTGAGATTGTCTAATAATCTCTTCAAGCCTGCCAATTGCTAATTGAGTGTCGTTTAGTCGTTGATATGCTTCATCTACTATATCTTGAAGAGTTTTTACGATATCAGGATGACGTTGCACCATCGCATAAATACGTGATGCAGGTTGCATAACTAATCCTTTACCCATATAGCGACAAAGTTTAGTTGTACCTTCAAGCGAGGGATGGACTTGGATTGCTCCAGTTTGATATTGGACAAGAAACTCATTTTCGTTCAAATAGGGTCGATTTTCAAATACTTGTTGACTTATCTCTGTCATTCCTGCAATTGTTACACCGTGAGCAGATGAGGGGAGTTCAAGTAGCGTTATTAAACCGTTCAATACTACGAGCGAATCAGCACGAGATTTATACGGATCTTCAGGTGTACCCTTACGAGTAATCATAATAACTGGATCATTTAATTCTAGATAAGTATGTAATTCTGGCAATATTTCACCTCCTAACTTGAAATATTTATCTTATCGTTTCCTGTTTCGATAGTGGTATCTGTATCCAACATGGTTTTTACAGGTGAGCCAATCATTGCAACAGCTTTACCATTATAGAAAACCTTAGCGCTACCTCCTGAAACTTCACCTTCACCAGAGCCGCTTTTACCGGGAGAAACTGATTTAATGCTACCTCTGGGAGCTGATGGAGTAGGGTTGGCAACCCAATGTTCAGATGTTTTATCACCAACAGTAGCTATGGGTACATTATTTATAAAAATTTTATTGTCAGAGGAAACTACGCCTTCGACATCTGCATCGGTTGAACCATGACCTGTATACCACCTTGTTTCTTTACCGCCATCACCATCGCTGTGTCTTTCACTCCATTCATAGGAGAATTTTACATAATCATTTTTGGTAGATAATTTTATTGTTGAACCATTCAATGCTACTCCAGCCATATGTCACACTCCTAAATTCGCTTATATTGATATCTCCACTTAATATCTGCGTCTCCATCAACTTTGAATACACTTTTCCCAACAGGTAGATTTAAATAGTTGTCGTTAAAATCCTTATATCTATAAGTGACAGCAAGAGTGGTCTCGATATTTTGACGCTCATTGTTTACATATACGGTTTCCCCATCGACAAGCCCAATAAATTTAAACTGTTCGTTATTATGTGATGTATTGGTCATAGTAAAATCTCCGCTACCAACTTTAGAAATCCATATTTCAGGTTGGCAGGGGAGGTCACCCTTGTTGTGAAACACTAACACTGGTTGAAAATGTAGAGTTATATTAGGATCAAAGAAGGGGCGAATACTGTAATCTGTCGTTTGAATGATTACACGAATACTTAATTTCGTATTGTAGAGGGGAGTATCTTCGTTTATTTCTGGTATCTCGCTACCATTTACGCAATTGCGCCATTCAGACCAATTGTATCCATCGTCAGATTTTCGAGATTGTACAACAATGATTGATCCTTCAGGCATGGTTTGATTCCAACTAATCTTGCTTAAGGCACCGTCTGTAACAACAGGTATAGTGACGGTAGGATATGTATAGATACCATTTTTATTTGTGAGTGAATTCCAAGTAGCCATAGCTATTCAATCTTCCCATAGGGTCTAAAGTTAGATGCGGCACCAGCCTCTTTCCACTTCAGCATCTTATAACTAACCCATGAAGCATTCTTGTCGTATATTGTTTGACCATCAGCCAATCCCCACGTAGGTTCAACATCACCTGATTCACCAGCTTGGAGACACACATAAAATCGACCATTATCAATGACAGGAAGAACGATATCATCTTTTTTATATTGAGTGGTTGCTTGCCAAGTATTACTACCACGAACATCGCCAAATTCTATTCCTACTGACACTGGAAAGACTGGTTCAGTTAAGCCGGAGTATCCTGTTTGAATACATTTATAAATATGCCCGTTATCTACAGTAGGAACAATTAGATCGCCATTGGTATATTGTTTGAGTTTTTGCCACGTTGGGGCGCTAGTACCAGTTCGAGTATTTACCCATCCGATATAGTCGCCAGATTTAGGTGTTTTCTTGTAGAATCGCTTTGCAATTGGATATCCCCCAGATAAGGGAAGGGAATCAACATAATCATCGCTATCATCATCTAATTTTTGAAAATTGTCAGCTAATTCGTTTAAAGTATTCTCGATATCGTCTGTAGCAAAGTTAGGTTTTTTAAGTCCTAATTTTGTTGTCGTTGTTGACATGGACATTCTCCTTTCCTATTTAGTTTGAAATTTCATACCACTTCTTCCCACGAAATTCAGTCCACATTGTCTTATTAGGATTCAAGGTAAGCTTACCATTCTCAATGTTAACCTTGTGTTTATCTCCACTTGTATCGTTAACCAACACATCAAAAGGTTGATAACGCCATTTATATACTGGTGGATTATAAATAGAAGAGTAAGCGTAGGGAGCATCACATCTAAAAGTAAGTGTGACATATCCTTGTCGAGCACAATTATGAACCAGATTTATATCGTCCACACAAAGAGCATAATATATTTTTTCAGGATCATCGGAGAAGAAGAGGGGTTGATAATATGATTGTTCTGTTAGCCATTTTGCAACTTCTCTAATTTTTACATCATCCCAAGTATCCTCAAAAGCAAAGGATACATTAAACTTTAGTGGCTCTTTTTTTGTGCTTTGAAAGTAGGGCTTATCTCTGCCTTTGATGGATACTTCGTTAATAGATCGTGAGGCTGCAAATACTTCTTCTTGCATACCAGATGACATATTAACGTTTACGATTCCATAGAAATCGGATTGAATACCAGCATAAGAAAAGTAGAGGGATTCGCGTATTGTAATCTTGATCACCTCCATATTAAATTTGGACATAATAAAAAAGCCTTTGTATATAAGGCTTTTGATAGAGGAGAGTCTTTATAAAATTGGAATTTTACTTAGTCATGAAATACGAAGAGAAAACAGTAACGATTGAAGGCACTATTTTTCACACAATTTATAGAGAGTTTTTCGATACTTTTTTTGGTGATTTTTATACAACGGAGACAGAGAAGTTTTATTGGTATTAATTCAGTACTTTCTTTGGCTCATTGGCAATTGAGTTTTCGTGTGATAAAATATAGTCAAGAAGTATATACTAAAAAAGAGCAGGATGCGCTAACATCCTAACTCTTTTACAACAGCCGCTTATAAGGGCGGTGGCTGCTTACAAAGACGATACGAAAATATGACCGTTAACCTTTGTCCGAGGGCGGTCTATTTTCGTTTGTTTTGGTTCAATGCAATAACAATTGTGACGATCAATCCGATCAACGCTACAATCAGCGTACCGAACATCATCATTAATGTTAGAGCATCTTTAACCTCCACAGGCATCACCTCCTTTGCAGGAGACTAGCCGACCGCCCATCTAAGCCATTCTGTTGTTAGGGATATTATACCATATTGTTGCAATAGAGAGAAAGAAACAATGCAAACTATACTTGCTTGTTATTCAAATCAGCGCTTTGCTTATAGTCAGGATGATTCTCATCTAAGCCAACATATTTATCTTTAATGCTCTGAATTAATCTGATAATTTCTGAAATTCCCATTAGAGACAGTTCACCAAAGAACATACCACTATACATACTTAGACTAACATCCCAAGTTACTCCATCTTTTAATGTGCTAAAGATAATCAATAGCACCGAAATGATAGTGCAAATCAATCCAATCCACTTAATTACAATACTTGTCTGATTGTTATTCATTTTTAATCCACCTCTCAAATTATACCAATAGTTTACCATGTCTTGGGTAATAGGTCTATAGTATTATGAGAGAGATGAGAAGTGGGACTAAATAAACAAAGCAACCTCTAGCGATGTTGAATATTTACCTCTTGATACATATGTGTCATAAATAAGTTCGGGATCATCCGTTTTGAAACGATTGAGTTTGAATGACTCCATAGGCTCTTGAAACAATTTCTCCAAAGCTGTTTGCTTATCACGATAATAATCATAAGCAAATGTTGCATTGTCAGTGTAACCCTGTGAATCAATACGTTCTTTCCTCATTAGAGCGAGAAGGGACAGTTCGCTAATATCAGGTGTTTTACGTTCAAGAAACTCATTAAGGCGTGCGACTGTGTTGAGCATAAACTTCATTGAGTCGATAATGATCGTTGCTTTAGGTGAGATATCGAGAAAGTAGCAGAGCTGTTCCAATGTTAAGTTAGGATGATAAGGAACTTCCCGAGTTTGTACAGCAACAACATTTACGATTGACATATGTATCTTCTCCTTTATATTTGGATTAAGATAGAGCAGGGGAGACAGGGACAGGTAAGATATTTAGTTGGGTGAGTTTTTCGTTTAGTATTGATTCTATGTTGTCATAATCCCAATAGGGTATGCGTATTAACGGGATGTTATGTGACTTGCAGTAGTTGTCTTTGATTTTATCTCTTTTTTGTTGGAGTTTGAATGTTTTTATGCCACCAAAGTATTCTATGGGTTCGTAGTGTTGCTTACCATCGAATTCTATTAGACAGATAGGTTTATTGTGACCGTCAAATATGGCAAAATCAAAGCGAAGAGCAATTTTGTGCTTACAATTAGGATTTGAATACTGCCTAATGAATTTAAGTGTACTAGAAGAAAGATAGTCTGCTATTTTGGCTTCTCCTTTTTTTTCATTGATACATGGACATCTACTATCGCCCCTAATTAAGTTAGAAGGAGTAGGTCTATAAGTTCTTCCGCATGGAATATGAAGTACATCGATTTTAGTATTTGCACCGAGATATTCTCCTATAACTTGATAGTCATCCCCAACAGTATTAAATAACTCTTCTCTAAATTCTTCTGTGGTTTTCTTTTCATTCTTGAAACAATTAGGACATCGGCTCCCATTTCTATTTTTAGTACCAAGGAAGCTAGCAGGAGCTACCGAATATTCATGTAAGCAAGTGTTGTGTCTCATTTTTACTTTAATATTATTATTTAAGTATTCTCCTAGTACGGAATACTCATTTTCAACTAATGCAAATACTTCTTTTTTAAATTCATTGGTAGTCTTTTTTATTTTACCAAAGCAATGAGGACAACGTTTCCCTGCTATAAAATTCTGAGGTTCTGTAACGTATTCCTTATGGCATCCATTATGGATAAACTTTATATTTGTTCTAGCATTTTTGTAGTCCCCCAGAACATCATATTCACCGTGAGTCTTATCTCTAACATACTTTTTAAATGTGTCTGTTGTGTGGTATTTAACACCACCATGGCAGTGACTACACCGTGTTCCAGAGTTAAACACCGTAGGTGCTATGTGGATTATATTTCCACATGTGTTATGTTTGATTTTGACTTTTGTTTGACTATTAATAATATCATCCATTAATTCATATTCATTTCCTACTTTATCGAATATCTGCTCTTTAAAAGTGTCTGTAGTAAGAGGTATATTTTTGGCACACTTAGGGCATCTCTTACCAGACAAAAAGTTTGCTGGTTTCACTACATAAATGTGACCACAATCCATATGTTTTACTTTTATTTTATGTTCACTGGTCACATACTCTTCAAGAAAGATATAATGCCTTCCTGTTAGTTCATATACTTCTTTTTTGAAAGTTTCATTTGTTTTTCTGTTTGATTTTTTGCATATAGGGCAACGCCTACCGTCAATAAAATGCCCTAATCTTACCCGTTGAATATTTCCACACTTATGATGTAAAACAGAAACTTTATCAAAAGCTCCTGTATATGCACCAACCAAACTGTATTCCGAATTAGTTGCTTCTTTTACTCTTTGTTTAACATCCTCAGTGCTAAGTTTTTTAGCCATTTCATCAGATCCTTATTGATTAGTTATATAGGTTATATAACTAATATAACTATGATATTGTTTGTTGTCAATATAAGATGTATAACTTATAATCCTTATGTTGGAGGTGTGCTTACGTGGCTATCGATAAAGACAAGAACACTCAAGTTCTTGTGACTTTTCCAAATGATTTACTTGATGAAGTTGAACTATTCTGGCATGAAAACAAATTAAAAAACCGTTCAGAGGCAATTAGAAAATTAATTGAAATAGGTTTGGAAAAGAAAAATACTGAGAAATAATTTTATATTGAAGCAAAAATAAGAAAAGAGCCTATAATTAGGCTCTTTCATTTACCTACATATTCACTTTAATTACATCATGTATATCTTCAATGAATCTCGCTCTGTGGAATTCGGCGCGGCGTAATCAATTGGCATTTTTCCATCAGCATCTTTTAGTTTTGGGTTTGCTTTATAAGTCAAACCTGTTAATTCGCCTTGATAGAAATTGTTTTTATCAATAATTGTTTCGTGCAAAGGACTTTGTTTTTTATTGTTTAAAATATTCACGTTCAATGCATTTTTCTTGATCACAAGGTATGTCGCATAATCATTCTTACGAATTACCCAGTGCAAAATTGAATCGCCGTTTGCATCCTGTGAATTAATCGTCAACTCACCAGAAGCAATGGCTGCTGCAATCTTCTCACTATCCAATTTATCTCCTTTTGTGTATTGCTCCACGTTAAAGGTTTTACCTCCTTGCTTAACCGCTGTTGTTGCTGGCTCACTTTTTGTGGTTGTTGTAGCTGATAGGGCAGAGGAGGGGGTAGATGTTGTTCCATTGCTTTTCACCAACTCAATCTTACCGCCACTAGCACTTGCTACATTATATCCCATTGCACTTGCTGTATCTCTGAGAGGTAAATATGCTTTACCATTCACATTGACAGGACTATCGTTTAACTTAGCTTCTTGTCCATTGACCACAATCTTTGTAGGTGTCAATGTTGCTTTTAAATATGTACTTGCTCCTGCTACGCCACTAACAGCTACCGCAACACCAAATATTGCGCCAGCGAGGAACGTTGGAATCCGTTTTTTCATTGTATATCCTCCAGTTATTCGATTAGCATATGATTTTACACATACTTACAATATATATCGGATAGGAGGGAGTGGAAGTTTATAGGAAAAATAAAAAGCCACCCTGTGAAGAGTGACTAAAGCAGATTATGTAGTTGCGTATTCCTTAATTAGCGATTCGATTTCTTCATTCGTAATATTCTCTTTGTCTTTTTTATAGTACACAGTCAAAAGAAAGATGGTAAAGTCGTCTTTGATTACATAATAAATAAGTCTATATCCATTTGACTTACCTACTTTGGTGTTTGAATTTACTGCCCTGACTTTATAGGAATGTTCGTTGATCGGAATATTTAGATTAGGTATTTCATCTCCAACAAAATTGCCATTTTCTAGTTCAGATATTATTTCGTCCAAGTCATCATCAATGTTTGTGTATTTTTTCTTTCTTTTATAATACTTAATGTCCTTTTCAAATCGATCCGTCACTTTTATCTCATACACTGGAAGACCTCTTTCATATTACTTTTCGTCTTTTAGTTCTTTACGTAGTTCTCTCCAAGATTTGGCTTGCATTTTACCTTGTCTTATAAGTTTCATTTCTTTAAGTGACTGTCTAAGAGATTCGGAAGGTGACATATCTCTATCCAAGGTAGAATTCATTTTTTTTCCTCCTTTTTTCTTGTTCATATTAAATCATCTCCTGTTGATTAAGATAGAAGATTTATATGATAGAAAACAAGAAAATATGTTCAATAAATATATAAAACCTTTTTTATTGTACATTAATTGTATCACGTAGCACGTGTCACGTCCATCCAGAATATGTCACGATGAGTCAGCGTGTGTCAGGGTGTGTCACGGAAGCTACAAGTTACATGAAGTCGTAGCGAGTACCGTTGAAGGTTATTTTGCCATCAGCAGAGAGGACGATTGATGCTTTGCCGTTGGAGATTTTGATTTCTCCTTGGTCACCGATGATGTTTACATCTTTGCTGAGAACGTTAAATTTCCCCGAGTCAGATTTTAAAAGAATACCTTCATCTGTCAACTTCAAACTTCTTTCTTTTCCGGTGTTGCTTGCTCCATACAAAAAATCAAAAGAACCATTAGGTTTATTTATAAAACCTTTGCCGCTTTTCTCAGTTGCTCCATCACCAATACCCATTTGGATATATGGAGTTGCAGCATCGCCAGAACCATCAAATGAAAACTTAGCTTTTACTTTTTCTTCCATACTATATTCCAAGACAGGCCATTCAGTTTCATCTACGGTCATTTCTCCAGATTGAGTTGAGTTTTTCCAATACAAAGCTCTGCCATCAGCCAATTTCTTTTGTGTGCCAGCACCATTGACTTTCCCAGTGATCCATTTTGCTTCGTTACTTTCTATTCGAATGTAGTTCGACCAATCAGTAAGAGCAGCATTTGTTAAAGTCGATAGTTTACCCGCTACAAGCGAGCTTACAAAGCCCTCTGTGGCGGTAACTATATTAGCTGCCAGCAATTGGGTATCAATCATCCCGGCACCAATCAGATCCCACCCATTGAGATCGAATTTGCCATTATTTGTATCTGCCAGAAATCTCCCATCGGGTTTAGTAAGCAGAATGTTCCTAAATCTAGCGCGACCGTCCATATAAATAGCAGCATTTGCCAATTCTATGTTTTCATTCCCAAGTCTGAGGCCCTGTCTATCAATCACTACTACACTATTACCACTACCAACCTGAAACTTACTATCGACAACAACTGAATCACTAATATCGGCATTCACGGCATGGAGCATACTCATCCATACATTACCAAGGTAATCTGCGTGAAACGGAGCTGAAGACCAATTTGAGGAGCCTAATGCCAAACCGTCCTTATCAATCCTAAATACTCGCTCTCCTTCTCCAGCTTGGAAGTTACCCTTCATAAACAAATCGCCATCGGGAGAAGTATACAGTGTCTTTTCAAAAGTGCCATTACGATTGCGCTCTAGCTTAAAACCATCTACATTATCAAATGTAAACTTATTTAATATTTTCTCATTCCCACATACATTTGGCTCTTCAAATCGATTTATAGTCATACCAAATCTGTCTGGATTAGTACTAAGCAAACCAATGCGCTGAACTTCTCTGTGGCAACGGTCAAATATCATAAATTTTGGACCTGTGATTTCTAGCAGTCCATCAATATCACCTAATGTAAGTCGTTCACCTACAAAAAGCTTGCCCCACACATTGTCGGCGACGATATGCGTCGGGGTTATGGCTGTACGGTAAGACAAGCCGCCATTGTCCGTCATGGCTAGTATACCGTGCGTTGCCCGTAAAAACTTAAGTGGATCGTTTGGGTCAGTAATAGTCAACCCTTTCCTTGAAAGATCGACGTATTCATTACTTGCTATATTAATCTCATTAGTAATTTTATTTCTAAAATCCTCAAATTGTTTCATTATATCATTAGAGTCTACAACGGCTTGACCCCATTTGTTCTTCTTCGTGTCTACTATGACAGAGGTTGCATTAGCATTTTTCAAATATTGCTCTAATCTCTTATTTTCATCACTAACCTTTTTAACATTGGCGACAACTAAACTAATATCAGAATTTTTATAGTCATATGTAATTTCAGTTATACGCGCCGTAACATTGACACCGATAGGTTCATACTTAACATTAACAAAGTCTCCAAGATTCAACTTCTCCCAGTCATGCTGAGACTCGATTATTTCTAGAAAGTTTACGACACTAATGCTCATATTTAATTGAGGTACTTGTAATTCTTTAAACTTTTCCTGTGCCGCTTTTAGTAAGTCTTCTTCGTCTATGTATTTTGAATCTGAAAATTCACGTTCTATTACAAATGGGTTCAACTCTTTTAGGTGCTCATTTGTGAAGTTAACACTTTCACTTGTTTCGTGTTGAAGTATACTAATTCTCTTTTTTACATCGGCTATCTTGTCCTCAACAGTCTGAATTTCTTCTTTCTTGAATCTAATTTGATTCTCTTTGTTATCATAATTATACTTATCAATAATTGCTTCAGAATTGTTTGAACTTTCTAATTCCTCTTTAGAAATAAAAGCGACTTGCATGAATACCTGTGCAGTACCGCCAGAAACACTAATAGTTGTACTGCTCTTAGACATAAATTTATCAAGTAGAATCCATTTACCTGATTGAATAGTTTTATTTGAGCCATCGATGCTAACATTTACGCCATTGGCATTATCCACTTTAATCATAACTGCATAGCCAAGCTTTACATTCAATTCAAAAGTCCGTGAACTGTTCCCACTATGTTGATACTTTTCAAAGAACATCTTCCCATCAAACTGCTGAGTTATTTGTAGTTCTCCTAAAACAGAGTTGTCATTTAACAACTTATTCAATTCTACGTTTAGCTGGTTTAGTATTTTCTCATAACCTTGACGTTCCTTAAGATAGCTATCATACAAACCTTTTTTCGATTTCAGTAATTCCGCATAATCGAGAAGGGCATGACAAAGCGAATCGCTCAAATAATAGCTAGACTGTATTACAGTTCTGTTTTTGTCTCGCTTAAAAGGATAAATCCAATATGAAAAATCTTCAATATAATTCTGTCCTGTAGGATTAACATTTTGAATTCCCATGTCGTCCTGACCAAATGCTTTTAATCTAGTGACGATACTTTTTACATCTGAAGTAATGTTCATTTCTTTTAAATACTTACTATAACTAAATGTTAGACCCAGATTGTTACCAAACAATTCAGGTTTAATCAAATCAACTGTGCGTTTATTGGTATCAAAGCGAACAATAGCATTATATGTTTCTGCTACAGTGTAGATCGCATCAAGCACTGTAGTACTGGTAAAATTAAAAGTTCTATATGTAAGTTGAAAATCTACATCAATAGATCCAATATTCCAAATAGTATTTGCGAGGATATCATCCATAACTTGTTTGGCATGATAAGAAACAGCTTCATAGGTCTTTATGGATTTATCAGCCAATTCCTCGCTCAAAGAGTTGCATTTTACTGTTTTTATGTCATTATCTTCTGTTGATTGATCTACAACTTCTTTAATGATAAACCATTCAATTTTGTAACCTTCCACAACTTTAATAAGATATCTTTCCAGAATATTATCAATGTTTTTATTCTTTAGCCATCTATGATTTACATCCAGTGAGAAAGGTATCGTCAGTTCTAGTGTTGATACCTCATTGATTTTCAACGTTTTTTTATCATCGAACGCTTCACTAATTTTCCCTATAATTTCTCTGTCCGGCTTACATAAAAAGTACTGTGGTTGAATTGGCCTTAATGTGTAATCTATATCTCCAATCAAGCTATCACCCTTTCTCACAAAGAAAAGAGAAGGGGAGAGATACCCCAACCCTCTTGTATGCTAAAATCTTAATTTAACTCCATTACGTTCTAAATTCTCAATTAACAATTTAGTATTGTTGTTATCATCACGCTTATTACCAGTTGAAGGCATAGTAATATTAAGATAATTGATTATCTTAGAGGAAGTACTATTGTCTGTATTAGAATTAGTAACAACGCTTTTAGCATAATCAAAACCGCCTTTTATCTTATCAACAATACTTCGTGTAATATCAACCAGCTTCAGCATATTTGATGTATCTGTTTTATTTAGTACTAGTTCCTTTTCATGAGCCATCAAGAACTTTCCACCAGAGAAAGAAGGGGTCATGCCGCCAGTATCAGCACTAAATAATTTCTGTTTAATCAGATAATCATAGGAGCCGTCTGGGAACCCCCATCTTGAGCGCATTGCATCATTTTCAGCTTTAAGAGACTGAAATTGTGCTTGAAGACTTTTAATTTTATTAGTGTCTGGTTTCTTTTCACGTTGTAATTGAACGACTTGCTTAGAAATATTTTCAGCCTTTTGCTTGTTGGAAAGGTATTTCTGCCAATCTCCTTTTTCTTTTTCCTTGTTGCTGCCGTTACCTGAACCATTTCCGTTTCCATCGCCAGCTCCAATGCCCGTGTTATTGCCGATTCCACTATCTAAATTCAAGAAGTCGTCAAGTTTGCCCTGATCCATCGAAAGACTGTCCAGCATATTTTGCATTTGCTTGCTTGTTTCTAACGATTGCTCTTGAAGTAAGGTAAAGAACTTCGAGTACTCACCTTTCAATTCATCAATAACAGACTTAACCTTTGTTTTATCATCGCTCATAAGATCCTGTTTCATCTTATAGAAGCGCTGCTCATCTTCAAGGATGTCATCGTATTTCTGTTCAGTTAACTCTTTTTCTTTATCAATGTTGCCAGTAATAGAGTCGTGCGTTTTATCTTCAGCATCTTTTGCCTTATCCAAATATTTTTTTCGATCTTCAAGCTGATCCTGCAAATTTTCCTGACGAAGTTCTCGCTCACGATCAAGTTTAAATTTGTCAATTTCTTCATTCTTAGCGTCGATTTGTTCTTGTAACTCTTTTCGTCTTGCTTTAGCTTCAAATGAATTGTCTAAAAGCTCTTTGTTGTATCTATCCTGTAATTTCTGACGTTCATCTAGTTTTTTCTTGAGTTCTTTTTCATAATCTTCGGCTTCATTATTCCGATTCATTGCCTTTAGACGAGCATTTATCATATCTTCAAATCGTTTTGCTTCGTCATCTAAGTTATCGACAACCTGTTCATGCCGCTTATCTTCAGCTTCTTTTTGTTTATCGATAGCCTTTAAAGCTAAATCCTTCTGTTTCTCAATCTGTTTCTTGTATGCTTCAATAATCTTATCAGCAGCAGCAGATTTAATGGAGTAGATAGCGTTGTTATACTCAAGGTTCTTCAACGTTAGATCTTGTAGCCGTTTAGACAATTCTTCTTTATTTTGCAAATTCAACTTTTCATTTTTCAACTGTCTCTCTACAGCTAAAATCTCTTTCTCTGTAGCTACACGTTGCTCATTTATCAACCCAATCTGAGTAATAAGCTCTTGTTGATATGCCTTTGAGTTTTCATCCAACGATTCCATACGAGCCTTGGATAGAGCTATCTTATCAGCAGCAGCATTAATCTTCTTCTCATATTCATCAAGATTAGAGACAATGATAGCATAGTATTTTTCTTGTTTCTGCTGTTCTAGTTCCCACCACTTTGTACTGTTCGAAGATTTCTGCTTATCAAACTCACCAGATGTAATCTTATTTTGCTTAACTAGATTATCAAGATTGATATTCTGAGAGACTAATTCCTTTTGTTGCGCTGTCAGTGACTTAATTTGAGAAGATTCTTCTTTTCGCCAGTTTGCTGATACTTGATCATACTTAGCCTGTCTACCTTGAGATTTAGCAATATCAGCATCCAAAGCATCAAGCTTGTTTTGACCTATTGTCACATAGTTATCAATGTAATCAATTCGCGCTTTATAAATGTTGTCGTATGTAGTTGTTCTTTGTTCACGCGCATCGGCTTGAGCCTTATCCATGTCAGAAGCAGAAGGGAGGGTGTACTTGTTTTTAGATTTGCCACCTGAAACAGACGAGGTATCACCATCATAGTATCTCAGTACATTGCTAACATAATTGGTATCTCCATAAACCTTGCTTCCTGTTTTCTGTTTCTGTAGAGCAGAGAATTTCTTCATATTCTCAACAGAATAGCCGCCATTTTTATTAAAATAGTCCAGGATACCCGGCCCCATATTATACATAGCAAGAGCAACTTCAACATTGCCAGTTTGATTCAGATACTTAGCAAACATTGAGGTTCCCGTTTTAATACTGCTTTCAACACTAGCGTTTTTACCAAGGCTGCTCACCTGCATAACATTTTTGATGCCTTTAGCGCCATTACCTGACTCTTGTTGAATGATAGCTTTGATTAGTGCAGGATCTACACCGTTGGCTCCAGCATATTTATTGATCAGGTCAGCATTCTTACCAGTTACTTTTGTTGATGTAGAAGTGGAGGGAGGTTGAACTTCAGGAATAGCATTAGCACCGGGAATACGTCTAGCGCCACTGTATTTATCTGCCCAATACTTGTCGTTCAGATTGCCTTGCTTCAATCCCGAATTACCCATCTGCATAAAGTTTCCGTCACCCATGTACACGCCAACATGTGAATTGGCTTTACCTTTAACAGTGTTAAAGAATACAAGATCGCCCTTTTGCAAATCCTTTTTATTGGTCACGGCTTGACCTTGTTTTACTTGCTCCTGTGTAGTTCGAGGAAGCTTGATATCAAGGAATTCTTTAAACATCTGTTGAACGAACAGGGAACAATCGGATACAGCAGTGGCTGTAAATTGATCATAGCTAACATTAGATTTAGCTGCTTGACTATATTTGAACGTTTTGGATGATGACAAAGAAAGAGCCTCAGAGATCATCGAGTCTAATCCAGTTCCACCTTTTGTAGTGGTAGTGACTTTCGTGGATACTAGTTTAGATGGATCTTTAATTCCTTCGGTTAGCAATGCAGCTTGCTTTTCAAGAAGTTTGATTTCCTCTTTAAGCGCTTTACCGTATTCCTCAGAACCTTTTTTCAATCGACTCTTTTTACTATTCAAAGCATCTTGAGCAGCTTCAACAGCTTTAAGCTTCTTCTGTGTTTCAGTGAGGATTTCATTAGTCTGCGACATAGAATCATTGTATTGATCATTTTTCTTTTTTGATTCTGTGCTGACACCATAATTCGGATCATCAAACAATTTTCCTAAATCATTTAACTGCTTATACAAATCAGAAACTGTTTCAACTTGACTCTTAGTCTCATCGATAAGTTTATTATGTTCTTGGGCTAGTTTGGGTAGGTAGCCATCCATAATGGGATTCAAACCCGGTAGAATACTTGGAGCTTTAACATTCATTCCATCAGATGTTGGAATCTTTTTGGAATTCAGCTCATCTATAGCCTTCTGCTTATTTGCTATCTGATCTAAGGCATTGACTTCGATATCATAAATCTTTAATCGATTTAATGTGGCTTGAAGGAGTTGAGTAGTCTTTGTCTTCTCTTGTTCTAGAGTGTATTTAGTTTCAGTAATCTTTGCTTTCTGTAGAGCTTGAATTGCTGATTTTTCAATTGTCCAACCGTCAGCAACTTTTTTGATGTGTCCAGCAAGAGAAGGGTACTTAACAATTAGCTCAGCTACTTGATCAGCGTTTAAGGCGTTACCTTTACTAATGTCTGCCATTACCTTGTTTAAATCTTTAATCTCCGAGGTAGTGTCCTTATATGCAGATTGGAGAGATTTTTGTAATGACTCAATTTGTCCCGATGTTTTAGCAAATTGTTGAGCGGCAACGTCTGCCATACTAAAAGCTGGGAACATTGCCATTACAGATTCTTTGTAATCTCCAAACATTGGAACGCCATTAGTTACGGTTTCCAATAGCGCAGAAATGTCGTTGCGGACTTTCAATATCTCATTATTATTTTGAGTTGAAGGGTCAAGCTTAAAGGCATCGCTTAGTTTTTGATATTTTTGAATTAAGCCTTCAATATTACTGTTATTAAGACTATCAACTACTTGGTGAATTTGATTTTCTTGTACATTAAGACTCGAAGAGTTACCAGCAATGGATTTAACCATTTCTTGTACAAAAGCGCGCTGTGAATCAGATACTGTTTTACCTTTGTCGGTCAATTCAGATATATATTGAGTCGTGGAATCTTGGAGAACTTTTATTCTTCCACTTAATGCTTCATATAACTTTCCATTAGACTCAGACATTTTACCTTGCAATTCTGCGTCTGTCCGATTGTACTGCTCCAACAATCCTTTTGCTGAGTACTGTAGTTGATCTAAATCCTTACCAAAAATTGAATCAGAGGTAGCCAAATCGCCATACTTTTTAAGAATGTCCGATGTATTAATTTTAGTATCAGGAGACAACTTCCCTGATTCTAGATCTTTCTTAAGCAATTCGATTTGTTTCTTAGTTGTATCTATTTTCTTTTGGTACTCTTCAACTTCTTCTTTACTATCTTTTATTTTTGTTGTGCTTTCATTATCTTGACCAGCCAATTTGGATCGATTAAGCGAATTTTCCGCTTCGATTTGCTTCTGTAGTGCTTCAGTACGAGTATTAATTGCTTCAACTGAATCAGTATAAGCCTTTCCTTCGGCATTAATTTTGTTAGCAGCAACACCGTATTGCTCGACCAGCATTACTTGAATTTCTAGCAATCTCTTTTTCTGATCTGTATTGATTGTTTGATTGCTTTCAGCTTCTTGGAGTGTACTCATTTCCTGAGACAAATCTTCTATAGACTTCTTTTGCTCTCTATACGAGTTTACAGTGTCATAGTTAATCGTCCTAGCTTCTCTGGCGGCTTCGTTGGATTTTGAAATCCAAGAAAACAGTTCTGTCAAAGCCCAAGTAACTCCAGTAATAATGGCTAATGGTGCAATAGTTCTACCCAAGGCAGCAAAAGAGGTACCGAGTATTTTAAGTGAAGCAGAGGCGAGACCATTGGTAGCAATAAGCGACTGTAAACTTGCTTTCATTAAATTGATTTTAGCAGGAATCGAAAGCAACATGGTGTAGAGTGGAGTAAGCCCAGTTTTCGAAAACAACATAAATGCTAGTGTAACAGCTCCTACAACTGTAGGGAGAAATCCAATTGTACTAGATACTTTACCTAGTACGTTAATAAGAGTAGTTCCTAAATCAACAACACCCTTTAGAAAGCTAGCACTGATTGAATGTTCCCAAAACGCACTAACTGCATTAGTAAAAGTATGAATTCTTCCCTCTAACGATGCAAGGTAGGTTTCATTTTCCTTAGATGCTGAACCGAATGAATTAATACCTGCCTCTAAAGAGGCTTGAGCATCTTTCCAGTTACTAATCATGGAGGCTGCAATATTACCTTGCATTTTTCCAGCAACTAATTCTAGGATGTCGGCTTGTTGAATATCACTAAGGTTCTTCCATATCTTAGACAGGTCATCGAAGATTTCATAAGTACTTTTAAAAGTTTTATCATCTTTTTTAAGTGTTAATCCAAGTGATTGGAACTTTTTCTCAAGCTTAGGAACGAGTCCATCGATTGCTTCTCCATCTTCTCCCACACCACGTAGACGCATTGAAAGTGTTTTGAGTGCATTACCTACTTTAGCTGGATCTTGCACTGTACTATTTGCTGCTGTTATCAAAGCGACTGACTGTTCAATTGTATTGCCAGCAGAGGAAAGGGAGGATGCCGATCTTTGTACCGCTTGACCAATTCCTTCAGTGGAGATAGCAAATTTATTACCAACCTCATTATAAACATCTACAACATGTTGGATGTTCTTGCCTTCGTTATCTACCTCAATACCAAATCCCTTAATTGAGGAAATAAGCTGCTTAGATGCTTCTTGGGCATTTGTGATATCACCAACATTTTGATAAACCAAAGTTTGTTTGGCAAGTTGCTGCGATTGCTGAATTGTGTAACCTAGTCTTGCCCATTCAGTGGTGGAGTTGATTACATCTAAAGTCAAACCGCCAATTTCATTTGCCGTTTTAGACGAGTTCGAAATGACTTGCTGGTACATTTCATTTGTTTCATCTGTAACTTTTTTGAGATTGGTCATTGCTTTGTCTAGCTCATAGATATGTTGAATACCTTCTTTAAAAGCATTAATTGGAGCATAGATTGCGGCGGTGACTGCCGACCACATGATCATACTTTTAAGTATGCCTTGTATGGAACTGCCGAAAGTTTCAGAACTTTTGCTCGCTTCATTAAAACCTTGCACTGTTCTTTTTAAATCGTTATTTAAATTTCCTAGAGGTGACTTAAAATCACCAATATTACGTATGCCTTTTAGTCTATTTTCTAATTCAGCTAAACTATTTTGAGCTTGAGTGTTGCCGCTAAATTTACTTCTGGCATCATTAATCTTTTGTTGTGTATTTGCCACAGATTGAGCATATTGCTGATCTCTTTTAGCATTTTGTTGTAAAGCTAAGGCATGTTGCTTTTCTTGTGCAATTTGTCTTTCACTATTCGACTTTAGAGCTTGATAGTGAGCACGATCTAATGACTCAGCAGCTTTTAATGATTGCTCTTGATTACGTTTGTCGATCTCTCTATTTCTTTGCAACGCTTGATAGTGCAACTTATCCATAGCTTCAATGCGTTGCTTATTGGACTTTAATGCATCATAGTGTGCTCTATCCATAGTTTCAGCCGACTTAAGTGCTGCTTGTTGTTGCTTCAATATTTCATTAATCTCGCTATAGTTTTTTACGTTACCTTGCTGATCCAACTTTACGGATATCTGTTGTCCAGAATCATTCTTATATGTATTAGTTGTGCTATTTGTTTCACCAAGTTTATTCTTGTTGGCTCTGGTTTTAGCTAGTGTATAGCCTTCAAGTTCCTTTTCTAGCTGTTTTAGTGTACGGATTTGGTCTTGTAGAGATTTGGATTCATCATTTACAGCCTTTTTATTGGCATCATGAACTGTTTTGGATTTTTCGATTACTTCGCCGTTCTTTAATACTTGCTGAGTAACCTGTTTAACAGTACCATCTAAGTTTTTGTACACATCTTGCGTTTCTTTTACAACTCTATTTTGCTGTTCCATTGCTACATTAAGCTTCTTTGTAGCATCAATAAATCCTTGAATCGATTTTACAAAACTTTGGTCTACATTAATTTTTAAATCTAACTTCTGAAGAGAAGGGTGCTTGCTCAACGCTTTAATTGAAGCATTTACATCCCCAATTGATTTACCTACATTTAAGCCAGCACTTATTAATATACGCATATCTGCCATTACGTTTAAGTCACTTCCTTTTTTTACTTTAGAAAAATAGAAAAAAGAAGAGACTTAATATCTCTTCTTACTGTTCGTCCTTAAATTTAATTTGTTCTACAATTTCACAGAAACGAACATACCAGTCTCCTTCGATACCAGTAAATTCGGTTGGGCCACGATTGATCACCGATTCTTTAACAGATAGGAGCATAGCTTTTCGTTCTTCTGTTTCATCAATTACAACTTCTTCATTATAAAGCTTGTTTAACTCAGAGAGCCGTTCATTATCATTCTCGAAGGTATATTTTCCGTTTTCAACGATGGGATTTCCTTCTTTATCTTTAATCACATAATCAAGGTTGATATCATTTGCATCATTTAAAAGTTCTGTGTAATGGTCAGTAAGTAAACCTTTAAATTTAACTCTATGTCTAGTGTCGGTTCGGTCTGTTTTTAATTTATCTAGATAAGCTATAAAATTTTCAAGTTCAAATTTGTATAGTTTCATTTTGACTCCCTTTAAATTAAGATATGTAATTGTGATAAAAGGATAGTTTTACTGGGTCAAGCTAATTAAAAAATCTTATTTTTCTCATCTTCAAAATCACGCAGGTCATAAATAGAGGTAGTGGAAATATCATTATGATGCGCCACAAACTTGGAGACTATCTTAATATCTTTCCCACTTTCAAGGAGATATGTGATACATGAATTTTTGAAAATATGAACATTAACCCTACGCTCTAAAATATCAGAGAGGGTATTAGAACAAAAGTCATCTGCCCAAGCAGGAGACATCGCTTTAATTTCATTTCCGTATTTAGTAGTAAAAATATATTCGCTATCATAGCCACGAGAATCAACCCATTTTCTCAGATGGGGAATAACGTCTAATGGAATCATATATTGAATTGGCTTTCCGTCGATTGATTTTCCTTTACCTCTTACGTTGTGGGTCATAATATAATTTTTGTCATCCGACACTTCATAATCCAATATTTCAGTCTTAAACTGAATGATCTCTGATCGTCGCGCACCAACTCTAAAAGCGGTAGCCAACCAAGCCATTCCAAGCCAGTTTTCGTCTTCTTCTAAAACGCTCATCATCATGTCATATTCATCTTTAGTAACCTTAATTTTTTCATAAACGCGATTCTTGGCGATAGAAGGGAGGCCACGAGTGAAATTTCGGAAGCTCTTATAGTTTTCATCTTCTTCTGCGATGATGTTTTCTATATGATTACAAAAACTTGAAATGACAGACTTTCTAAAACTGATTGCTGACGAGGACATTTTTCTATTGTCGCGTATATAGCTTAGGTAACGAAGAAAGTCTCTCTTTGTAATTTTGTAAAATGGCTTGTTGTTCATAGAGTTAACCATGTACCACCCAAACTGCCTAATTACACTCGTGTATTGTTTGCGAGATTGAGGGGAAAGATCCTGCACAGAAACAAACTCTTCAGCATTAAATCTATAATCTTCATTGACTTGCTGCCACATATCATCTGTGACTTCGGCTTGCTTTTTAGCTGGTTCGCGCAAAGTATTCTTTTTTACTTCTTTTTTGCTCATTCACATCAAATCCTTATGTATTATTAATGAGTATTTAGGTGAACTCATCACGTTGTTTTGGATTCATTAAGAAACACTCCCATGTATTATCATAAATTACATCACAACCAAGAATTTATATTCATGGCCTAATTTCTTAGTCATTAAAATCCAATAGCAAACCTGTCGCAATAGAATTTAATATAATATAGCCATTGTTTTCAACACCAAATTTACTATAACTATCGTTACTGAGGTAAGGATAATATTCCATTAATCGATCAGACAAGTCGTCTTCATATTTTATCAGTGCTGTAAAATCCCAATATTTTAATTTAAAAGTTCTGTTTATGTATGAAATAATATCTTTTGATTCTATAAGTTTTAGCATATCAGTTTTGTTTATGTTTTCCCCATTATCAATTAATGTGTTTAAACCATAAATAAAAAATGCAATCATGTGTTTATTGATTTTCATATATTCTCCTTATATTGTTTAATATTTTTTAGTTTTACTTTATTTCTGTACGTCCAATCCTTTTTTACGTAATCCCTTATATAAAACAGCTTCGACTACGCCGCTATTCTCCAATTCTTCTCTAGTTGCTTCGGTGAATGGTCTTGCTACTCCAGCGTAAGGAAACGAATATTGGTATCCTTGACCCGTCTCAACAATTTCACTCACATTCCTACCATCATCCATACGTTTACTTTCGATAGATACAGTGTCCTTAGCTATCATTCTTACTTCGATGTTTTCGTCATCGGTTAATCCACCATGTTCGCCTTGTCGCTGATAAACAGTAGGGGAATATACGGAATACACTTCTTCCTGAATCTTATCTTTCATTGTTTCTTTTGCGGTATTACCTACTTCAACCTTTAGTGTCTCAGCAACTTGTTCATTCAAGTGTTTCATCAAATCCGTCAGATTGTTGAAATCCATTATCATCACCATCCTGATTTAAAGCATTAGCTAACATAATTTCTCCTACGGTTGCCTTAGCACTTTTCGCAGCCAGTTCAATCTTATTGACAATCTTTTGATACTCGCCTTCGGGGAACTTACTCACTAGTGCATCGGTAATACCTTTATCTGCAAGCAGCTCAGATAGCCCAATGATTTCTTTCAGTGTTGCCTTTTTTGAAACGGGAATATTGGTAAACTCTCTAAAAGCTAAGACAGGAACTAATTTCAATGTACCCTTAATCAATTCATTGTCGAGCTGGTCATTTTTTGATGTTTCACGTAGCTCTTGAAGGTATCCAATATAAGACATAGCAACGTTCTCGATTAGAGAGTCGCGAAATTCAACGCATACAGCAACTTCGTATTCTTCTCCATCATTAGTTTTGATGTACTCATTTTTCTTTTTATTTAGATTAGTCTTTAACTTATTGAGTTCAGTTGCTGTTAACTTCTTAGCCAATAATTACACTCTCCTTAACGACAAAAATAAGCATCAACAACTTGTGATGCCCTAATGTCGTAATTGTGATATTTATATACAAATCTTTGTGCTTTTTTTGCTTTGATTTTTCGCTGTCTATCTGTCATGGTCAGAACTTCTTTGACCATATGAATCATATCGTCAGTTGTCTTAGGTAAATATATTAAATCATGAAACAGGTACTCTTGAGCTTTAGTCCACGGGGACACAAATATCCCTCCACCTATGGCTACTGCTTCAAAGGGTCTCATTGAAGTTTGTGTGATAGAATGATCGTCTAAGTTTTGTCCAATGATAATTTTTGAAGAAGAGTAGAGTAGAGGGAGGTCTTCGTATGCCTTATATCCCTTATATACATGAGGATGACTCACCAAATTTATCTCACGGTTTCTATCCATCCACCAATCATTACCGTATATAGATATATCAAATCCTTGTTCAACCAAGGGCAAAATAAAGTCTTTCGTTTGTTTAGATCTTCGTTCGTAGTTATTAGCTACTAGTGAAATATCATAACTTGCCTTAGCTGTTACTGTCTTGTGGAAAGAGGGGTTACACCCAAATAACATCAACTCTGCCTTTTTACCTTTGTTCCAGTAATTTGGTAAACATTCGGCGGTGGTAGTAAAGATGTGATCAGCATAGTCTGACCAGTAGTCACCTATCCAGTGATCATGAGGAGTATCTTCGATTGCCCAATAAGCATGAAAAATGCCTTTTTCTTTAGTGTGTTCAAATATATCTTCAGCAAAGTTAGCGAAGCATTCTGAAAAAATAATGTCGGGTTTATAATTTTCAACTACCTCTTTGAATAACTCACTCTGAACTTCCTTAGACTTATCCCACAGTTGGTATCTACCATCCATAATATAAGTGTCACATCCAAGGTTCTTAAAGCCTGACGCAATGCCATACTTGATCAACGCTGCATTATTTGTGAAAAGCACTTTTAATTTTTTAGTCAAGTATAACACCACTCTTTAAACAGTAATCATTAATGGCTTTAAGTATCTGTTCAGAACGTTTCTCCCATGTATTTTCTTTAGCGTGTTTAAGGCATAAATCCTTATAGGTATCCATTTTTCCATGTTGGATTGCTTTGTCGACTTGAGCTAAAAATTCATCGTCATTATCAGCAACTAGAACAGCTTCATCATAAATCTCTGTTTCCATCCATTTGGTAGCTACTGTGATTTTACCCGCAGCCATATGTTCGAACATTTTAATAGCACATGCTGCTTGTGTGATTTCCAATTTAGTATTGAAGGGAAGGAGACATACATCGGCATGAGCATAATAGTTGTAAAGGTCGTCATGATTCTTGGTTCCCAATTTAATAACGTTTGATGGACATTCCTTGCCAAACTCTTGCCCCACAAGTACAGTAGTATATTTCTCTGCAACTTTACGAATCAGACGAGTATCCACCCAAGAGCCAATAGCACCTGAAAAGAGGGCAATTGGGCCATTTAATGTTTTATATTCTTCAGGAATTTGTGAGGGTTTATTTATATATGATTCTGGACAAGCATTTCTGACTAGGTATGTACTTTCACTGCTTTTGCTTCTAAGGTCATACAGAAACTGACTAGATGTTAACACAATGTCGGCTTTCTTAATGGCATCATCTTCATATTCATACCAATCACTAAAACTATCAACTGAATCATAAATATTAATCTTTGCTTTTATATCTTCGACATATTGAGCCGATTTTGCCCAAGTGTAATAAAATATATCTACTTTAATGCTTCTATGCTTAATTAGTTTAAGTACTTCTTCGAAATTGTGATAGACAAATAAATTAGGTTCAACTTCTTCGGTCTGTTTGTCTGATTGAGTGTTATTACAAAAAATCACTGTCCAACCTCTTCGAGCAAATTGCTTAACAATCTGTTGGGGACGTTGCGTGAGGAAATCCCAGTTAAGGGTGGGTGGATAAAGTATTATTTTTTGTTTCATTTAAGAACTCCCTTAAATATTCTGGACTCATAATATGATTCGAAAACACACTTAAATCACAAAAAAGCTCAAACCCTTTGTTCTGAGCCATTTTACAAAAGTATGCATCCTCGCCTTGCGGATGAAATCCGTATTTTACCGACTTGTAGACTTTACGACTTAGCAAAATTACTGCTCCCGTTAAATCAACTTCCATAAGAGTGGGGGAGGAGACAAGGGGAGCATTCTTCACCTGATTGTTTACAATATGTTCAAAGTAGCCTTTGTTATTGAGCTTCATGATGTTTGGATATAGATACGGCTTCTCAGGACGTACAACGTATCCATTCCATATCAACCCCGATACGATATCTTTATTATGTTTGAGTAGATTATTAATGATATCAGGTTGAATGAGGATATCTGTGTCTATAAACATCAGATAGTCAGTTTTAGTTTTTGACATGATATAATTCCGTAATTTACTCAAATGAGTATATATGAAGTTGTTTCTAATGTTTAAATCCCTTTTGTCAACTGGAGCATTTCGATTGTATACTTCAATTTTAATATTCCTGTATTTATCTTTATTCTGTTTTTTGAATTTTTTCAGTATATTTAAAGAATTATCAGTTGAATCATTGATCACAAATATGAATTCAATCAAGTTAGTAGGATAATTCAAATTCAATAAGCTTTTTAAATATTCATCTAATATCCACTCACGATTACGAACAGGCATTGCAATGGTAACAGTTCGATTCATATAATCTCCCTTGTAAAATTAAAGAGCCGAAGGATAACCCACGGCTCTTATTGTTTATGCATTTATTTATTTTTCATAGATAATTTCTTCTTTCATTACTTCTACTCCATTAACTGTTACGGGGAACAAGTCAAACGTCAAACTAAGGGAACTTGGGTCGCCAGAAGGAGAGTAGTTAACTGTGTAGTTCGCTTGGAGTTTAGCCTTACGGTAAATTTGCTGAGAACCGACCATCTTACCAGCTTTCTCATCGGCATACAAAGTGTCTCCTGCAAGAAATACATAGCCCGGGAATCCTTTGGTCGTATACGAAAGCTTTGCTGCATTTGGAGTATTGTATTGATAGTAAACCTCAACATCGCTACCAACATCGATAGTAGCGGAGGTATCTAGCGTCACTACATTATCAGCAATTTCTTTGATGGGTTGTGCTTCAACCATAATTCCGTTTGTGTATGAAAATACCTTCACATTAGTCTTATCGCCAATTGGTGCTTTGTCTAAAGTAATTTGTTTTGCTCCAGAAGTATCCTTCATGACAGTCAAAATTTGAGACTTATAAATATCTTGTGCTCCTTGTTCAATAGGTTCTCCAGCAAGCATAGCGAGGTGTTGCAAGGTAAAAATTTGAGTCTCTACTTTGAGTGTTGAATCTTTATCTCCAGACCATGCAATCCGTTTGGGATTACCATCACCGCCTCTAGCAAACACCGTCTCAGATGTCCATTCGTTACTGGTGGTTGTGGCATAGTCGAAAGTCATAAGTGGAGTACTTGTTACAAAATCAAAAATTTGAAGATTGAGATTATTTCGGGAGCCGTAGCGTCCTAGTTGTATTGCCATAAAGGATAGTTCCTCCTAATTTATACTATAATTTTGTTTTCTCCATCCACTCAGGGATAGTGTTGTCTTCAGGTAGGATTTTTTCGTTAGACCATACTGGTAAGAGTCTGTTGTAATTTTCTTTCTTATTCACTCTTTCAAAATGCTCATAAACTTGATACACCGTGAGTGAGCCAACATTAAAAATATTGATTCCATTTCCTTCGAAATTGCAGAGTATAGATAAAATATCTTTGAATTCTAGCTGACTTTCCGTGTTATTGTTGTTTATTTGAGCTTCGAACATTTGCATTTTTTTATAAAACTCTTCTGCTGTACTATTTGCTGCTTCCATTTTGTCTTGGGAGTCTGAAGATACATTTAATTCTTTTATAATTAAATCAACTTCTCTATAATTGTTTTTATTTATAAACTCTTTCCCATCTAAAAGAAAACAAGATGCTTCGATATTGAAGCTTATGTGACCTTTAACAAAAAAGGAGAGAGCTTTACATACTTCATTTCTAATAGACGGAACTTCAATTAGTACATCATAATCAGACTCATTCTTTATTTTCGAAAAACTGTCATTATCTAACCCAAATAACCCCACTAGAATTTTCTCTTTATCAAACCCCACCAAAGCTAAATTAACTAAATAATTTAAATATCCGATTTCACCGATTTCACGAACTGTGGGAGAGTATAGGGATATTCCCTCTTTTGTTGTATGGGGTAAACCCAGAAATGCTTGTAGGCGATCAATAACCAAATAATCACCTCAATTAAAATCCCAAAGTTTGTACTGTATATAAAATCCTATGTACTTTTCGTTTACAAACATTTCATCCATGCGATAAAACTCTAGTTTTCCAATACCAAGATTTGTATTCTCATTAAACAATTCATCAATGGAGGCTAAAATATGGTCATATCTTAATACCTCATACTCAGTAAGAATTAAATCCTTATGCACTAAAACTTGAAAATGCAGCAAACCCGACTTGAACTGAGAACCAACAGGTTTGTAATCTCTAAAAGAAAATGTCACATAAGAGGAAGCTGTATCAGCCAATTTGGGAACGTGATTAAAAGGGAATATATTATTATTTATTAGCTCTGAGGTATCTTCGATATCTGGTTGATCTAAATAATTGCTTTGTTCGTACCAAACTGACTTACAAAGTTTTTGAGAACTCAATATATGGTTCAGTACGATCATGCGATTTTTACCTAACTCCTCAAGTCGAGACATGTTAGTTCACAATAAAATCTCTGGTCAGTACATATTCCAGAAAACCACTAGTGTTCATATCCCTTGTATCATCAAATGTAGCGACGACCTTATCTACCTGATCCAGAGTAAGTGGAGTAGTTCGGTGAATTTCCTCACCAAGACTATTACGAACCTTAACCTTATAATAATTACCATTAGGTTGTAGATTACCAAGTTCATATGTAAGAGCAATGCATTTTAGAGCTTCAAGTGCAGATCCTTTGTCTGAATGCGTTTCCTTGGAGAATGCCAATTTAAGTTTATTATCTGTAGCAATTGAATAAGCATATTTATATTGTGGACTAATAGCTACGTCTAGATCAGCATCAATAATTTCTACTGTAGGTGTAGCACTAATAATTACAGAGTTATCAATCCCAGATGAGTGCTGCATAGAGTAGGGAAGGGGAGAGAAGATAAGCCAATTATTTGTAGCTCCTTGAATAAATTGCTCAAGCTTAAGTTCTCCAAAACGGATGATGGCTTGCATGGATACACTCCTTATAGTAATGATCTAATTTCAATTTCTTTTTTTGTATAAGCTAAGCTGGTAGAGTTTTCAACATGTAAAATGACTCTTCCTTTCTTATTGTTAGCTTTAATTTTACAGACTTGTCCATCTTGTTCGACTACGATGGCTAAAATGGTGGGTGTTAAACCATCAGTCTCGGTCAACCAAAAACGAGCCTTTTCTTGTCGATCAATTCCATTGTCCTTAAACGAACAAGTGAAGGATTTGGTCATATTGTATTTAATGAATTCGTCGCCTGTAATGTGGGCAGTGTAATTATTTGTAGTAGAGGACGTAACATTAACTTGAATAGTTTGAGAAATATTTCTGAATGAAATGGTTATTTTACTTGTTCCTTTTTTTAAAGGGGTGACTAAGCCAGTAGGAGAGACTGATAAGATATTTTCATCAGCCACAGAATATGTAATTTGATCATCAACCTCTATTACCTTTGAATTATTGGTTAACTCAATGTTCAACTGAAGAGTCTGATTTTCTTCTATAGCCACAATATCCTTAACATTCAAAACCTTTAGTTGGTAGTCAGCGATGTTACCATTGTAATCAGCAATCTCAAGTTCTAAATTGTCAGCTGGGATCAAATCTTGCTCTTCTAATGTAAAATTTATCAAGCCGTCAATTAAACGATTAATCCCCACAGTCTTCCAAGCACGTCCATCAATAATAAACCGCCTATTTTTCTTAATTCTTTCGGTCTCATTATTCTTTTGGATTGTTATTTGTCGTCTTTCATTAGGCATCATCAGGATTCTTCCTTCTTGGATGCCAAAATTAGATGATGTATCAGATTTAAAGGAGAAGGGAGCTTCTTTAATTTCTCCTTGATCGTCTAACCATTTAAGAGTTGAGTAACAAATTAGAATCACGCCACGATGATATAATTCCATATCATCAACATGATTACATAGCCAAGTCCTATCTTTCCATACAACCAAATCACCCATTTTTAACGGATGATTCATTGCAACAATATTCTTTTGTTCACGAATATCTCCATCATCAGTAATCCAAACTTCTTGATTATCGTCTCCATTGATACTCACTTGATAATAACTAGGAGATTGCGAGAAAGTTGAATTCATAACTTGCTTTGTGTGGGCAATATTTCTGTCTCTAACAGTTGTTTTACAGTTAGACAGATATGACTTGTATGCCTTGTAACTCATACTAATTCACGCTCATATTTTTCAAATAGTATTGCATCATTAACGAATCAGCACGTTCAATAGCTTTATCACGTAATACAGCTTTTTCTTTAAAGTTCTGAGATTCGCTATACCTTTTCCAGGCAGATGAAGAAATCGCCAATCTCATATCAAGAATATTATTTACCTCTTTTTCAAACCATTCGCCAAGCATTAGCTGTGAGAGTATTTCTTGTTCTAACTCCGTTAAATCGGCAGTAAAGCTTCTGTTTTCCTCGTCTCTGTCAGACAGATCGTTTTTACAGTAATTGAACTTAACCAAGCCTGATTTAAGAAATCCCGTAAGATAAAATTCATAATCTTCAATCGAGTTTAGAAACATTTCATCGATTGTATAATCCTGAATTTTACTTTGAAACCTCTCGAAAATTTTTGAATATGGGGTCATAAAAACCAATCCCCTTAAACGTTATTTTTAACTTTTGCTAACTCATACAAGTCCTGATTTACCAGCTTACCAATTGCATCAATTTTATATCTATCCTGAAATTTTCTATCATTGCTTGCAACACCAACTACAATTCGCTCCACTATGTTCTCACGTAGAGTGGAGGAGACAGAATTTAAAGTGTCGGTGATTTCGTTGATGTCCAAGGAGATAATATTGTCGATTGCTTCACGACTGATAAAATTTTGATACACATCTTCTAGATATAGAGCTTTTACTGCTTTCTCGTTTTGGATGAGAAATGCTCCTTCATGAGCGAACTTAGTATGGTTGTCTACAATTGCTCGTACATCTTCAAAGGTAATCAGCTTCGATGTTCCAAAATCATTAAATCTAATAGTAGAATTAGTAGCCGTTAGATTCAGTCCACCATTAGTTAAAGAAATCACCCTGATGTATTCGCGAGGATCAATATCTAATTTATCTTCAACAGACTCAAACAGTGAATTTACCTTTCTGGTTTCTGTTTTAAGCTCCTCATGAGTGGTTTCGAGTTCTTTATTTTTCTCTAGCAAACCTTTAACTAGGGCTGTGAGTTCAGCAACTTGATCTTCTAACGCTTTTTCTTTTTCAGTTTTTTGAACAGGTTCGTTACTAGGATTATCCATTGTATCTGTATTATTAGCTGACTCCATTTTTCGTGTTGCCGCCATTCTCTATACCTCCCTATTGTTTGAATTAAAAGAAGGTCAGTAAGCTTAACACTTACCGACCAGTAATATTATGCAAATTTATACAAACCGTAAGCTGCTGCTGTAATTAATTGAACATCGTAGTGTTGTGAAACAGAATAGCCTGTAGTTTGATCTGCATTATCTTCTGGTTTCGTTTGTGTAATCACTGTGTTTCCTTCGAATCCAATCTTGACCAACTTATCAGAACCAGAAGAAAGTACAATAGCGAAATCACCATCAATAGCAAAATCATCACTATTTGGTTTCAAACGTTGCCCAATTTCAAAAAGCTCTGTGCCTTGGAAATTACCCAAATGTCCATTTTTATTAAACTCTTGTCCAAGACCAAATTGAAGGTATTGGTTCTCAGGTAGAATACGGGCAAGGGCAGTCTTAGTGCCAAAGACTACACTCTTATCCGTATTATTTGCTGCGGAAACACGTTGGACTAGATTATTAAAGGCAGTTGAAGTAAATGCTGCGTTTTCTTTGAAATTTGCGCCCAAAGTATTAAAAGAATCGTAAATAGCAGAGTAAATTCGAGTAGTAATATCTGTTTCGATTGCTTGTGCTACACGAGCAACCCATGCGCCCCAATTTGTTTTACCTGCAAGTACACGATACAACTCTTCATAAATTTCTACAGTACGGCGTTGGGCGGTGAGGGTCACGTCTTTTCCGAACAAACGTTGCCGTTGATTACCTCGTTGACCATTAGCTTTAGTACTCACGACAAACAAGTCTGGACTATCTACGTGAAACACCAGTTGATCGCCCCAGTTTACATTTTTAACTTCTGCGAACTGGTAAAAACTATCCAAAACTGTTTCAGGGATTACGATATCCAAAGTTTGAGCTACCAGAGCAAATGTTGCCCACTGGATATTAGGGTTAGAAGCCATCATACCTTCAGTAAAATTGGTATCAGACGGAATGCCTGCTAGACGGTAAGCTTCTTTTTTCAAGCCTTTGGTGAACAGTTCTTGTTTTGCATCAAGGGTTACGCCATCATTCGCATATTGAGCATACTTATTAAAACGACCATCTTTGTTGCGGTTTTGATAACAATAGTGGTACCAAGCTTCTACACCAGCTTGTACAACATCTTTTTCATTTTGCGACATATTAAAAAACTTAAGGCTACCATAGTTTTTCATACTAAATTAGTTCCTCCGATTATTATGTATTAGGCTTCTTTAATTACTTGTAGTTTAGTTGCTGGAACACGAGAGCGCCCAACGGAAATAGTTGTTTTTTCAAGAACCAACAGCGCTACTTTAGTTGTTCCAAGGGTTGCGCTAGCAATGCCTTTATATTTACCATCCTGTGGAATAACGAATTGATCCACAACTGTTGCGCCATCGATGCCGTCATCCGTGATAGTGAATGTGTCACCATTTTTAAGGCGAAATGCACGAGCAGGGGTATTAGCTTTATTGGTGAATAGAGCAGGGTCACTTACGTCAATTCGGAAGCCATTGACCTCTGGAATCTCTGGGCTTGCAACCAACAGCACTTCTTGAGCAGCTACATCAGTTGGAGTTGCAGCAATACGAACTTCTGGGTTTCCAGCCAGCACTCCTTTTAGAACTACAAAGCTACCGTTATCAACCGCCTCAGGCAATTGAACAGACTGAATAAAGCTGTCTACTTTAGTACCAGCCATCAGATTAAGATTTACAATTGTACTCATTAAATATATTTCCTCCTATTAATTGTTTTGTTGAGAAAGTCTATCCCATACTGTTTTAGGGGTATCTTTACTTCCTTCGTTCTCATCTGGAAGACCCATTGAAATAAAGTTAAAGTTCTTCGATTTGGTAGTTTCGATAATACGATCACATACGTAAGATTTAACTTCCTTTTCAAATTCGGAAAAAGTAGCAAATGCAGAACGCTTTTCCGTAAACTTAGTTTTTTCATCTTCGGTGAGAAGAGTAGGGTAAGAATTAAATAGCTCATCCATTCTTTCTGCATCTTCAGCTTCTTTAAATTTTGAAATTTCTTCTTGAAGTTCAGTAATTTTCTCGTCTTTATTTGTAATTTGAGACTCAAATTCAGTGAATTTCTCCTTGATTTCCGTCAATGTTTGATTCAAAGATAGAATGGCTTCATCTTTACTCTCGATTTTTTCAGTAAACTCAGCCACCAGGGTTTCTTTCACGTTTTTTTCCTTGTTTAAGGCTTCTGTTGCTTCGTTGCTAATTGAATCAATAGTGGATTTAAAAGTGTTGATCGCATCATCGGCTTCATCACCATCTACCCAATCTACAGGAGAATATTTAATTCTCGTTAGTGTGTCGAAATCAATTACAACATTATCTCCTTGCATACTGTAAGATGCTTTCTTATACTTGTATCCGTCTTGGACATCACAAAGATAGATGTAATTTTCATCAAAGTCACTAAGGTAATAAGAGCATCTTTCTACTGACTCTCCATACCAATTAGTACCTATGTATTTTTGTTTACTAAGGGCGTTATCAATCTCTTCGTACAATTGATTAGTAGTCAATTTGAAAAGGGCTGCAATTTCTTTTTTGTTTTTTTGCAATTGAACATTATCCTCCTTACTGTCCTTTGTTTGTGTATTAGCTTCAGTAAAATGATGTAGAAATGAATCTAACTCTTTCATTTTTTTGGTAAAGTCATCATCTAAGGAAAAATGCTCGATTTTTGCGTGAGCATTAATCATACCAGTGCCGTATTTATTGCCCAATAAAGTAACACCAGTATACCTAAATGATTTGATATTCAATATTTTTGTTTCTTTGTTGTACTCAGATTCATCAATTACAATTTCGATTGACAGCTTAGTTTCTTCTTGGTTGTTGATGATATTCATCTCATCTTGTGCATAGACATTCCATATGTATCCATCTACAACTGCATAATTTCTCCCATCAATTTCTTCATAATGATAGTTGTTATTAACGGCAGAAATTACACCGATAGGCTTTTCAATATAAGTAATTTTATCTTCATCTTCGTCATATTCCATTTCATGCTCACCAAAATCATCGCCTTCTATATGGGCTAAAATAGGAATATTAACGACAGATGACTCAGCATTTTTTAGAACATCAAAATCGATGTTACTTTTATTGTTGTTTAAACCATCATGAGATACCCACATTCTAAGTCTTGAAAATCTAGAATCGTTAAGAGGTTCGATTTCGTAATTCTCGACGAAAAGAGTAGCTTTTTTATCCTTGTTTTTTATAATTATCACCTCCTCAAAAGAGTCTAACGATTATTCAAATCTAAATCTCTTGTCTTTGCACCATCATCACTAAGATCTTTATCAGATACTTTTGGGCGACCGCCATCCTTATTACCGTTCTGCACATGGGAACTGGAAAGGGGAACGAGGTATTTTTCAACAAGGCTAATACTGTTTTCATAAGCTAATAGACTCTGCATATCGTCAGGGTTGATTCCCATTGCAACTGAAACTAATGTTTTAGAGTATCCAAATTGTGCAGCTTTAAGATATGCCTCCAGCTTTTCGTTCCAATTAAACACCGTTATATCTGGGAAAACAACTTTATGACGATACTTTCCTGTTTTGCTTTTTAGATAACTGTTGATAAAACGTTCAAACTGACGATACATATGTACCACGTAGCCCTCATCTACTTTGATTGATGCCTGTAAACCAGAAGCATTAACAGTCCCCGAACCAAATAATATAGGAGTAGAACCAGCAGCTTGATAAAAATTATCCTGACTAAAACCAACTATGTTATTTTGAGTTTGTGATTGATTAAAATCTACCGTTTTTAACTCAAACGGGGTTGTGGCAACTTTTACTCCATTCGGAACGCCAGCTTGGAGGATAGCAGTATACTGACCTGCAACGTTAGGATCAATAGCAAAGTTATTAGCTACCGAAGCTCCTTTGGTATCACTCTTCATTGGAATTTGCCCAACAATTATCTTCCAAGTTTCAAGCTCGGTTTTTGTTTTCAGTAAACTTTTGTAATGTTCTATTTCGGCACTATCTAAAAACAACCCCATTAAAGGAGGGGTTAGTCCTGCTCTTGTTTCATCAAATTTAAACACTGGAGCTTTTATAGGATCTAGGGGCTGCCAATAGAAATAACGATCTTTACTGCCCTTCGCATTAGTAAAGTCACTATAATATTCACTGAATTCAGGAGCGAAATCGTTTATATTCGCTCCTGGTTGTAAAAAGTAATACATGTTAAAAGCATATTGATATCCGTATTCGGTTTTATTGATGATCTTACAGTATTTTGATGGCATCTCTTGCAAAGCAACTGAATCGCCAAACTCACGAACATAATAGAATTTGGCATCTTCCAAGATCACACCTTTTAAAATATTTGGAAAGGTTGACTTGGGTGATAGTTTTTCTACGATATCTACTGCTTTACGTCTGGATTTTTTAAAAGCTGTAGATTTCATATCTTCTTCGTCGGCATTAGTTGCAACTATAAATGAGTCAAAAGTAGGTATAGTAGAATAGTAGTTAACCAATCGATTAAACTGCATTACTACATTAAAAAGATACTGACTTAAATCCTTCAAGGCATCTTCATTTGCTTTTGGGTTTTTAATCATTTCTTCAATCTTTTTTCGGTCAAATGTAGTAGGTGACATGTTCAAGGATTTCAGCAATTCATTTTGCCATAGTGGACTAAATAGCGAACCACTTTGATAACTACTGGAGAGAGCTTTTGCAAATTGCAGTGCATAGTCTTCACTATTTTCTATTTTGGGTGGAGTTGTATTTACATTAGGCGTATCCTTGTTGTTTTTTCTGGTCATCGTTCACATCCTTTCTATATAGATTTATTGCGATATGTATAGGTAATCTAAATAATTAAACTCGTCATTTTGGTTTGCTCTAAGTTTATTATCCATTTCCATTTCATAAATAAAGTGAAGTCCATATCCTAAGCTTGTAACTCTATCTCTTTTCGTGGTATTTACGATTCTTTCATAAATAATATTTTTAGCGTTACTTTCCATTTGTTTAATATTGCTCAATTCCTGTAGCAATAAATCGGTTTCAATATATACAGCAAATTCTTCAGCAGTCATTGCATCGGTTTTAAACAAAATGTCCATTTGTTCAGACGGAACCAGTAGTCTCAACGTACCATCTTCAAAGCAACTCTTCATATATGGGTACATAATATTGTTGTATTGATTTGTAGCTGTAACAGCTCTTATGAGAGGATTTGAGTTCTTAAGTGTAAAAGCGTCTTGATCGTCATCTTTAATGAGTGGGGGAAACTCAAATCTTTGTCCATTTTTTTCGTCAACATACTCCCAAGTTTCATAAAACAAATGAGGCAAGTTTTCACCATTACCTCTAGAGTCAATCACCAACTTAATAGTGTTTGGGAATCTAATATGTACTAAATACCTTAAAAAATCTCTTTGTTTTTGTAGTGTCAGGCCCTTATTAGCTTTCATATATACAACTTCTTTAGTGAATGTTCCATTAACTTTTGGCTTAAGTTTAATTACTGTTGTTACAGCCTGATCCGCATCTAATGCTGTGCTTGTGGCTACGTCATGGACAATAATATATTCACTTTTTGATTTCTTTGGTTGTTCAAGCTCGCATTTTTCTAAAGTTCTTACTTCTTGTGTTAATTCATAAGGATAATAACTTTCGCCACTTGAGCCAACGAAAACTCCCCTGTATTCATAATCAAATTTTTCTTTATTCATCGTTGGTTTTTCTAGTTCGCTAAGAATATCATCTTCATCGAATATTCCTGCATCTACACCAACCTGATAGGGGAGAGTGCATACAAAATAGTTTGGATCTCCACTGACCATTTTTTTATAATGATGCATAAATCTTTTGTATAGACTGGACGTTTTTAAATATGCAGATGAAATGAAGATAACCTTACCTTTTTCATACTCACTGTGAGTGATAGCGATAGGTCGTTTAGTTTTAGTCATCGGGATCAGAATTGTTTCTATAATGTCATCGGGGATAATTCTAGCTTCATCACAAAGCAAATAATGAAAACGCCATGAACGAGCAGAATCACCGCTTTGTCCATTACCCAAAACAATGGCTCGAATTTCACTGCCATTTTTAAAATTAACAACGCAGTCGTCAGAACCTGTTTTAATCGGGAAGTTGATTTCTCTTGCAATATCTTCGTGCTTTGCTAGTTCACCTTTGATTTTTTGAATTATTACATTTCTAGCTTGCTGTCCTTTACCTGAAGCTATCCCTAGTTTTATACCCGGATACAGAATGGCAGCACATATAAAAAATACAGCACTTAACCAACTTTTACCGATACCGCGACAACAAATCAGCATAGAGTATTGATATCTAGCCATTGCTCTAAGTATTAACCTTTGAAATGGATAGAGTTTTAGACCTAATACATTTACTGCAAACTCATCTATATGATGTCGATAATATGCTATGTATGTTTCCCAATTCTCATAATCAATAGATTCTCTCTTTATTGGATCATAACTCATTGAGTTCTCAAAATTGTCTGAGTTTCCATCGTTTTTATTTCTACTTTTCTTACTGTAATTTTTGAATGCCATTTATTTCACCTAAACCGATTCTTTGATAGATGCAAATTGATCTATCATCTTATCAATACTGTCTTTATCCATAGGGATATGTTTTGGCACCCATTTTCTCTGTTCAACTTGATCGAATGTTACTCCAAAACATCCCAAACCTACATCATTTTGTCCTCTTTGCGATTCAGAAAACTGCGCTGATTTTGATAAAGTATCAAATGTTTCTCTTGCTGATTTATATTTAGAGTCGGCCCCAGAAACACCATTCAATACATCCTGAAAGCACTTATCCATATGCAAGCTTGCTTTACATATCTTCTTGGCATAGTCCTTATGATTAGTTGTAACTATTTTAAAATCTCTATCTAATCCAGTATAGTATTCCTCAAGATAGTCAATGTCGGAAGCGGTATATTCTCCCATCCATTTCTTATTGTAATGACGTTCTTCGTCTATATATTCAGCTTCATTTGCATCAGTATTACTCTGGATAAAATAATTGTCACTGTCAGAAAATTTCATATCTTTGTACTTGGGGAAAGACGAGAGTTGTGGAATGTACCTCGACCATTCTTCACCACGAGAGATCCATAGATCTTTAATAAAAGGCTTATCCATCATCGCCAATACACTAATAACTCTGTTCAGGTAGTTAGCATCTTTTTCGCCTATGTATTCATTCATACATGACTTACATATTTCAAATTTTTCAGTAATGAATAATGGATTAGAATTCACATAATAAGATGTTGCAACTTTTGTCTTTCGGCATGTTAGACAAGTTATTTTTTTAGAAGATGGCAATTCTTTTTTTGTATCAGCCAATATTTCACCTTCTTTACATAGAAAAAACAATAAAATTCCCATTTGATTGTGAAAAAGCATGGGGCAGGAGGGAGCGGCCTGTTTAAAGACGGAAGTCTCCCCATGAGAAACAAATAATAAAAAGCCTGATAAGACTCAGGCATTTGATTTATGTATTCCTCAGACTCTTGGTTATTTCAATTTATTCACAATCTTCGTAATTTCCTCAGGAGTGACAATTTGTTTTGCTCTTTTGTCAGTTCGATTGCCATAAATAAATGCTGCTCCATCTTCGGCATAATATACTACGGATTGTTTATTGATCACTGGGTATCCGTGTTCTTCTTCAATATCTACTTCAACAATTTTCTTATTTAGAGCGTACTTTTCTGCTAGCTCTTTCTCATTAACTACATGTAAAATTTGATATTTATCTAAATATGCGTACATTGTTTCCTCCATTTTTATTTTATTTCTTGTAAATTGATATCTATTTTGTACTCAATTCGTCCATCTTCATTAAAGATGTGCATTTTCTGCATTGCGTCTGCATACATACGCTTACTGATTGCATAAGAATCTGCGCCGCAAAGACTGCCGTTGGAAATCACAGTTGTTCTACCAAAATCTTTTACCGTGTCGTGATGAATGTGGCCCTGAAAGAGATATTGAGGAATCACACCGAGGAATTGTGGTAATGTTCGAGCTGCGCTTGAAACATGATCTATATCTCCGTGAACATAAATGTGAGGCTTTTCAAATGTATCATCGATAAAATAACCGTCCTCGCCCTTAAGAACTTCAATGTTATCGAATTTTCTCAAACGACTTTCCATATACCAAGGAATGATATTTTCAAAATTTTCTTTTAATATAGCTTCATTTTTGCTTTGAAAAGTTCGACTGTGATTCCCAATTAGATTGATAACCTTTACTTTGGGTACATACTTAGATATCTCAGCGACAGCTTCAGACAAACGCTCTGATATGTATTGAGTTTGAGAAATTACGTCCTCGCTTTGTTCAATTCTCGAAGTTAGATGGATAAAGCCAGCAATTTGATCTCCAATAGAAGCTATCGTTAACTCATCGACATTATGTTTCTGACAATAATAAATCGTTTTGGATACAAGATGGTTAAACCTTTTATCAAATACATGTGGATTGTATTTATTGAGAGAGTTATCCGATTCTTGACCATAGTGAAAGTCTGAAAAAAGCACGTTTGCACGAATAAAAGAGGGACTTTCCTTAACAGGAGAGTAGGGGAGAGGCTTAACTTTTTCAAGTTGCTTAATGCTAGTTGAAATCTCATCTTTTAAGTGTTCAAACTTAGCAATCATCTTGATTTTATTATTGAATTCGCGTTTTTGATCTTGAAATTGATATTTTTGCTTTTGCAATTCAACTGTTTTATCTTCAATTTCGCGCCTGTACTCATCAGTTGACGACTTTTTCACGCCAATTGAGATGCCACGAGTAAGTAGATGAAACTCTTTTCGATATTTAGACTCTGTGAAATCTTCATTAAGAAATTCATTCATAAGCGTAGCAATCTTACTCCAAGATAAGCCCAACTCGTCTTTACTGGAGCCAATCCGTATAAGGTATTCCTCGTATGTCTCGTTATCTAGTGATTTGAGAGGAGTCATTCATTTACTCCTCTTCAATTTCTAGACCAACTGGAATTTCATAATCTTCAATCGGAGCAACTTTGATTTTTTCACCATCAATTGTAATGGTAATCTTGGAGGCATTAGGGTATAGACCAAAGGCTGCTTCCCGAATTCCATTCAAACCAACCAATTTCTCTTTATTTGATTCCATATATATTTACTCCCTATAATATGTATTTTTTTGAGTCTAAACGATCTGTTTTTTATAGCTTATCTCATTTGGGTAAGATGAAGGGGAAATTAACCCCCTCAATATTCAGGGTTTATCTTCTTCAGTCGTTAGTCTAGTCTACCATGTTTCATCTTGCAGGTTCCTTTGTTCAAGGCTTAGTTAAAAATTGAGTCAATGCAGGGCGGCGTATCCTGATCTCTGGTAACTTGCTGTTAAGCAAGCGCGTGGGGAACCTTTCCCACCTCATTGTTTTATATCAGGCTTGCGCCAACTTTACCACTCACTCTTCAATGGTGGTGAAACACCGATTTTTCTGATATTGTATATTTTGATCTACCCACATGCCCCAAGTGAGTAGACGTTTTAGTTTATGTATAATTAAGATAAAATTACTGTTTTACTTGCTCTTTAAGTGCTTTTGCTGCTTTGAATGCAGGTTTTTTGGATGCGGCAATTGCAATAGTGGCTTGTGCTTTTGCTGTTTCAGCATCTACACCTTGCGTTTTTAGCTCTGCGAGTAGCTTAGGGTTGACACCATTTCGCGCAGCAGTTTCACGAATCTCAAATGTACCAAAGCCAGCAATCTTAACTTCTTCGCCTCTAGCCAATGCACTTGTAATAGTTGCAAATGTTGATTCAACTACAGCTTCTACATCCTTTTTCGTATAACCTGTTGCTTCTGCAATTGCTTTTACCAATTCTGTTTTATTCATGTTTAATTATCTCCCTTAATATTTTATCATTTGTTATTTGTGGGGGAATGTAAAGATCTCTTCGCTTTGTATATCAGTCAAAACTTGTCCCCCTTAAAGACTATTAAGTAAATCGAGTAAATGTCTAAAAAACCCTTTTAAACATTAGGTTTTATGTATATTGTTGTTTTAAGGTCTCAAGGGGACAATTTTATACTTCTTTGTTTTCTCTTTTTGTCGCGCTCTTTTTCTTTTCGTACTATTTTGAAACAGTCGTCACAATAAATCTGACGCTGTTTTGTTATAGTATATTTAACTCTACATCTTTCGCACGTTCCTAATTTATTGAGATTCCTTAATAAATTATCCAAAATAATATCACCAAATGATGACCATAAAGTTGTTTTAAAATTGCTTTTTTTGCTGTTATACAGGTATTCAATTAAAACATCAACAATTTCGTTTCTACTTTTTTTACTACTTGAAAATATATCTTCTCTAATGGACGTATAATGGAATAATTCATCATTTGACGTTGTGTTTCCATCATTAGAGAACATAAATTTCTTATTCTTGTCTAATCTTTTGTAAGTTTCAATTAAGATCTCATCGAGTGGTACAGTTTTTTTTGGATCACTTAGCAAAAGGGTATAGTTGAATTTACCTAAGCCAATATTATTGAAACTGATTCTAGGATTGGGGATGAGGTTTGACAGACGATTCATTACACTATTATTGGAAATCTCAACTTTTCTCTCGTCTTTGTCTTTTGCGTACATAAAAAAATAAGGCGCTTTTGATTTAGTGTGCTTTAGTATGTTTTTCTTAATATGCTCTGGACGTTCAGGTTTGTAGAGTGTTTTCGCATAGTCGATTGTAAAGTTGTTTTCCATGCATAAAATCTTGATAACATTAAGATCGATATTGTCACTATTCCAAATCTTCGTTATATCATTGCTAATGATTCCGATGTTTCCCCCCGTATACGCAGCGTTCAGCCCATTAAATATACTCTTGCTATTAACAAGTTCCGCTCCTGCCTTAGCCATCTCGTAATAAAGAGGGTATACACCTTGCATGTTCCTCTTTGCAACATCGACTAGTGTTTTGTCGCAACAGACTAGGGCTTTGTCCCCATCGTTGTCAAACATAAGTATTTTACTGATAGGATCATGAATGCTGGTATATAAACTCTTAGTAACAAACCATCGCTTCATCTCTTTATTCTTGGAGTTCTTTCTAACAGCGTGTTCCCTATACAGATGAGGACTTCTAAGACAATCTAGTTCAACAGCATTATCAAATAAATCACAAAACACTTCTGAATCTCTTAATAAACCTTGAGGTTGGTTAATTCCCAAGAAAAGATATTCACAAAACGCATAGAGATCAGGGCTTATAAATGTATACTTTCCTTCCACATCGATTTTTCCAGCTTTGGCATGTTTGATTAAACTTTTTTTCACTTGCTTAATTGTTTCTTTACTATAAGTGTCGTTAAGAAGCTCTGGATAAACTTCCAAGGCTTTCTGGAATTGATTTTTGTTTTTATTGTAACTAGTGACACCTAAAATTTTTAGCATTGTGTCTTTGTCTGACCCAATTCTACGAATGTCTTTTACGGTTTCAGAGCTGATTGTTTTTAGTTCCTCGTTTGTCATATCGGTTAAAGTTTGCAACATTTGATAATTTAATTTAGCGTTTCCAATTACATCTTCTTCTTCATTACACTTTCCTGCCTGACAATTATACTTTAGATATTTATTTATGTATTCTGACCAAGAACTATAGTATTTCCACATTTTAAACTGACTCTTCGTAAAAATGACTTCTATTTCTTCTTTTAATATATCATGTTCTTTACCATAGATGTCTTTGATGACTCCATATTTACTGTAGCCCACTTGTTTGTTTTTTTCTCTCAAAAATTTATCAAAAGGGAAGGGGACTAGCAACCCTTTGACCCAAGGAAGGCGAATCATCATTGCCTTTTTACTTTTACGAGGTAAAATCATTCCACAACCATCTGTGTGTTCAATGGGAACATCCATAGCTTTACGTTCAATTTCATATGTTTTATCCGATATAAAGTCAACGGTAGTTTCTAAAGTTGTTGTCATATCATCAACGACAATAGATTTTTTAATATCAAAATCGTACCATTGTTCCGTTGCGCTATTACAAAGAGCCAAGTATGCCAGATACTTGTTAATGTTTACGCCACCAAGCTCATTGATCTTTTCTATGGTTAATCCACACATTAGTGTTCGCTGGTAAACATGGAAAACTGATTCTTTAATGAATACAGTTTTCTTTGTTCTAATTTGCCCAGCACTTGCTGTAAAGCAAACATACTTCTCGTTGTTATAAAGAAACCCATTAACAATGATATCTTTTAGAACATCGAAAAAGTATGTCTGTACTATGATTATGTCTCTAAAGAGACTACCTTCTTCGACTTGAAGGACTCTTGTTAGAGTTGAATCAAATACAGAAACAATATTCTTCAGATTTTCTTTATCAACTTCGCTTGGGCGAAGAGATCTAATAGTTTCATTTGATCTGAATAGGGCATATAGTTTGTCTTTAGATTTCTTTATCCGTTTATTGGTGTACTTTAAGTATAGGTCAGCTTTGTTTAATAACAATGGATGATTTGAATATTTGCTTTTAATTTCTTTTAAGGTGGCTCTGAATCTATAGTTTCTTTTTTGTCTTCTATGTATTTTCATTTCTTCTTCATTATAGAAAGCGCTAGTATCGACACTAAATACATGTACTTGTTTATTCAAATTGATAAATTATTCTCCTCTGCAATAAGAGTTGTCTTGTTTGGTTCTCTATAATATTTTTTCTGAGCTTCATTCTTTAACCAAATAATTTCATCATCGTGCTTCTCTATGTATTCATAACAATCTTCTGTGCCTTCCAACATCCAATCTGATACATCTCTCTGATCAAACACATCTACTTCATATCCATCATAATATAAATCCTCCCAAGTAATAATCGAATGATTTCCTTTATTTTTATTCTGTTTTGGCATTATGTATTTTTATTCCTCTCAAGTTTTATTTTTTAGAGACAATCAATCTCTGTGGTAATAATATAGCATGGCAGATTTAAATTCGTCAACAATATAATTATTTTCATTATATTTACTTGTATAGATGTATGATGTATAATATGTACAAAGATGAAAGGGGGTTGCGCAAGATGAGCGTAGCATCGACTAATAATGTAGTTGGATTACATACTAACAGAGTATTTGAAAGTGTTTCAGCCTATCTGATGAAGGTTGAGAGAAAAAGTAAAACTACACGTTATAACTATGAAGTTGCGATTCGCAGATTCTTTATGTGGCATGCAAAAAAAAGTATAGAGGATTTAGAAGTAAAAGACCTAGATATCTTAAATGAGCGAATGATTAGATATCAGGCTCATTTGTTGGACGATTATGATTATGGGAATAACTACGTAAATTCATTAGTAGCTCCGATTGTCAAATTGTATGAGCACTTGTCTCGAAACAGATATAACGTAAGAGCAGAAGATGTTCGTCTGGATAAACTTCCTGACGATGGAGAAAGTTATGGAAAGCTAACAGTAAAAGAAGCTGAGACAATGGCAAAATTGGCAATGAAACAAAAAAAGGGGCAGGAAAAAGCAACACTAATAAGGGTAGCGTATACAACGAGCTTCAGAAAATCAAGTTTGCTACATATTAAATGGTCAGACATAAGTATAGATCCAAATAGTCAAAACTATATTGTAAAGATTATTGGCAAGGGAAATAAAAAGCATTCTCGTCCACTATCTCCTGACTTATACAATGAGATGTTAAAAATAAAGGAGCAGGCGTACTATAAAAAATATAATGACAACTATGTATTCCATTTGTCAGATAATACAATCTTAGCGATGATGAAAAATTTAAGAGCTGAAATGAATATCTCTGAGGATAGAAACATAGTTTTCCACAGTTTTAGAAACGTAGCAGCAAACTACATAAAAGAGACTGGTGGAGATATTGAGGAGATTAGAAGTCAACTTGGGCATTCAAACTATGCATCACTAAAACACTATTTGTCTGACGATAAAGATTATGCGAATATGGCAGGCATTCGAATGTTAGAAGATATAGATGAAAATATCTTAGAAAAACTGAACAAAGAAGAATTGCTGCAAATAATTAATAAGCAAAGTGAATCCATTAAAATTATGCTGCAAAGAGAAGCTAAAAAATTAATTAATAAAAAGGAGGAAAGGTAGGCAGATAAGATTAAATGCTTATCTGTGTAAATAATGGAAGACAAATATGAATGATAACAAAAAATCAACTAAACAGACAATTCTCATTAGAAATGATGTAGTAAGAGATCCTAACTTAAGCGTAAATGGATTTGCATTTGTATTTTACCTGAAATATTTATATTGGAAGACAGGGAGCAAGTTCGAGTTCGAAGTATTTACTACAGAAGTAAAAGATTATCTTTGTATCTCAGATAATAAAACGATAAAAGCTATATTCAAAGAACTGTACAATCTGAGGTATTTGCTGAAAGAAGTTGAAGAGTTAAAACAAAATAAGCCCATCTTACTTACCTTGAACAAGGATAAGTTTTTGACCTCTATCAGCAAAGAAGAGACGGAATACTTTACTCAATTACCCATAAATGTTTTATATGCCATGAGAGATCGAAAGTTAGACAGAAAAGAAGTAAGAATATTATATTATTTAAAAAGTTATATAAATCATACGAATAGTAAGAAGATGTATTGTTATCCGGGGATTGAAACAACCATGACTAGAGAATTGAATATGAGCAAGAACACAATTCCTAAGTATACAAAGCAACTAGAGGAAAAAGGGATACTTAGCATTGAAAAGAATGCAATACATACCAGTTACCAATATGATGATGAGGGCAAGCTATTATTCAATAAGTATAATAACCATTACTATTTGAATTACGATAGGCTAGAAACCTTATAAACTCACCTAGTCCCAATTTGTCCAAGAACCACTCCCAATTTATCCAACATCCACTCCCAAATAATCCAAGAACCACTCCCAAAACGTCCTGGAGAAATTGGGGGCTAGTAAGTTAGTAATAGATATATAGATATTAGATATGTATATACAGTATTTAGAGTATGTCTTCGCTAAGCGTATCCAACTCTCAGTTGTTGTCTTTTTGTTGTGGTTAGCTTGACGATAATTTTATTAAATAAGTTGAATTATAGGGCAGTCGATTGTGACTGTCTTTTTTTTGTGCTCTGTTAACATTGGAAAATTAAAAACAATAGATTCAAACAGTTTTATAAGGTATGTATGTGTAAGTAAAAGTTGATAATGTATGTGCTATTAAATATATGGTCCTATGGATGATTGGATCTTACTGTCGTTTGATGTTAAATTACCCCCGGGGAGATCTCAATCGCGATAAAAAAAGTTGAATCGTAAATTGAGGGTAAATGGATGAAGAACGTAGATGTTATAAGGGTTTATGGGGTATATTGGATTAATTTATGGGCTATTGAATCGTAAAAGTACAAACAGTAAAAGGATAATATGATACAGGGAAGTTAAAAATGATCAAAAAGTGTGTAGTTACAGAATTGTAATGAGAGAAAAAACATAGAAGAGATAAGGAGTTAGACGATTCAAGTTACGATTGAGATGAGGGGAAAATATGATGTAATAGTTACAAAGATGTAATTAATGAAAATGATTAGTTGAAAAAATAACTTGAGCGTGGGAGGTGAAGTGCTAGGGGTATATTTGTAAAAAATAGGTGCCTTCTGGATGTAAACTACCCCCCACTACCCTACTCTAAATGAGGTAAAACCATAGTTGTAGCGCAATTAGGTTTATACATTAATCAAGCATTTACTAACAATATCCATACTCTACCAATTGAATTAAATGGTAATTATTTTCAAAATTCATTTGGATTTTGATTTTAAATTTGAATTTTCATACTCTAAAGTCAACATAGGAAAACACCTATACAGTAACTTAATCGAGCTATAACGGTAATAGCTTGAGATAAGACTTATATATACAAACTATCAATCAACTCTAATCTATTAATATTATCTATATATATATCCATCTTGTCTCATAGCCTATATCTATAACTCATCCTACCACATTTCCTCAAAATTTTCCCCTTCATTTATCAAATTTATATACACAAATATAATGAAATATGTTATAATAATATATGTAAGGAGGTGATAACATGATAGAAACAATAAGCAAAATACTTGCAACGGTTGGTGCTGCATTAACCACAACAATATTGGCAATGAATTTCTTCCCTGATAAGGCTAGAAAAATTGCTGATACTGAAAAGGTTAAAGCTGAAACAGAAAAAATAAAGGAGGAGACGAGAAGACTTAAACTAGAAAACGACAAGTTAGAACGAGAAAATCAGGCATAATACATATCCTGTCTAGGTTGAAGGGGTCGATTGACTCCTTCATATCTCTAGGCTACAATAACATTAAGTTTGTTATGATACGGCATCAAGTGTGAAAGGAGACTTATGCATGACCAACTCTAAAGCAATGTTGACACGTACATTATCGGTCATTGTATTTATAATTGGATGTGTCTTATTAGGCATTAACAATACATCATTACCTAGCTTTATTCCTTATGTATTCATCTTTATAAGTGTAATCACTTTTGTAGCTTCAATCAGAAAGTAATAGAAATTAATAGACTTATGCGAGCCTAGATGATTTATGACTAGGCTCTTTTTGTGCTTACTGATATTAGGATCGTTTAAGCGATCCACTTATTCGCCATCCTCATTCGATTCCTCAACTGTAAACAATTCTTCTACACTCACACCCAACGCATTAGCCACTGCAAACAAATTATTTATATTATGCTGCTCTGACTTATCGAACCGCGATATATAAGGCTGTGGGACTCCTGCATTTACTGCTAATTGTGATTGCTTTATGTCTCTCTCTTTAATTATTTCTCTTAGTTTGCCTTTGTATTTGAACATTATAATATCTCCTTTAACGTGGTTATTATATTATACAATATTGAATAAATTATTGAAATATTATTGACATTTGAATATACAATATTGTATAATAAATATATAAAGAGGAACACAAAAGGAGCGAATACATAATGATAAATATAACCGATAAATGCATAAGCCGTGATGGATACCATATGATTTATATAAATACTAATTCTCAACAGGGTGAGTTGTCAAACAATGAATGGCAAAGAGATGTCAGCAAACATTTGTCAATGTATCAATCTATTAAGGATAAAGGGGAAATTTCTTATAATGATTTATTAGACTTATCTACAGAAGGTGTATCTTTTTGGATAAAAGTAGTGAATACAGACTGCTACAACACTAGCAACGTATTAATTGAACTAACATTACAATATGTCAACAAAGAAATAACTTATTACATTTCAAGAGAGACATACAAAAAAATAATTAATCAAAGCAAAGAAAAGACAAAGATATTAGAAAATAATAAAGCAACGATCACAGCTTTCAATAGTATGGGAATTCCTTATGAAATGCAGACAACTATCAATGAAGTAAAAGAAGAAAATAATAAATTAATCGTTACCCATAAGCCGAAACGTTCAAGAACATTATACAAGCATACCTATGATAAAGATTCTGAACTAGAAATTTACGATGGATGGATTGATACAGGAATAAAAGATATGGGTGAATATGTTAACTATCAAAGTGCAAATAAGAATATAAGTAAAGAATCGTTATTGATTTTAATTAAAAATAATAAAATGGATTAATATAATATGAAAACTACTATTAACCTCAAAGCATCTGAAAAGAATCAATTATCTTTAGGAAGCTATAGAACAATTAATCAATTCGTCATCAATTTATGGGGCATAAATATTGATTTGGATTCACCTTTCTTTACAGAAATAAAAAGTATCTCGAATCCACAATGGAACAAATAGAGATTAAACACCCAGCAGGATATATCTATTATCAACTGCAAGATCAATAAAGGGGGAATAATAATGAAACACATAAGAGTAGTTAAACAAAACGGTTCAACTATCATACATACACTAGGCACTGATATGGATATTCTTGAGCTATCTACAGCGTTTCAAATGGACAGAGTAGACTACCAAGGGAAATATGTATACATTCACCTGAAAGGATGAATATAATGAACTCATGGAGACTTAAAGATAAAATAACTATTGCAACTAGCATATTGTTTTGGCTAATTGTGATAATAAAGATTAAATACTAACACATGAATATAATGAAATGTTCCACGTGAAACAAGAATGTTTTAATATCATTTGTACATTACAATACATAACCAAACCGTCTAATAGGCGGTTTATTTTATACTAATCAAATAAATAGATATAATGAAATAATGTACACATAAGATAAAGTGTGATATAATTATATATGTAAGGGAGGGAGGTGAAACCACTTGGACAACTGGCAGAAAACAGCAGTCATCATATCCATTCTAACTTTCTTACGACTTGTGTATAAGGATATCACCGAATACATAGCATCAAGAAAGAAGGAGCGGAAAAAGAAAAAAGCACCTACGTCCCGCAACAGACGTAAGCGCTAATCCAAGTCGCTAAACTTGAAGACAACGCTAGGACGGAAACTAACACCGTCCTACCCTTTTCCCTTACAATTGTATTATAGGAGTTAAATAAAATCAACTTATATAAGGGAGGATTATAATTATGAAAGCTGAAGCAGCCACAAGGCTATCTATTGCTATTCTCATGTTTGTGCTTGCGTCATTCATGCCTAATTGGTGGTCAATAAGCATTGTTTCATTTGTAGGGTTATACTCACTTGCTACAGGACTAATTAAGCTAAGAAAGGTTGATAAAGATAACTAAGATTAAAGTTGTAGATTCAATTATTAGAAATTAATTTAACGCAAGGGAGGTGATAAAGTTTAAATGATGGGGATATATTGTATTACAAATAAAACTAATGGTAGAAAATATATTGGGAGTAGTCATAATGTATTTTCAAGATGGAAAGAACACATAAGGAATCTTCAATATAGTATGCATCACTCATACAAGTTACAAGATGATTGGAAGAAGCACAATTTAAATGATTTTAGCTTTACAATATTACAAGTGGTCGAAGATAAAAGAAAGCTTAAACATATAGAACAAGATTGGATTGACAGAGAAGATGATTTTGATAGTCTATATAATGTTGCTGGATCAACCAGCTATAAATCGATTTCAATAACAAAAGAATTTGAAGAAAATATAAACTATATACATACAATACCTGAAGATGTTAGAGATAAACTAATAAAAAATATTAGTATATATCAAAGAACTAATGGATTGAAATTTTTTGGTAATAGTAAATATGATTTATCTAAGACATGGTATAGTAAAAATGGATTTGATACAGTTAGAAAACATATGAATAATTATCTGCGAAATATTGAAAAGTCAACATATAGAACGGCAGCTTGGACAACATTTACACAGTATTGTGGTATGCAGACTAAAGGATACAAAAGATCATTTGTTCCTATAAATGGGGAAATGAGTTTAGAGGATAGACGAAATGTTTTGTGTTTTGCGGCAAATTGCTTTCCTAATTCATTTATAAAAAGAGAATATCCCGACTTATTCATAGATGATGATGATTATGCCCTGTCTATATTGGTAAAATGGATCATTAACGTGTCAGACATAAATAAGAATATTAGAATATACATAATATCTAAAAGAATGGAACTTTTGCTTTCTGAATGGATAAATAAATATAAACTTAAGAATGATGAAAGCTAAAACTTAACGATTAAAATCATAAAGCTCTAACCATCTATACTAATGATAGGTGGTTTATTTGCATTTCACTAGTATTAAACAATTAAATATAATGAAATCTATTGTATTAAATAATGAATCGTGCTATAATAAATATATAAAGAACAAGAGGTTACGAGGTGAAAACACAATGAGTCAAACAAAATTAGCAGTATTAAAGAGCCAGTGGCAACGCAAGCAAGCGTTAAAGGCTCAAACAGTATACGGTCACTTGGTGTTGAGATAATTCGAATAAAACATATAAATAAAAATAATGATAATAAAGGTGGTAATAAATATGTACTATGGAGACAAAAGAGAAGCAAAGGTAAATATTGCAATGGCTTTAGTTGAAAAGGGATGGAAGATTTATGGCTGGAAAGATGATGAATCTGACGCAATGGTAGATTACTTTAGTCCTGCCGATTGGGATGGTATTGCTGAAAAGAACGGCTATGTTCTTTGCATCGATCAAAATAATACACGTTACAGTGGCTATGAACAAAAAGAATACATAGGTGGCAATGCTGTATATAAAACTAACGACCGTATTAAAAAACTTGAGGCTATGATGAATGATGCAGCGTCGTCAGAAAATGAGAAAGCTTCTTGTGCTGTATTGATTGAAAAAGAGAAGGAAAAGGTTGGGGCAATCGAAAAGTATAAAGTCGTAGAGACGTACCCCATATTCTCTTTTGCGAATCCACGTGGGACAAGCTGGCACATTGAAAAAGATGCTCAGATTATTGCGAAGGGTAAAGGGGTATTCTCAGTCAATGACTATGATTGGGAGAACAAAGAGAAGACCGAGAAGCAGCAAAAAGCTGAGAAACTCGCGAAATTTATTAAGAAAATCGAAAATGTTTTAACTGATGTCGATGCTTTAAAACCTGAAGTTGTCAAAGTAGAAAAGAAAGTTATTAAACCGGTTGAAAAAGAAAATAAAACTATTAATGTTAATGATGTATTGTCTTTTTCTTATCATGGGCATTATTGGGTAGTAACTGACATTTACACAAACTCAAAAGCACAATCCTGTGTTACCTACGAACTTTTGGGTAGTGAAAAGAGAGGCTATCAACGACTAAATGGTATGAGTGTTAAGCGCTATTATCAAACACTCGATAGATTAAACAAAGGTATGGAAGAAGGCACTGTTAAAGTACACACTTTGCAAGAGGTTACAGAATACCAAGAAAAAACAGTATTCAAGAAGGCGGCAAGAAAACAAACTGTTTCTAATGTTCCAGCAATCGAAACTACAGAAGAGGCAAAGGAAAACGATGAAGCTGTAAATGTGTCTGCTGAAGTAGCAGTATCATACAACAATGAGAAGCAAGGTATTGAGATCCGTTTCCCGTCAAAACCTGGAAGCAATATTATTGAACAACTTAAAGCTTATGGTTTTAGATGGTCTAAACGTGGGTTTTGGTATGCTAGACAGTCAGATAAAGCAGATCAATTAGCAAGTTCACTGCAAGCAGACTATAACAAACAAAACAATACCGAATCCAATGGAGCTGCTAGTATTTCAGCGTATGAAGACATTACTATTGATGACCTTCACATGTACATTGTCTCAGATGAATTACAATCACGTTTACATTCATCTAGTCTGTTTCAGGTAGACTATAAAAAGGATTGTTTCAATACATTTAACGAACTCCAAAAAACCGCTCTAAATGTACTATCGCAAACAGACAATGAATATCTTCAATACCAAATTAAAAAGTACTTACAATCCTTTAAGCAGCGTTATTATAAACAATACATTAAAATACTCAATCATCGCGCCAATAACCCTTCATGGGCTGTTACTGGTCGAGGTGGATTAAACGTTCAACGTTATAACAAAATGCAAGACAGATATGGGAATATGTTAAGTCAGCTTTCGGATATGAAAAAAGAGTTTGATAATCGTATGGATAAATTCAAAACAAGAATTTTCCAATTAGAAAAAGAAAGATTAGATAAAGAAGTCAATGAAGTTGTAGAAATACCAGAATTTAAGATAGATCGTAAGCAAATCACCGTAGCTGGCTATACAGAGACAACAAGAGTATACACTCACAAGGGTTATATGATTGCTAAGTCGTGGGGAATGTATCGTATTTTTAAGGATGGGAAAGAAGTAGACACAAACCTAAAAACCACTAGTCGACTAGATGAGGCCAAAAGATTTGTTGCATATTTAATTAGCAAGGATGAACTATTAATCACGAATGAAAATAATGATAAAAGACGAATTTTACAAGAAGAAACGAAAAGTAAAAATAGCGATCAGCAACAATATACCAGTAAGATAGATAAGCAAATCGAGTCAGCACAAAAGAAATTGAATGCCTTGTCTGGTGACTATCAGACTAACACATGGAAACGCCAGCAAGAAGCAGCAAGCCGAGAACAGAAAAAAGGTAGTTTGAACTTAGAAATTAGTATTCTGAAATATCTAAAAGAAAAAGCAACTAGTAGTACAATGGACGAATACGACATAGCTCTATTGGTGGGTAGCTTTAGGGAAGATATGAGAATTAAACATAGTTCGCGAAGCAAATATAATACCGAAATTAAATATCCCGTTGTCAATCTTAATGTCGATACTAATGGCTGGTGGAATCAAGAAGTACCAAAAATGCAGAAACGATTGAACAAAGCAGGAATATATAATACTGAGCAATATAATGAAGCAATAGATAAATATGCTGAACTTGTAAAGGCCATTGAGAAACCAGTGAATCCAGTCCAGCGTGAAATTAAGAAAATGGAAAGCGAAGTTAAGTTATATAAAATTGACGGCTACTTTCCAACACCCAGAGCTATTGTGCAACGTATGATTGACTTGGCTGACCTACAAGATGGTGAAACCATTTTAGAACCAAGTGCAGGCAACGGTAATATTTTAGACGGTGTAAATGAGTATATACAAGACAATAACCTAAATGCAGAATTGCACGGTATTGAGTGGAATCTTACACTACGTAAGATTCTTGAGTTAAAACAATACAAACTAGTTGCTAATGATTTTATAGAATTTATGCCATTTACCAAGTATGAAAAAATAATTATGAATCCACCCTTCGAAAGAAGTAAGGACGTTGATCATGTGCTAAAGGCTTATGATTGCCTTAAGGAAGGTGGCAAACTAATTGCTATTATGTCGCCACATTGGACATTTTCTAGTGATGCCAAGAGTATTCATTTTCGTAACTGGCTAAATGACAAGGGTTATTATGAAAAGCTTCCAGATGGATCGTTTAAGGAATCAGGAACAGGGGTCAGCACAGTATTAGTTGTCATTGATAAGCTTGAAGGGGAAACAGCAAGGGCAAATTAACAATTAGGTACAAGTGAAAGAGAAGTTGGTGATTACATGAGAAAGAAAAAGCCTCAGAAAAAGCCTGTTAACGTCTCGCGGCTATATTGGAACTATTTACAGGGTATTATAGATCCTGCTGAATTAACTCCAAAGCAATTTAATCAAATTGTATTGGAACAATACATACAGTATAAGCAGCGTGGAGGATATAAGTCGTTTGAGGAGTATTATCAATACATTAAGTCTAAAGGGTTGTAAAACTGATATTTTACTGGGTTTAAATAAAAAGTTGAAATATAAAAATAAACAAACACTTGAATATAATGAAATTATATTATATAATAAATATATAAGTTGAATACATAGGAGGCGACGACATTGCTGAAATTCCTGAAGAGATTAATCATCAACAGAAAGTATGTTGAGGTAGACTTGAATAATGGATCCTTGTATTTAGACAATGAACAATCATTAAAAGTCGCAATGTCTCGTATGTAGTTAATTTAAAATACTCATTTTATGAGGAGGAATGTAAATATGAAATCAACTGAATCAAACAATGAAATGGAAGAAGTTTATTTGAGCGACATTGAAAAAGGAGACCTAATAGAAGTTGCTGATAGGAATGTTAGAAAAGTTGTCAGTATTACTATTAGTGATTCAGGTAAAACAATAAAATTCCTTCTTGAAGATGAAAAAGGCAATCGATCTGAAACAACGTGGTGGAGAATAATGAATAAAACAACTAGGTTGCAAAGGCGGTGTGAATTTTGAAAGAGGATTTTAAAAAGTTGGCACTGATAATTCAAGAGTCACAGATAGACGATATGTTTAGATTCACTTTGAAAAATGAATTAGGTGAAACTATATTTATGGGTGTGAAAATAATTAATGAATTTGATTCGGACATTGCTGTAATTAGCGCTGTTGGGGGTGGCTATGAGATGGCGGTTTGGATTAATGAAGATTTTAATGATTGTAAATATATTACTGATAAATTAATGAAGAATTTTGACGGATATAGTATCTCTATTTAATTAGATGATAATGAAACAGAATAAAAGAGTGATTTTACTGAAAAAACAAGGGGGGTTTACCTTGCAAACTATTACTAAGGAAGATAGTAAATTAATTAATTATTTCAGAAATAAAAGCTTAGAAAGTATGATAAAGATAGCTGAGAATTTTCTATTGCGTCCGAACGATACTATGAAAATTATGGGAGAAGAGAAATTTTATCGACGTAAACAAGCATTTGAAACTGTTTTAAAGAGTAATTACAGTGAAACTGATTTATACAAGTATTATTATGAATTGCCAACAATTAAACATGGTTTCTGTACGTTTAAACGCTGGAAAAATAAAATGTATTTTTGATAAAATTCTTGTTTTACATAGATACAAATGTATGAATATGCAAAATAAAAATTATATCACACGAATTTAATGATAATTTTATCCATAGTAATGTATATTTATAATTCCTCTGATTAAGGCATTATTGCAATAATAAAAGAGTCTATTAGTTGTGCGGTATATCACTCCACCCATATGGCGTAATCATGCTACAATAAAATAAAACATAGAAGGAGCATTTAAATGACTGAGAGATACGGCAAATACATACTTGAAGATAACGACGACGATTCATGTGGTGACTGCGGATCAAACAGAAGTACAACTGTATTTGATAACGAATTAAAGAGAGACGTTGGCACATATTGTCGCAGTTGCCAGCAAGAAGAAATATATAATTTGATACACCCTAACGAAGATGAGGAAGAAGAAAACGAAGAAGAAGAGCTTGAAGAAGAGGATGAGGAGTGTTAACAAAGAGCGGTTTCCCGCTCCTTGTTCATGTCAAAGTAATATCATGAAAAATGAGTTGTGTATAAAATCAGTCTTTTACATAGATTGTACATCATATTGAACCATATGTTATAATTAGGAAAAAGGCATAGGTGAATTAAATGAGACTGAACACAAGAAACTGGTTTGATCTTTTGGGAGCTAGTTCATTTCTAGGGTACGCTATTTATTCTTTTCAAAATCCTGACACTAGTTCGGAGCATGTTGCCAATGTGGCGTTTGCTGTTATGCAAAAACTTATTGGAGCTATTGCAACTGTGGCAAACGCATCACATATAGTAATCAATTAGGCAGCCTTTAAGGGCTGTTTTTTGTTTATTAAAAAAAGACTAGATCAAAAAATTCAAAAGTTCTAAACAATATAATATTTTTATATAATAAATTTAAAACACAGAAACGTATTCATATTATTGTTACATTATGTTCTTATAATGTTCGGTTTACTTAGTAAACCTTATATGTTATTATTAAATCACAGCAAGGGACGAACATACATAACCGATAAGCCGGAGAAACCGGATGCGGACGAAAGGATGGATTACAATGAAAACATGGGTGCGCGAAGGCTACGAAGTTGTGGAAGTTGATTTTGATCACGATCTGCACCAATTTGAGGTTATGCAAGACGGAGAAACACTATTCACCATCACACCAGCAGACTTAGAAAACCAAGCACAGATTATCACAGACCTTGATTCTGGCGAGGATGTGAACGGTTGGGAAGATGGAGACGGCAACACTATCTACGTCGAAAAAAAGTAACAGTGCCCCTCCAGTATGTTGACGGTGCTTGGTTATCTCGCCACCTTGGGACAACCAAGCAGAGTGTAGGGAAATCAGCGCGGAGCGCATTAAAAGACGGGTATAGAGGTACATTTCCACGTCCAGATGCATTGGTTGAGGGGCGACCACTTTGGCTTAAAAGTAGGTTTGGGATTGAGAACAATAATGTAAAATTTTAATTTGATTAAGAAAGCGAGAGTAATTGTTTTGCGAGATAGAAAGCGAATAAGTTTTGAAGATAGTCATAGATTTTTTGAAGGCGAACAACAAAAATTATGTTCCAATTGTAATCAGTGGTATCCTTGCAATGAAATATATTTCTATAAAAACCCGAGCAATAAAAAAGATGGCCTAAATCCAAAATGCAAACAATGCAATATTAGTAATTCAACTAAATGGAATAAAGAAAATTATGAAAAGACCCTAACATTCCAAAAGCAAAGAAATGATAAGCCCCAGAATAAAGAAAAAAGGCGGCTGTCTGAGAAAAAAAGAAGAGAAAATGGACTATTGCGGGATTGGCAAAGAAAAAATAAGGATAAATTAAAACTCTATAGACAGAAAAGATTTAATAAGTCTCATGAAATCACCCAAGATGAGTGGAGTAGATGTTTAGAGTATTTTGAATGGAAATGCGCTTATTGCGATATGACTCAAGAAATACATTTCGCAGTTAATGGACAACAACTACATAGAGATCATGTTATTCACGATGGCAGCAATTTTATTGACAACTGTGTTCCAGCTTGTAAAGAATGCAATAGCAGTAAACACGATAAGGAATTAACCGAATGGTATAATAAAAAATTTATTCATTTCGATGAAAATAGATTTGCTAAGGTTATTCAATGGGTGACTAAGGATTGGATAATATTCACGGAATAGAAATTGATAAATTGTTACTTTTATTACCACTTACGAACTAGACAGAAATGTCTAGTTTTTTTTGTTGAGGGAAAAACTAAAATAATTATACAAATAAATATAATGAAACATATTGACTAAAAGAATTGTGAATGATATAGTAATCTCAAGAGATAATTAAAATATTTTTTAACGGAGGTGAACACATGACGCTAAGAGAAAGAACTCTTATGTTAATAAGCGAAAGAGGGATAAAGAAATCATTTATTGCTACTAAATTATCAATAAGTAATTCTTTATTCTCGCTATTTATTAACGATAAGCAGCCACTACAAAAGCCTGAAATAATGAAACTTGAAGCATTGATAGAATCTTATAAATAAATAAATGAAATTTGGAGGAGAATAAACATGGGAATACTGAAATTATATGATGAGAGTTTTACTACTTCTGAGAATTGCAGCATCAGAAATAAATACATAAATCGAATAGAAGTGCTTGATAAAGTAAAAGTACTTTCTATGTTGCCAAACAATAAACATGTAACAGCAAAAATGATAGCAGAATATTATGAAGTAGATAAAAATGTTATAGAACAAATTATAAAGAAACAAAGAGACGAATTTTTAAGCGATGGTATGTTAATGTTAAAAGGAAAAGATGCGGTAGATTTTAATACTGAAAACAATTCAGTATTGGTTATTCCAAGAAAAATGATTAATGTGTTCACAAGAAGATCTGTGCTGAGGATTGGAATGTTGTTACGTGACAGCGATATAGCAAAGGAAGTAAGAAATTATTTATTAAATATAGAGGAAGACACCACCAATGAACAAAAAAAGATTATAATTGGGGGCTGGACAGATGAAGATGTTCTCACCTTAAACAACATATTTAATGACGAAAGAAAAAACGGGAATAGTAAAATGGAATCAATTAGGATAGCAGCGAAGGCACTTAAAAAGAATCCTCAAGCAGTTTATCAGAAGTATCGAAATGTTACCAAGAAGCATGGATCATTAGAGAACTATATAACGACAAATAATTTAGTTTATTTCAATAAACAATCTCAAGAAATTCACCAAACAGAACTAGAAAATCCAAATGAAAAAAACAAAACTGAATTAAATCAAATTCACTTTGAAATAAATAGATTTCTAGAAAATATGAATTCGATAAAAGAGCTAGAATTGAAAGTTAGTCAATTAAAACTCGAAACAAGAGAAATTAAGCATAAGTTAGAACTTAAAGAGTTAGAATTGGAAGCTAAAACAGTAGAGATCGGCAAGAAAGATAGAACTATTAGCAAGCTAAAGAAAAGTAAAATGGCTTTAGAATCAAACCTTAAAGCAATTCGAAAAATAGTTCTCAGTGGCGTCAATATAAATGATACGGGAGAATGTGCAGTTTTAGAAAAAGAAGCACTGGGACGGACTTACACGAAAGACAAAAATGGATTAGTGGAATTAAAATAGTAATACTAAAAACTGAGTCTAATGGCAGGCTCAGTTTTTTATATAATTAAATATAATGAATATTGATAAATACAATAAGTGATGATATAATAGTTTTAACAAAGAAAGCAACACTGTATCGGAAGATAGAAACATTGTATTGTAACCAATTAAAACAACGATTTTATTCAGAAAGAGGACTTTGAATGAATGTTTATGTTATAAAGACAAACCAAGGGTATGTAAAGAGCATCCACAGAAGTAAAATCTTTTATACTGAAAGCCCAGAATACGCTAAGTTATACAACTCATCACATAAATGTGCTGTGGCAATGGCCAATCATAAGCCATTATTCAAGAAAACTTCTCCATCCATATACTGTATTAAAGCTAACATTGAAGCACTTGAGGAAATAGAGTATTTAAGTCTATCTCAATATCGGTAAATAATCTATGAAAACAGTATTTGATTAAGATATTACGGAGGTTCGACATGAAAACATTCTCCTCAATCCAGAAGCAAATTTTTGAGGCTATGAAAGTTGAAGATATGAACAAAGGGAGGCTATTTAAACGTTTAATAGCAACTGGAGCAGCACCAGCCTGCAAACGTTGTGGAGGAAGTGGAAGATACTCCTTTAACCTTAAAGATGGATCAACTTGCTATGGCTGTGGAGGAGCTGGTGTTATCATTAAAGACGAATCTGAATTGCTTAAAATTGTGGAGTCTCAAGGAATACAGGACAAACTGACTAAATATTTAAATGAACTTGAATCAAAAAAGCAACCAAAAACTAAGACTCAAGTTTCACAAGAGGAAATAAGACAGCCTGAACAACCTGAAGAATTATTGAATGATTTATATCAAGATGCCATAAAGCGAATGGATTGGGAATTTGTTGTACGAATTATGATATTATTGAAAAATAAGGACAATCAAATTGAAGGGAAACAGGCTAACGAAAAACAAATTAACTACATAAAATCTTTAATAAGTAAAAAGCAAACCAAGACACAAAGCGATAAAGACAACCTAATTCAATTTATAGATGAGTTTGAGGCTGGGAAGAGAAGTTTGAATCATACCGAAGTAAATTACATTATAAATTGGTTAAAAGAAAGATAATTATCATGGTGGGAGGAAAACAAGATGACTACAAAGGTAAAACAATATAAAGGTTTTAAAATCCACGAGACGCAAGATATTACTATGGGATCGCCATTGTTTGTTGTGTATACAGCAGAAGAATGGGCTTATGGCAAAGGTATTCGTTCTTATGAGTGGGAAGCATGTACTTTTCAGGAAGCAAAGGATTTCATCGATAGTTATAATGTAGAAAATTAAGTTGATAAACAGTATTTCATGAGGAGTTTATAGATGACAAATAACAAATCAGTAAGCTTCGATATTATGGTCTCCGATAAGGTATCTATTGGAGATTTGATCGATGTCGAGGGAAAGAAAATGTATATCACAAAAATTAAGTCAGTTGAAGCTGGGACAGGAACAAGACTGATGGTTCAAGGTCTTTGTAAGGAAGATCAAGTTAGTAAATTACTTCGAAAATATACCCGAAACTAAATGAGGGGGGCGCAATCTTCTCTTTACTAAAGTGGAGATTAAGCTAATCACTTGGAGGGATACTCTATGTCAGAAGAAATGAAAATGGATGGCGCTATCTCGGAGTTTTTTCGGGAGCGTTACAGTCGGGATTGGAAGCCAAAAGAACAAGTAGAGTTCCTAATTGAGCTTTTTTCTAATCTTTCTTTGCATGTACGACCTGTATTTCCATCTGATGAAAAAATGGTTCTTGTTACTTCTCAGATGATGGAAGAGGCTCTTAAACGCCGCAAAGTAAAGGTTATATTTGGTGAGGTGGAAGAAACTGAAGATTAAAAGAAAGCTTCAGTAAAAGCAGGATTTTAAAGAAAAATCATAGAAAGAATTCTATACAAACTTTACCAGAAGGCATGGAGGAACTTATGAGTAGAATAATAGAGATAAATGGCAAACATATTTATTATCTAAGAAAATTTGATAGGGCAATTCCCCCTAATGAAGTAGAGGTAACTTTTGACCTTGGTCGACTTGAATTATTTAGAAGCTCAGGAGAGATAGAATTAAAGTATAGTAAGTGGAAAAAACCTTCGTTTTTAGATTTTACTTATTTTCAAGACGAACTTATTATTGAAGAAATTCATTCACGGATAAGAAGAATTGGTCATGGCAGAATTATGCTAGAATTTTTATTAGAACTTATCCATATCTACAATGCTAAAGTGGAGGAATATAACAAGAATTCAACTGAAGTGAAATTCGACAGAATAACGAAAGTAACAGGATACATGCGAGAAGGTGGGGGTATAACACATGAAGAACTAAAATTGTTTTATGATAAGTGCGGATTTCTTAAAAATAATCAATTACTTAAAGAAATAAAGTAAAGTTACGAGGATATGAAAAGAGTAAGGATACCACTCAATCATTTAAAAATTGAAATCTAATGAAACAGTTATTTTACCTTATTTTTTCTCGTACATATGTTCTCTCTCTATTGGGTAACATGATATAATATAAACTAATTGCGTATAACAGGGGGAGATATATATTTCTTGGTTATTTAATCGACATCAATCTAAGAAAAGATTAGAACCTATTCTTATAAATCAGATTTTCGAAATATATGGGAATATCGAAGAGTATGGTATGCATCCTAGGGAAGGTCAAGAAAATATGTCATTGGACATAGCAGAAGCATTTATCAACGATAATAACTTGATAATTGAAGCAGGTGTTGGAATTGGAAAGTCATACGCGTATTTGATTCCCTCGCTGTTTATCAACAAAATGATCGGTAGACCTATCGTTATAGCAACTTCCTCAATCCAGTTGTCTGAGCAAATTTTTGAAGACATAAATGATATCTCTCAAAAATTGGGTTTTGATAACATTAAAGCAGTTATCGGCAAGGGGATGGGGAATTATCCATGCCAAGAGAGAACGGAAAAGATAATTGAAATGGGTTTATTGAAAAATGAAGATCAATTATTTGAAACTTTAGTTTCTGCAATTTCTTCTGGAAAGGTAAAACAAAGAAGTGATTTATCTTTTAGTATACAAGATAAAGATTGGAATAGGGTTGCTGTACAAAAATGCACCTATGAAAATTGCACTTATAGAAATACATGTGAATTCTATGAGATGAGAAATTTAATAAAGTCTGATTCTTGGCAAATTGATTTTATTGTAGTAAATCAAGATTTGTTAATTAGAGATCTAATTCGAAAGTATGAAACAGGAAGAGGATTTATAACAAGCAATAGCGCATTGACAGTAATTGATGAAGCTCATAATTTCGAAGAGAAGGTTAGAAGTGCATTAACTCTTACATTCAATTTATCAGAAGTAAAGTGGTCTATAGGGAATGTTTCGAGATTACTTGATTCTAGAGGTGTTTATACTCACATGAAGAATATAGCCCTCCTTTTAAAGGATGTGGATAATTTATTCGAATTAATTGAAAAACAAATTTCGGATTTTGGAGTAACAGAGTCTGAAAGGTATGCTATATCACCACTCACTACAATCGATTTTAAGAAGTTAGCTGAAATTACGAAAGAATTAATTACCTCTACATCTTTGCTCGACGATACAGGCAAAAAAGAAAGACAAATTGATGATTTGTTGCAAGATCTAAGAAATTTCCATACTCTATTTGAAGTCTTAGGACATCTTAAGACAGATCATCTAATATGGTCTCAAAAATCAAATAAAAACAAGGTAGAAATTAGTTACTGCCCGAAAAATATAAAAGATGTTTTGAGCGATAGACTGTTTGCAGGTAGAAATTCAGTTATCTTAACATCGGCTACAATGTGTCAGTCGGGAGAGTTACTTGAAGAAAAGTACGATTACATTTCAAAAGCATTGGGGTATATGGGGGTATTTGGTGAGCAACAGTTCTCTCCTTATAATTATCATGATAATGCTTTGATGTATATCGCTAATGATATGCCCTTGTATAGAATTAAAGGAGAGGACAACAGGAGCAACTTCCTAAAAGCTGCTTTAGATAAAATCGTATATCTTTGTGATTTAACTAAGGGAAGAACGCTGGTTTTATTCTCTGCAAAAGAGGATCTTAGATATGTAACTGACAATTTATCTTCAATGGACGTTAATTGGAATATCCTTATACAAAAAGAAGGATCTTCGCAAGAATCAGTATTAAGTGAGTTTAAAGAAAGTAAAGGTGTACTGTTTGGAACGGGTATTTTTTGGGAAGGAATAAACATTTCTGGTCCTGATTTATCCCAAGTAATAATAGTAAGACTTCCTTTTCCCGTCCCCAATGATCCAATTACCGAATATAAGATAAACAATTCAAAAGATCATATGAATGAAATTTTACTTCCTGAGATGCTGATAAAGTTACGTCAAGGTACGGGGAGGCTTATTAGATCAGAGGTAGATACAGGTATTATTAGTATTTTGGATTCTCGGATAAGTGAAAGTCACAAAAAGTCATATAGAGAGGCTGTACTTAGTTCTTTGCCATTTAAAAAACATACGGAAGACATTGAGTTGGTGGAGCAATTTGTAAGAGAAAAAGTAACACCAAGGTTTTGACTGGGTTGAATTTGAGGGCGTGACCACTAAATATTTGGTTGCGCCTCAAGATAAAAGTTGAATTTTACAATGTAAAAATACATAAGGAGTGGTAGGTTTATGAACCCACGTGCTATGCAAGAAGCTATGATGTTGATGGAAAAGGCAAGGAAGTACGATGAATTAATCCCTTTTCCAGAAAGAGATTATGAGTTGCGTTGCTCATTTTGTGGCAAGAGTCAATCTGAAGTAGATAAAATGGTAACAGCAAAGAACGCCTGTATTTGCAATGAATGCATTGGACTATGTGCAGAAATTGTTGCTGAAGATGAGAATGAAGGAGCCAGTGCCAATGAATAGGCAGTGGTTTGTAAAAAGGATCATTACTATAAGCATAGTGATCTATGCGATTCTGTCAATTGGAATAGCGCTATCGTGTTTGAGTGTGGCTGTTAAGATGCTGACTATTATACTTGGACTAGCAGCAGTATGTAGTGTACTTGTATTGAATTTGTATCTTAGTACCAGAACAATGAAGAATGAAAAGTCTATTAAATAACATTTTATGACAGGGAGGGAGTTAGCAGGGTGAGATTGCCTGACGAAAAATAAAGGAGATATGCATAATTGGAGAATAATATTCAAGTAGTAGAACAAAAATTGGTAGAGTTTAACGGATCTGAGTTGTTAGGGGTAAAAGCGAATGACGGTAAGATTTATGCTGGTGTTCGCTGGGTATGTGAAGGAGTTGGATTATCAGATGGTCAAGTAAAGGCAGAACGAAAAAAAATCAAAGAAGATATAGTATTGAATCAAGGGGGACGAAATTTCGTCCTCCCCACTAAAGGTGGACAACAGGATATATTGACACTAGATATTGATTTCTTACCGTTATGGCTTGCCAAAATCACAATAACGCCAAACATGCAAAAGAATCAACCAGAAGTAGCAAGTAAGTTAATTCAGTATCAATTGAAAGCTAAAGATGTTTTAGCTGAAGCGTTTGTACATAAATCAGTTCAACAATATCCAGTTTTGCCGACTACATACAAGGAAGCGTTATTGGCTTTAGTTGAACAGGTGGAAGCTAATGAGAAATTACATACTGAAAAAACAATGCTTGAACAAGTTGTTGCAGAAAATAAACCAAAAGTAACCTACTATGATACAATATTGAATGCTAAAAACACAGTACTTATTAAACAAATTGCTGCTGATTACGGACTTACTGCTCAAGAGCTAAATAAGATTTTGCATTCTGAAAAAGTGCAGTACAAACAGGGGGGACAATGGCTGCTATATAAAGATCATTTTCACAAAGCCTATACAAAATCGAATACATTTCGTTACAAAGATAAAGATGGTAAAGAAAAAACGAAAATGAGTACAAAGTGGACTCAAAAAGGAAGATTGTTTATACATAGTATTTTAGAACGATTAAATATAAGACCAGTAATGGATTTGAAGGATAACGGGACTACATAAAAGCTGATTTAAACTTATATAACTATACGATAATGATAAGATTGGATTGTTGAATAGTTATAATGAAACAAGACATAAAAATTTAGATAAAAGATTAATTTGACCAACATCTTACGTCTGAGATACCATACTAAAAACAGAACGAAATCAGACTGAGGCGATTACAACATGATTTTGCATAAGTGTAAGAACGACTTTTGTAATAATGTTATTACATCACAATACCCAGAAGCAGAATGTTGCGACAAGTGTTACATGGAGATACTAAGCATTCTCCCTATATTTCACTTGCCTGAAAGTTTAATGCCCTATAAAAAATCTTGGGAAATTAGAGCGAACCCAAGAATTTGTAAAATGCGATTATGCAAGAATAGGGTATTGGTAAGAGGAATGTGTAAAAAACACTATCTAATGTATATGACCAAGAAATAGATCGCATAAGCGGTCTTTTTTTATTAAACAAATAAATATAATGAAATGAATAATATCTATATACAAAAATAATTAAATGATATATAATATAAGCACAGAGAGAAACAATACATATGAGGTGATTAACATGTACAACGTAACCGTGTTTGAGAAGGTGTCAGATAAATTAGAGGCGAATATATATTCGTTCGATGATAAAATAGAAATGGCCAAATTTGCTGCATTGCGTGAAAATGAAGGTGCAATGGTTGTCATGAATATTGCTTTAAAACGAACTGCGTAAAACTATATTTTTATTACAAGTGACGAAATAACTTATAAAACAAAGGAGTCGATTATTATGAAAGTGAAATTGTCAATTACCTTCGAGATTGATGAGAAGAAATATCCTAATCTTACTAAAGAAACTATTCGGACAGAATTGCAAGGGAACTTTGATCTTTACATGCAACAAGTTGAAGAGGAAACAAAGAATTTGCTTACAGATATGAATAGGAATGCATCTAAATGAGGTTTTGTCAGTCTTGATGAAGTTTGTGCTTTGCTGAAGATTGAATTGAGTCTAAGGAAAATAAAATGATCCTTTGATTAGCAAGTATATAACTGCAAAACTAAAAGGAGAATTCAAGTGAGGCTGTGGAATAATTCTAAATTTAGTCCGGGTTGTGCTACCATTGTTATGGCTGCTCCATTATGTTTTTTAGGTTTCTTGGCGTTTCCAGATGCTGGACTGTTTGCACCATTAATACTAGGTAGTGTAATTGCTTGTTCTATCTTTTTAACTCAGAAATTTTGGAGATACTACTATGGTATAGAAAAGGGCGACCATCTTCTTTGGGACAACAAAAAGGTGCACGTAGGCAGTACATATGTCTGCTATGAAGGTGATCAAGTAGGATTTGAAGAAATAACCGGCTATGAGCTAGTGCCACTTAATAAATGGGTGTATGTGAATTATAAAAGAAATAATAAGAAGTCTCGAATTACATTTATGTTCAATGCGAATAATGACGAATCTTTTTTTAAAGATTTAGATGTAAAGTATAAAAAATATATCGAAAGCAACTTAAAATGAATATTTTATAAGGAGTGAAGTCAAGTGGATTATAAAATTAGAATTGTAACTACAATGCAAGTAACAGGAGAAGTAGACAATGTGCCATACATTCTCAATGATGGTGTAGAGATGTCTATTCAGTCTCAATCGATTGACAGAATGAAATGGTTCGTATTTATTCCAACCATTGAAAAATTCGATTACATAGAGAAATACAATTTCGATTTTCTTATTAATGAATACATTACCTATCCACTATATCATGGTGAATTTCAATTGCCAGTAATCAGCGATAATATTCACACTTTTGCGTACATTACTCCCAGCGGATATGTTCAATGGGCATCAAAAAAAGATGTAGGCGAATTAAAGTCATATAAGGTGACACAACGAATCAGCAGTGATGAGGTTCGTTTCAGATAAAAAGATTATTTTATGGGGAGTGTCGGATTTATGTTAAAGGATCTAGAATTCAAAGAAATACCGAAATTCTTTTCTGAGTTGTCAAAAAAAGAGACAGGGAACTTTCAATTGGCTCGAATTTATGGAATGGCTAAGTCTTGGCTGGAACAGAGAGAGAAAGAAGAAGTAATTGAAAAGCTAGTTGAACAAGATTATCGAAGAGTAGTTAAAACAACAATCATTTGTGATGATCTAGCCATTGTAGAAGCAGAAGTAAGACTAAACAAAACAAAGGAAACAACGTTCTATCCCGTAGTTAACGGTAAATTTTTCAATGAATCAAGAATGACATTTGATGAGGCTTTGTTACTTGGTTTCTGCCGTAAGTACAATAATGAAAAATTCGATTCAGCAATTTTCAATATGTTAAGAATGGACATGAAACTAAATAGTGAATCTGTATAAAAGGATTCTTTTATTAAGAAATAGAGGAGAGGAACACCAATGGATAAAATTATTGATGACACAAAAGAGTTGGTGCTGTTAAGTCCAGAGAAATTAGATGATAAATTGTTGGAGGAAAAGTACAACAAGGCAAATTTGCGTGAACTGGTGAGAAGGAGCCTTAAAGAAGTTAAGGAGTATAAAAGTGCATTTGAGCATCAATTAAAAGTGAATGAAGCTCAAGCGAAGCAACTGAAAACAATAAGGTCAATGATTGATGATTTTGATAAATGAAGTATTTGATAACAAAAAAAAAGCGACCAAAAGTCGCAACTTAATCAAAGTATTTATTAGCAAAAATAATTGCTATACCAATTACTAAGAAAATAAAAGCAAATGGAATAGATACAGTGTAGTCATTTAATGCTTGAACTAAATCTTTATTAAGCGAATTGCTTATCTGAGAACCCATAAATTCTCGTGTATCTGGAGTAACCCTTAGCAGATGTTTGATGAAGTAAGCATAAATAGCATAAACGAAGGATAATGCGCTTAATCCATAACCCAAATTTTTGATTTTTAGTACCATTCTTATTTTCCTTTCTCAATTTAAGATTAATTTAATTATACTAATCTATTTGTATGATATGCAAATACTGGAATGTAATCAAGTAAGAAGGAGCGAAGAATATGAAGACTAGGGTTTTTACATGTTCTAACGGGACAGAGTTAATTGTTAAACATCGAAAATCAGCAGTGATATTTGAAATGAATCAAAACCAAATAAATAATAAATATAATGTTACATATAATTTTGAACTTAGGGATTTCGTAGAGTTGTATAACTACATTAAAATGATTGCAAATGAAGTTTGGTCTAATTTATCTCCCAAGGAAGCTGACAGTTTAGGATCAGACTATTACGAATATTATGACAAAGAACTTGACACTAATGGCTATCTTCGTATCGGAAAAAACACAATTTGTATAGATAAGCCAACATTAGATGGACATAAGCTTTATCAATTCAATAAGAAAAAAATGGAGTCATTTATTTTTGACTTTGAAAAGTTCGTTATTTCCTAACATTAAGAGTGGTTCTTATAAAATAAGTCAGTCTTTTAGGAGAATTAGCATGAATAAAAAACAGCATATTTTTTGGAGTGTCTATGTAGCAATAACTACTGTGATAGCATTCGCATTTGGCTTTATCACAGGAATACACTACTAAAATTATTAAAATTCATATAACAACGGAGGAGCAGATTGGGAAGAACAGCGCGGTCAACTATATACGCACGACATTGATCTAGCTGTCAAGTTTGAAAGTTGGCATGATGCTGAAGATATTAAAGAAGCAACTGAACAAGTAGTACCTTTGTTCGATTAAAAAATAAATATAATTAAAAGGAGTATTTAAAATGGATACATATATGATAGTCGTAGACGGAAAAGTAAAAGAAGAAATCGAGACCGCTGGACGCTCCAGAGAGGCTATGAGTTATGTGTTAATTGATCGTTTCTATCATTGGAGTGGTCTTTCTGTTAATGTAAACATCTATAGCTCTTTAACGGGGAGTGAGTATCATTATGTTTAAAGCTGGAGCATTAAAAGACAATAAGCTGTATGTTAGAAATTATGAGGGTAAGTGGATTGAATTACATGAGGCAGCGAAACAATATGAACAGCATAGAAATTTGAAACATACATAAATACATTTAAAGACTGCTGTAAAGTAGTTGTTTTTAATAAACTAAAATAATGAAATATATTGTTTAATTCATTTAGTCATGTTATAATTTATTTATTGAAAAGGAAATTTATTGTAACCAAATTAGCAACATAGTATTGTAGAGTTAGAAGATTAAAGCTATGAGGTGATAGAAAATGAGTCAGAATCAGAAATTATTTTGGTTTATGATGAAGCAAGCAACAAGGAAATGAAAGTAGAGGTATCACGCATTGTTGCCTTTCAATCCAAGACTGTGAAAAAGAATTCGTTACTAGTGGCTTTTATGGATGATGGTAATCAATATATAATGTTGTAGTAGTAAAAGGTTTATTTTATTAAAAGGAAAGAGTGAGTTCATGAAAATTGCTTATTTTATCTTAGCTCATCACAAACCAAATCAGCTGATTCGATTACTGCGAGCTATACATTCACCTGAAAATATATATTTAATACATGTAGATTTAAAAGCAAAGGACGAAATGTTTGAAATCATGAAATTGATTTCATCTAACTGGTCTAATGTTTATACTTTACCCTCTAGACCGTTAATTTGGGGAGGCTGGTCGTTGGTTCAGGTAGAGATCGATGCAATCAGAGTGTTGCTCAAAGATCCTGGATGGACACATTATATTAATTTGAGTGGTCAAGACTTTCCCTTGATTAATCAAGAGGAAATTCAACAGCGAATTGACTTTAATATAAGTTATTTAGATTATCATCAAGATTTTCATTTAAATAAAGCGTACACTGGAAAATATTATGTTGAGGACTGTGGACAAATTAAAGTACTTGGAGATAGAGAACCATTTACGGATTATTTTCTTCCTGAGATTGAACCATACAGAGCTTCACAGTGGAAAATATTAAGCAGACAAGCAGCTCAATATTCTGTTGATTCTCCAATGGCGTATCAGTTGCAGGATTATTTTAGGGTATCATTAATGTCGGATGAGTCCTACTTTCCAACCGTGTTACTTAATTCAGACATAGAAAAACAAATAAGAAACAATAACTATAGATTTCTCAATATGAAGGTAACTAATGAAGGTTTCTACAGACCCGATATTCTAACAGAAGCATATTTACCACATCTAAATTCAACAGATGCTTTTTTTGCTAGAAAGTTTGACGATGAAATTGACAATGGTATCATCTCCATTTTAGAAAATAGAGTTCTCAATGGAATTAGTAAAGATCAAGAATTTAAATTTTTTTAGTTAAGAATTTACAAGGCACATCCTATTTATCAGACTGTGTTTTTTTCAAGAAGAGAGAAAGAGAACAACTATGCATCCTACAACATAGATGATCAAATACATAATATTAACCAGATGCATACTAATTCTAATCGAAGAAATCCGAGTGCTGATTGAAGGGATTAAAGTGAACTAAAAGAAGATTAAAATACTTTTAAGAGATCAACAATGTTAAAATATGATTGATCTCTTTAAGATAAAATAACTATTTTATGAGAAGGGAGCAAAGATAAATGTTAATACAATATGCAATCGGGATAATTGTTGTAGGTGTTATCATTGTTCCCCTCACATTTTTATATAAAGAACATCTAGTGAAAAAACACAGACAAAGAACAATTAACAAAGCACTAGATGAGTATCAGTATAAAAACGAGGATAAATCAAAATGAAATGACTGTTTTACCTTGAAAATATTTTAAGGAAAGAGGTATTCATATGTCTGAAGCACCTTACGGATATCACATTGTAAATGGAGAAATGGTTACACATCCATTTGAATCGAAAGTTGTTAGATTAACTTATGGACTGTCACAGATTGGACTCGAATCTAGTGATATTCAGTATCTGTTGGAAGAGTTTAAAGTTCCAAAACGTGGTGAAGATTATAACTACGATATCGACGGGAATTTACATGAAATATACGTTGCTGGAGCCAAGCTTCTTATTAATCTAATTCAAGAAAAAATCGATAATGAAATTGTTTATTTGCCCGGAGATAAAGAAAAAACACAGCCAATCGTATCAGTTATTAGTTTAGTAGATATTTTTGATAAATTCAGAGATTCGGAAGAAGCTTTGTGAGAGGTTATTCAAAAGTGAACGGTGGTAAGAAAATGAATTGGTTCAAGAAGAAAAAAACTGTTTATGAGAAAACAAGAATAATGGTTCTAGACCCTGATTTGGGATTTGATGTTAGATGGATGAATAATCACATTAATAGCCTAGCTGAAATTATAGGAAAACATCCGATAGGATTGCCAATCAAAGGAACAAGTCTAAGTGCACACTCAGTACCTACTGCTTTAAGTGATGACAAAAGACCAAATATAGAGATTGAGGGCAAACAACTTACAGGAATAGTTGTGATCATGGCAAACGAAGAAGAAAAGGTTGAAGGTGTGAGAAAAATAATTTCAATTTCAGCAGACGAAGTTAAATTTATATTGGATACCTTTGAGTTAAAGTAAAAGATGTGTTTCACAGGGAAGGGAGCATAGCTGTGACTGATAAGATTGACCTGTATGTTGACGACCTTAGAGACTGTCCAGATGGCTTTGTGGTGGCTCGTTCATACTATGAAGCAATACATATCCTTGAAACCAAAAGTGTCGGCATTCTTACTTTAGACCATGATCTAGGCGAAGATATTGACGGCAAAGAGCTACCTAACGGATACGACTTAGTGAAGTACTTCTGTGAACATGGATTGAGGGCTGATAAGATCTATTTACATACAGATAACCCCGTGGGACGCAAGAATATGTATGAGACTTTATTGGCAGCTCAACGGAGAGGTTTTATCGATGAGGATATTGAGATATATCTTTATCCTATAACGGTAAACAAGTATTCTGGTAGGTTGTAAAAGGCATGTTTTATCAGTCCTATATAAATGCAAAGAACAACTTAGACATAACGATACGCAATTGGTGATACTCTCTTGATCTTTATATCTTAAGCGGAAGGGAGAAAAATGGGTTGGTATCAAATAGACTAATAGATAACTTAAAATCTAAACAAAATAAATGGAGCTATAACCAACGCATATGGTTAAGAGGTGCTAGTATTGGATGGATAAAAGGTTATTGTGACATCAAAGATAAATATGCAGTAGAAAGAATGGTAAATGGAAAATTAGTAGTGAGATTGTATATGTCTGAAAATATTCTAGAGTATGAGCCTTGGGATGAAGAGAAAAAGAAACAACATAAGAAGCATGTAGAATATATAAAAAGACAAAAGTATATAGAAGATAATTTAGATGTGACAGTGTAAAGCAATTAAGAGGTGAGTTAAAAGGTGTATTGTGATAAGTGTGGCAAGAAACTAGAGGATGTGTTGGAACACGTTAAGCACATCCTCCATGAGTGCAATGGATAAAATACATACAAGTAAGGGGAAGCAGCAATAGTGGACGAAAAGGCAAGAGAAGTACTTAGGAAGGCTGTATATCTAATTGGTATTGGGGAAGGGTTGAAGGCAAGCGAATTGCTGATTGATCTGCTGAATCAACCTCTGAGCGATGCGGTTAAATAACCTCACCGCAAAGTTTTTTATTGTGAGTAAAATATAATTTTTATAAAAAAGCCTGCCAATTTACATGGCAGGTTCTTTGTATTGAGACATGTTTTTTTGTATTTGATCGGCTCTGTGTAATATCTTAAGTAATGTGTCTAAATCCTCGCTAGCGATAGGTCTTTCTTTCCTGCCATCACTAATTTCGATTTTCAACTCATTTATTTTATTTGTTTGTATTCGAATTGTTTCCTGCATATTTAGAAATTCCAATCGCAAGTTATTTAGTGCGTCGATTGCTTTATCTATTTCTGTCATATAATTTATGTCTGCCTTCATAGCAGTGTTGGTATTTGTATTTCTTATTTTTGTATTTGTCTTATTATTCATTCTTTCTTCTTTAGCTGCTTTTATCTCATTCCTATAGTTATGTCTCAAAGCACTGTTCCAGCGAAAACCACATGCTGCCGCTGTACGATTTAGTTCTCTCCCAACCTCCTGAAATGCGGTTAGCTGGGTTTTGTTGCTGCGTATATTGGCTATCACTATTTTGGCTAGTAGATCATCCTCAGGCTGAGTCCAAGCGTCTTGTCGCATCTCTATTCCTCCCAATAAATATTCCTTATTTCTATGTATATCCAGATGTCAAGTTATTTATGCAGTAAAAGACTGAATATATACATGGTGTTTAAATTTCTTGACAGAACAAACGTTCCGTATTGTATTTTATTATTTTTATTTGTATAATTACCAATATAGAGAGTAAATAAATGAGAAACATAGTTAGAGTTAAAAGTAGAATTTGTAATTATATATAATAGGAATAATACGAAGATAGCGATAAGAACAACATAAACAAGTTTCAATTAAAAGGAGCGTGTACATAATGGCGGTAGCAGTAGAAAGTGTAACGAGAGAAATTAAAAAAATGGATGTGTGGATTGCAAACCTAGGAGAAACTAATGGAGTAAAAACAAACATTCAAAAGGGACAGAGACCTGTAATTGTTATGAGTAACAATATTGGAAATAAATATTCTCCAGTAGTTATGGTAGTCCCTTTATCCGCACAGACTCAAAAAGCAAATCTTCCAACTCATGTACTTTTAGACAAAGATAAATGTGGATTCGATAGACATTCAGTTGCATTGTTTGAACAGATGAGAGTTTTAGACAAAAAAGATTTGGCATGTAAGGTTGCAAGTATTCCACATGAATATGAACCAAGTTTGAACAGTACATATAAAGTAGTAGCGGGGATCAACTAAGTAGGATGAGAGTGAAATAAAAGAAGGGATATCCTTCTTTTATTTTCTATTTAAAGTAAGCAACTCTGAAATATCAATTCCTAGTTCATCACACAAGAGAGAAATATTTTTTAAAGAAATTTGCTTAACATCATTATTGCACATGTTATTGATTGTAGCCTGTCTGATACCTGTTCTTCTAGAAATTTCCCTTTCGCTTATTTCGAATTTATTAAGTATAGCTTTAAGATTGATGTCAACCCGAGACATACACATTTCCTCCATTAATTACAAATAGGGGTTGACACGAAATTGGATAAACCCTATAATATAACTCAGGTGATACGAATTTCGTGTCACTACACAACAAGACAAATACACTCCTTATGATTTTGGGCGAAGGGTGTATTTGTCATTTTATTCTAGCAGATTGTTTGATGAAATAACAGTAAAAAATACAACTTTAGAGGACATATTACTATGAAAAGATATAGTTTAATGAAATTAGCAGCCTATGATAAAGAGCATAACCTGAAGACATGGAAATTTGTAAATATTGAAGCAGAAGAAGCGAACGATTTAAATAACTTTATGGCAAACGGTTTCCGCATATGGGACACAAAGAAAAATAAAGTTGTTAAAACCAACCTAGATATAGCCAAATGGATAGAAGAACACAACAATGAGGAGTGATATAAAATAATGGGAAAAATAATAACAAGACTAATGATTGAGACCGCTTACGAATATTCTAGAAAGTTCTATCATAATGAGATAGATCTTAGTTCTGCGTTAAATTCCATTTCACTATTGTCAGGAATGCACAGAGGAACAGCTCTATCTCACATTTCTGATTTTTGTTCTATGATGAAGGGTGAAGGATATAGGAGCAAGATTACCGCAGACGCAACAAAATATTATTTATTGAATATTCATAATGATTATGGCAAAGAGTATTTCAATTTAGCTTTAGCAGCGATAAAATTACATATAAAGAAATACAAAGAAGAGAAGAATAAGAATCTCATAAGACTTATGATTATTGTTAATGAGTTTGAGAAAGATATTTTATTAACAAAAGTGTAACCGAAGAGTAAATAATGATCTGCTGAAAAGCGAGCATAGTATATGCTACGCTTATTTTTTTACTCTTTGATAATAATTATCGCTTATAGTATATTTAGATGGGGGTGCATTATGAGAACTGATCTTTACTTTGTTATGACTTACACGCTAAATAGCGGTATTAAAGGAAGTGTAAACCTATCCATCAAACAAATACAGGACTGGATAGAATCTTATCGTGTAGGTAGTAAATATGTAACCACAGTAGGTAAAGAATACTTTGGATTAAATCCTGAGCTTGTAGCAGATTTTAAAGTACATAATGAATTTTCAGAGCAAAGGGAATATGTAGCAGCAATACAGCAACCAACAGTAGCGAGTAAGAGTAAAGAGCAATTAGCAGATGCGTATAGCCAGCACAAGGTATTGATTCAGGTAGAATGTAAATGTGGAGCCTCATATATAGAGGAGTCAGCGTACAAGAGGAATAAATGGGGCTGCAAAGAGTGTGGGGATATTGTATTCTTGGATAGCAAGAAGGGTATGGTTGATATTGAGAAGGGTAAGGCTTGGTATATGACCAACAGGTACTTTGTTGAGAGGTGAATTGTAATATGAATATGGAACTTGAAAATAAGTATATAGATGAAGCTAAGTTGGCGGCCAAGCAAGCAGGAGGATACCTCACAGTAGAACTCTTTGATTTTTATAGAGACAAAGAAAAAACTACTACATGGGATACCTACAATAGGAAAGCAAAAACAAATTTTAAAGATTTCTTGAAAAAAGCTGGTATTCCAACAAAAGAAGAATACTTATTAGAAAAAAACAGAATTAAAGCAATCAGCAATTTCAAATTATTAAACGTATTAAACGGATATGTAGATAAAATGGATTATGAAGCTGGTAATTTTGAGCCTGTTTGGGACTATATATCTGATCGCTTTGGAATAGAGAAAATATGTAAAGCTGCTGAAGTGAATTTGAAAAACAAATATACAAGCGTTGAATCGATGATTGTTGATTTAAAAAATTCCATAAAAAAAATAGGTTACATTCCAACAAAAGTAGAATATGATAGTTTGAAACTCAAACCATCTTCTAGTGCAATGAACAATAAAGGATTGAGTTGGACTGAAGCGATGAAAAAGGCAGAATTTTCCCCAAAGAAAGTTGGGGAAAAAGTATGTGAATACGAAAGATGTTATTCGCAGTTTCCTTTTATTGAAGGGAAGAAATTCTGCATCACTTGTGAGAATAAAATAAAGAATGAAATTCTAAATAAAATCGAATTAATGAATACAAAAGACTTAAAAGATGTGACTAAAGTTCTGGTTTTGGAGGGTAATAATCACAATTTGTTAGATAAACTTAGGAAAAAATGATCGTGTATATTTATTATATTTATGTGTTATAATTCTTTAATAAAGGAGTGTATCACATTTGAAAACTGATCGTAGAGAAGTTGAAAAGATAATTACTGAAATACTTGACGAACATAAGACAAATAGAAAAAAGATACTCAGTGTAAATGATAGATTAAACTCACTAGGAGTTCCTTACGGAACATTAAACGAGATTGTTTTAAAAAAGAAAAGTATTGAAGAGATTAGCCTACCCTTATTATGTGTCTTTACTGACTGCATAAATAGTGTTTTTGGTGGTATAGATCCACTCGAACATTTTACAGCGACTGAAATTAGAGAAGCCAAAGAAAGTATAGCCATAGAATTTGTTAGTGAAACAATTAGTTTACCTTTGACTTTTAATGCAATACAAATTGACGAAAAAGCATATTCATCAAAGATATCAGCCAAACTTTTAAACAAGATGTTCGAATCGCAGATGATAATATACGATCCAAGATCTCAAAGAGGATTAAAATATAAAGGCAATCGCAACGATGGAATTATTGAAACGCCTATTGTAAATCAATCTTCTGTGAGAACCATTGCTAATAAACTTGTTGCGAATGATTATTTAACTGATACCATAAGATTTAACGTTTATAACTTTGAATCAGAACCTGTAACTTGGATTCCGAAAGAAGACGAGTTTGGACAATTAATTATAAACAAAGATGCTACTATAAGTATATTGGATGGTTTTCACCGTTTGCAGGCTACTGTCAAAGCAATGAATGAGAAAAATGATTTGGATTTCAATTTTGAACTATCGATTAGAACTTATGATCAGCAAACCGCCTCTAAATTTTTTGGTCAGATAAATACAATTAACATTCTAAATAAAGACAGAAAGAAAGAACTTTCTTCTACTGAGCGATCTGCATCTGTCGTAAAAGAATTACAAACCAACCAGGACAGCGAACTTAAAGGTATTCGAATTGCCTCTGCAACTAAGCCAAATACTGCTGTGGGACAATTAACAACATTCAGTATCTTAAATTTAGCAATTGAAAGAACGTTTAATCCTCAGACGTATCTTGATTATCAAAATGTATCACACTATCTTGTGAAATATTTTGGTATTTTGATAAGCCTATATGTGGATGCTTTTTTGGAAAATAGAGAAAAGTATGATAAGAGCTATATAAATCACCCTTTAATGTTTTTGGGATACACAGTGATCGCTTATAAAATGTATCAAAAAGATAATCAAAATATCAGTCCTAAGGAGTTAAATAAAATAATTGATGATCTTGATTTAAGTAACGATAAAACACTGATAGATTTATTAGAGGCTAAAAGGGCTTATTCGTCTACTCGCATTCAAGTGGACATACTAAAACATTTCGAAAATATAATCAAAGAGGTGTAACAAATTGAATAATATATATGGGGATAGCCTATATAATCCAGAGATCAAAAAAAGATTTTTAAGCGAATTTAGAGAAAACACTCGTAAGAACTACGAAGGAAAGCTAAAGCGCGCAAGTAGAGTAGAAATGAGATTAGGTAAAGATCTTTATGATTTTACATTAAGTGAATTTGAAGAGGTTATTTACCTCTTGGCTCCCACTAAGTTAAGTAGTGCAATGAACTATGGGTCAATTCTCAGAAAATATGTTGAGTGGGCAAGTGGTGAAGGTCTTAGGAAAGATAAAATGAATCCACTTGCTGCAATGAAAGGGAAAGACGACTTTGAAAAATTTGTACCACAGCAAACATTAATACGAAAAGATCACTTAGAAGATGCCTTATCAGAGTTAGATAGCTATAGGGATATAGCAATAATACTATCAATATTTGAAGGTATATTAGGTAGGAATAGTTCTGAGATAAGAACTTTAAAAGTGGAGAATATTGATAAAGAGCATAATAAAATAAAACTGACTAATGTAGGTCGCTATGAAACAACAGAAAGAGAGATCATTGTTAGTGATTTTTTGATCAAAGCTCTTTTAGCAGCAGATCAAGAAGAGGTATATAAATCTAATTTTGGTGAAGGTAGCCTACGAAAAGATACTTCTAAATTGAAAGATAATGATTATATAATAAAGAGCACAAGAGGAGAGGAAGTTAAACAATCGTTAATAACATTCGTTATTACCAAATTTGGTGAAAAATTAAACAAACCAAACTTAACTCCAATTGATATAAGAAACTCAGGCATGTTAGAAATGGCAAGAAAAGCATACTTTGATCAAAATAAAAGAACTTTAGATCGTTCAGATATCCATAAGATATGTAAGCAATTTAATGTTGGATTGCGTGATGGTGGCATAATCAACAGCACAATGTATACTCAAGATTTCCTTAATGTTGAGACCATAAAAAGAATTTATGAAGTAGAATAAGTTTTTCTTATTCTACTTTTTTTTATGGAAAATTGTGTTGACATAAATAATTACAGATGATATATTTAGTGTACAAATTCATTATATTCAATTATAAGAACGTGAGGGCGAACATGGAGACAGCTAAATACATAATATTTTCAATGTTGGATGGTTTGGCAATTTTTATTTTTGGATTTGGTATGTATTCTATAAAACTTAGGGATTACTGGATTCAGTTTATTGTTTCAAGTCTGTGTATTTCTGTAGGCACCTTCCTATATGTGGAATACGACCTACCGAATAGAATTGCGCCTATTGCTAATTTGTTATTATTGATAATATTTCTCGTAATTTTGTTTAAACTATCTCCCCTTTCGTCATTGAGAATATCGGGAATCAGTTTTTTAGTGCAGATGATTTTACAAACATTAACGGCGCTTGTGCTTGCAAGTACACTTAATATTGATTTTTTTACCACAACAAAAGATTATGGAATGTTGATTCAATTTTTAGGTGACACAATAATGATCTTAATAAGTCTTGCATTAAGAAAACGATCTGTTTTCTTTACAACATTGCCATATCAATATACTTTGAAATTCAAAATTAATTTCTCTAATGTTGTATTATTCATTATTTCTCTGATCGGAGTGTCTGTAATGACAAAGCCAACTTTCGATAATATGACCATTAGCGTAGTTTTTTGGATAATAATATTTGTTTCACTGATACTTATAGAAAGAAGAAAGGAAATTAAAAATGAATATGATTAATCAGTTAGCTGATAAATGGAGTATTGCAGCTAAAAGAAAATATCCTGATGAATTACCATCACAACAAATAATAAGGTACACAATTAAGTTTATTATATCGAATACAATACCAATATTTATTGTATTAATAGCATCGATGTTGCTGGGGATTACCAAAGAAGCAATACTTGCACTAATTGGTTTTTCATCAGTAAGAGTGTTTTCAGGTGGGTTTCATTTTAAATCAGCAGAAATGTGTATAGTTTTTTCATCACTTGTTATAATTTTAATTGCATTGTGTGGCAATTATTTAGAGACTTATTCTTTTACTATGTATCTAGTGAGTATAATACTTGTAATGTTGTATGCACCGAGTAAAATCGAACAGCAAACAAGAGTGAAACCAGAAAATTTTAAATGGTTTAAAATTATATCTTTAATATTAGTTACGCTAATATATATGATTAATATTCCAGTTTTGAATTTAGCAGCGCTAGTACAAAGTCTCCTCTTGATACGCTTGAGAGGAGGTGAAAAGTTATGAAATTGAACAAACTTATGCTGATTGTTGGTAGTTTTTGCTCTCTGCTGGCTGTAACAGTAGTAAGCACTGCTAGTTGGACGTTGATCCATGGAGAAGCAGTGCCAGAAGAATTGAAATAAGATATTTGGTGTCTCGTTCTTCTTTTGGGAGGCGAGACACCAAATGAATTATGAGGTGAAAAAATTGAAATCAACGGATACTATAAAAGTGGTTAAAAAGATAGGTGACAAAATAGACGAAGTAGCAATTATGCTGCCAGTATCTGAAATTCAAGGATTTAGAACTGAAAAGAAAAGTGGAAGAACTGGGCAAACAAGAATTGTATACATAACAGACATGGGCGAGTATATCGATGAAACAAGAACGGAACAGACGATGCGTTTATTTGAGAATATTGAAGGCTTCGTAAGAGTAGGTAGAGGGAGCATGGCTGACGTTACTAAGATTGATGAAATTGATGAAAAGGTCTATGAGATATACTTTGATAAAAACAAAAAAAGCTTTGTAGAGATAGCTGCGGTACATTTAGCGACAGTGAAAAAAATGCTGCAAAAACTAAGAAACAATAAAAAATAAGAGTTATTTTTGGATTTATATTGCTTATGCCTTTTGGCAGTAGTATAATCAAAATAAATACGAACATAAGTTCCTGAATAAACGATTCGACAAAAAGTGACACACTATATGGGCGTTTTTCCAGTATATTGATTAAGTCAATATATTTAGACATGGTGTGTAAAGTTGTTGCCTAATTATAGTAATCTCGTATAATAAAAGTATAGAATTCGACAGCAAGGAGATAATGCTATGCAGCAAGACGAACTAATTTATCGGCTTGATATACCTAAAAGCGCCACAATAATAATTAAAAAAATTGAGTTCCTTTTGAGAAGTGACTCTGACAGACAAAAAATGTATTTATTTTGTAATGGTAATCCTGGCTCTGAATATATTTATCTCTCAGAAAAAAGAAAACAGTTGATCGATGAAGAAGGGTATAAGGACAAGAGTGAGTTTATTGTTGATTATAATGATAATAATATCATGGCACTTGAAAAATTATGCCAAGAAAAAGTCGATGGCTTTAAGTTAGCTAGATTAAAAGTAACAGATCCAGAAATACTATATAGCCTGTATGAAAAAAATAAATATTCAAATTTGCTACACTTAGCCTTGTCTTAGTTGCATAGCCATTGCCGAGCGTATGGTTCGGCTGATTACATACTCTACAGATAGAAAGAAATGAAGTGTACAAAAATACAATTAAAAATAATGAAATGTATTGACTTGTATAGTTTAACATGTTATATTTAATTAGCAAGGTAATCGACGTCATAAAAGAATACTTTTATCATGAAAGTACATTTACCAAAAGGCAATACATAAGGGTCTTTCGTCTAATTGGTTAAGACACCAATCTCATAAATTGGCTGATGCCCGTTCAAGTCGGGCGAGACCCACCAAAAATAACACACTATAAAGTGTGATTATATAGATAAAGTACAATTGAAAGGGGATGCTGAACATGAACAGATATTATGATAAAGGATTTACTTAGTCTCATTGAAGAAGCCAACAACAATTGTCAAAGAAGTACATACAACAATAACGTGCCTAGCGCGATTATATAGATGCAATACATCTCACTTTACAAGGTGGTGATATGAATTAAAAACAAGCTGAGAAGCCCTCCTTTTTATGATTGATCGCACTTAGATTAATCAAATAAAAATAATCAAACATAAAAAGGAGATATAAAATACATATGGCAGACTATAAGATTAAGGTAAACAACAATCATGGTGGCAAAGAATTTAACAGTGCATTTCATTTTGTGGGCAAAGTAAAACCAATTAAGGAAAAAGATAAGATCACAGATAACTGGGTAGATGTCCCGTTTTACTCAACTGAAGAAGAGGGGAAAAAGAAAGTATTTCAATTTATTATTGAAACGGCAATGAGTAATGAACTAAAAGTTAAGATTACAGGTAAAGAAAAGCCCTATGCATATCCTTACAGCAGGCAGCACAGAAAGTCAGCTAAAGTAGAGTGGAATCAAAGATACAATAAAGACACATATCCAGATAATACATATCACCTCATTGAACCTGAATGGGATAGAATCGATAAGTTTAAAGAAATTGTAGAAAAAGACTTATGGGTAGAAGTTAAGGGAAAATACATTCCATATGAGTTTGATACTGAAGACGGCAAAACAATTAAAGGTATTTCAAGACAGATTAGTTTTGTCAATCCAATCAAAGAAGGAAAGGTTATCATTGATGGTGAGCCTCAAGATGTTAAAGTTGCTGGGAAATCCATTAATTACGTGTGCGACTTCCAATCGCCAGATTTTATTGAAGTAAATAGATTTAACATGCAAATTGGTATCAATACTACATATCAAGATAGTGAGACTGGAGATACAAAAATTAATGCAGTTGTTTTGACAAATGGAATCGATAGATCCGAACCAAAAGATGTTGAATTGATGGTGTATCAGAAGAAAGTAGAACATGGCATTTCGATGGCTGATGCCTTCTCTTCTCTTAACACCTACGACTTTATTGAAGTTATTGGGCAAGACAACAACAGAGCAACTTTTGCTTACGTGGATATCGTAGAAGAAATTTCATCAGATGACCCATTTAGTCAAGTGGATAGTAGTGAGAAGGTAACACGACAAGAGCGTGTAACTAACGGGGATAAAAAGGGTTTGGAAGTTATCAGTTATGTGGAAGGCAGCCTAATGCGTGAACTGTTGACTGAGGAAGAATTGAAAAAAACAGCAACTCTGACTAACACTGATCCTTTTAATAATGTCAATAATTCGGATGACCCGTTTAGTCAAACTGGGGATGATCCATTCTCAAGTAAAAACGACGACCCTTTTGCGTAATTACTAATAACAAAGTGGAGTGTCTTCTGGCACTCCCTAACAAAAAAATTGATAAAATAATATATTTGGAGTGATTTATTAGATGAGTTGGAGAAAAACTGCTGTTTCGAAGAATGTACCTAAAGTTGATCTGCAAGCCTATAATGTGCTGGTTGCTGGTGGATTTAAAGCAGGTAAGACTAGGCTCTGGAAAGAGGTAATGGAACTCTTTTACCCTAATGATCCAGAAGCAGGGTTGTTGCTTGCCTTTGAAGATGGGTACACATCTTGGGAACTAGAATCGATTATTGATATGCATAATCGCGATTGGAAGTTTTTCCGAGAGGTAGTAGTTAAAAACCTCGTTGAAGAGGCCGCTACTGGACGAGTATCCAAGGTTCTTGGTATTGATACCGTTGATCGTATGTGGAGCATGGCAGAAGAATATATTATTGAAACCTACACAAAAAAATATGGTAAAAAGTTTGTTTCTCTTCAAGATATCACTGAGAGCGTTAAAGAACTAAATGGGCACACTCTTACCAAGCAAGAAGTCTGGACACAAATTGACATCCTTAAAAAAAGCGGTTATGGATTTTTCTGGCTTTGTTGGACTAAAGAAAGAGAAACTACAACTATAGATGATGTTAAATTCCAATCTATTGAATTGGCTTTAAGTAAATCAGGTAGAGATATTTTTGAATCTCAAGCCCACCTAATCACAACTCTATTCAATGAAGTTATTGTAACTGATAAGGAAGGAAATGAACTTGAGGAAAATAAGAAGAATAAAAGCGGCAAAGAAATTGCCTCTAAATTCCACAAGAGTGAGGTTGTGATGTATTTCCGTCCTTCCAACTACATTTCAATTGGTGGTGGGAGATTTACAGATCTACCAGATAAAGTTGAGTACAGTGCAGAGAATTTCCTTAAAGTTTTTGAGGATGCAGTCAAGGGGCAGCTAAAGACAACCACTAAATCAGTGCAGGAGTTAAAAGTTGAACAAGAACAAGAACGTAATGAAGATGCTAAAGAATTTGCTGAAGCAGAATCGGCAACAGTAGCCGCAGATGAACTAATTGAGAAAATTCATAAACAGAAAGAACGTTTCACAAACGCTCAACTAACCGAGTTTATCGTTCCAGAATTCAAGAAGATCCTTGGTACAGCTTCTTATCCCACAGTTTCGGATACTGAAGCACTCTCTAATGCAGTAGAATTCATTACTAATTTTAAGTTACCCGAATAATACATAGAACTCATAAAAGACAGATTTGATCAGAAAATAGCCTCACTATAAAAGTGGGGCTTCATACTAAAACAGGAGCGTGATACGTTGGGTGAGCTAATCCTCTCTCTACTATTGGCGCTATCAGTATACAACAACACTGAAGCACAAAGTGTCAATCAAGTACGAGAAATGAAAAACACGACCATTAAGCAAGAAGTAAAGGTTACTAAGTTGGATAAGATTGAACAAATTAAGAACAAGAAAGATACATATAAATGGGATCGCTTTGAGCTGACAGCATACACCAATAATCAAGGAAGAAGTGTACACAGCAAAGACTATGGTAGAACTGCTTCGGGTAGGATGACTAAGGCTGGTGAAACAATAGCTGCTGACTGGAGGGTGCTCCCTAAAGGTACGGTAGTTTACATAGATGGTGTAGGTAGAAGAGTAGTGCAGGACAAAGGTGGAGCCATTAAAGGCCATAAGATTGATGTATATGTAAGGACAGAAAGTGAAGCAAGACAATTTGGTAGAAAGAAACATGTAAAAGTACGAGTAATTAAGTGGGGAGATAACCAATGAAAAAAGTATTTTTGCTAATGGGATATTCAGGTTCTGGGAAAACGGAGGTTGCTAAAGCATTGGAAGGACGAGGATATAATATCCTCCAGTCCTATACAACTCGTCAACCAAGACATGAGGGTGAATGGGGACATATCTTCGTTTCCAACGAAATATATGAGCAACTAGATAGAGAAAACCAAGTTGCAGCTTACAGTTTTTTTGATGGTAATCATTATTTTAGTACGAAAGATCAGATTTATAATACTGATATTTATGTGGTAGATCCAGACGGAATTAAAGACCTAAAAGAAGCAGTAAAAGACGTTGAATTTGTAGCTATTTATCTAAAAGTAGATAAGAAAACTCGAATGGAGCGAATGAAAAACAGAGGAGATAGTGTTGATAAAATCCTCAAACGTATTGCTGAAGACGGTTATAAATTTAGAAAGAAACGCTTTGATTATCAAGTTATTAATTATGAATTTGTTAAAGCTGTAAATATCATTGATCTAATAATCCAGACAGAGCAAGATTACTAAAGGAGGGATATCGATGTTGGCATTTAATTTTGAACGGTTATCTGATTTATATAAGTATTTAGATATGGATGACATTGATTATGGAGAACTCCAAGAATTACGAGATAAGATTGATGACTTGAAGCAGATTGTTGAAGATAAAATGGATGTATATTAATGAGCAGAACTAAGACTATTAAATACATAAATGAGACTTCTGTAGACGAGATGGTCAAGCAGGTAGTTGAAAGAGGTTCGGATATTTGTCAGGTAATTGAAGCAGCAAAGGAATCAAGGACTGAGTATGGATTAAAGGTGCAAGAGTTTATAAACCAACTTTCTAAGAAATTGGATATATTTGAAGTTGGTATGACACTAGAAGCAAAGCATGATTGCATGAACAACTTTAGAAAAGGGCAGAGGATTAGTATAACTAGAATAGTCAAAGAAGGTATCGTTGTTGATGATTTAGTTGCTCTAGACGAAGCAGCAATAAGAGCGAATTTTATAGTGGTTTCTGTGTAAAACCTGTATTTTACGGGGATAGTGAGGTGAGTGAAATAGAAATAAATAAAATATATTGTATGGATAACATGGAATTACTTAAGTCTATGCCTGAAGATTCGGTAAATCTTATTTATTCAGATATTCTTTACAACACAGGACGAAAGTTTGAAGATTTTAGTGACAATCTAGGTACACCACGAGAAGCTATATCTTGGTACGAACCAAGATTGATAGAAATGAAAAGAGTTTTAAAGGATGGTGGATCAATCTTTCTACACTGTGATTGGCATTTGGTCCACTATTTGAAAGTTAAAATGGATGAAATATTCGGGTTGGAGAATTTCAGAAATGAAATAGTTTGGAGATATAAAAGATGGACTGCTAGATCAAACTCAAAATTCCAATCAATGCACGACAATATTTTGTTCTATGCTAAAGGAAATAATTTATTAAATCATCAATATGAGGATTTGGATTCTCCACGATTATATCAGAACCGAAAAGATAAAAGTGGTGATGTAATTAAAAATGAGGATGGATCTGTCAAATATTTTCCTCAAACCAAACGACAAATTGACGATGTTTGGGACATTCCATTCCTAAATCCTAGAGCTAAGGAGAGAGTTGGTTACGATACTCAAAAACCAAAAGAACTTATACGGCGCATAATTTTAGCTGCAAGTAACGAAGGCGATGTGGTGGCAGATTTCTTCATGGGCAGCGGCACTACAATTGAAGTTGCAAGTGAACAAAAAAGATTTTACATAGGTTGTGATATCAACCAGAAAGCAATTGATATTACATATGAACGACTAAAGAAATGCCAATAAAACTTGGACTTTATCAGAAAAGGAGAAAATATATGAATGAACTTTTTACTAAGACGGGAACACTAAAAGCACGACCTCCTAAGAAATACAAATGCAGAAGCTGCGGTCATATTGACTCAAAAACAGCAAGTATTAAAATGCCGGGAATTACTTTTGCTGCTTGTAAGGCGTGTAGTGGAAGCATCGAGGAGCGAGACATACATAAAGAATGGCAAAAGCGACAAAACGGTCAATGGGATATCGAAAGAGAAATGCTTGAAATTGTAAAAACAGAGAATTGCGTTGAGAGAAGTGTTCTTTTAAACCGTTTTGATAAACACAAAAAATGGCTTGTTGAAGCATCGCTGGGCGATCTTGTTTGGAATCACATACTGGAAGTTAGGAAAGAAGATAGACAGTACTATTATAGTTTGAACAATAAAGATTATTTGTTGAATTAAAAATAGGGAGAGATTTATGAAAATCATAAATAATAAAGAAATTAAAAAAGTGAAAGCTGAAGATGGAGATATTTTGATTACTGCTCAAGGAAGTTATATTTTGATTGTGTATGACAAGAATAGTCAGCTATATGGATTTGTTTATTTAGAGCATCAAGGCGCAGATTTATTGAGATGGACTGATGATATTGATGACGTGTCCATTGGAAGAACAGTGAATGAAGAGGATATTATTGAGATTGTTAAGAGTAAAGATATTCATTTGACATTAAATTAGTAAAGTATACCATGCAAAATGAGAGGTGAGATTTATACATGGGCAGAGCGTGGAATTTGGTAGTTGAAGAAATTAAGAAAAAATACATAAAACAAGTAGTATCTCTTATGGGGATTGAAGGTATTGTAGATAACATCGATGATGACGGAGTAACAGTTGTATGGAGTCCTGATTGTGATGATTGTTTTCTAAAAGGAACAGTAACGTATCCCAATGTTTCGGTTTCTCTAAAGCAATTGCGACTTGTAAAATAAAGATTTGATTCACTACTATAAAAAAATATAACTAAGGGAGTAAAACTCATATGAAAATTAATTATGATGTATTTGAACTTGAATATGATGGTGAACGGGAATTTATTGCCGCTCAAACCCATCAGGAGGCACTGGAAGAACATTTCTCGCGTGGAGCGGATAAATATGAAAACGATGAACAACCGACAGTAAGAGTGATAGATATGGAAACAAAAGGCAGCTTTGAAGGCAATGAGACTACATGGAGAGAATTTTTGTCTGATTTTGAATACAGCAAGCCACAATTGCTTTGTTGGAGCGAATAAATGAAAAAACATCTAGAGGAGAATTGGCTTATTTATTTATTAGCAGTACCGTTTGTTGTGTTCTCAGTTATTTTCCCAGATGCAAAAATTACGTTAACGGGAGGCTTCGCTTGGTCGTTAGCTTTTCTCTCATGGTTGTTCGGAGTTGTATTAGTGTGGACTGGTATTGTTGGAGGGGAATTGTCTATTAAATCAAAAGGCTTAGTGGGCTGGATTAAAGAATTTAAGAAATCATCGTATTAAAGAGAGGATAATTAAAATGCAAAATAATGTATTATTGTCAGACGACGAGCTATCGGTTGTATTCGCATCTTTAATGATAGCAATTCAAGGATATGATAAATATAGGCTGGCAGGCATTAAATTAGATACCCAAACGGTTGAGGTTTTGGAGCAGATCGAGAAGTTATATCAGAGACTAAATCAAGAGTATTTTGATTTTAAGTAAAATTGATATTTTACATAGAAAGGAGAGATTTATCTGAGTGTTCAAAGCGCAAAAAATTTTATTGAGCAGCAGTTAGACTACTACGAAAATTTTATTCCTGATTTAGAGAGAGAAAAGGAAGATTTGGGGCATAAGTTGGAGTTAGTTCAAAGTAGAATTGAAATTTACAAAGAAAAGGTCTCTGATTATAGAACAATATTAGATCAATTAAAAAGTGATGTGTAAATAAAATCGATCTTTGATCAAGAAAAAGACTAATATGTGAGAGTATATGCTTCAAAAGTCAGAGAGAGTTGAAGATTGGGAATTGGAGGATAACGGTGAAAGTTAAAGCAGATGTGTCTATCAGTGCAGGGTACAATGGGGACTGTAAAATTGACTCACTAAAAATTAAAGTGGCATTCAAATGCCATGGAAAGTTTAAGAAGATCAGACTAAAAAAATATATTATTATACATGATTGGAGTAACGAATTGCGAAGCTCATTTCTTGAAAAATGTGTTGAATTGATTGCTAACCAAGAACTAATTATAAACTTTGCAAAAGAAATGATTAGAGAATACTTTGAGGGAAAAGAAGAGGTATCGCTAGAAAAAGATTTAGAGATGAATCTAGGTACTTCGTTGAAGTCAATTAATAAAAATAAAATACATATTGAAGTAGATATTAAATGAAGTCAGCATTTTAAGCAGAAAAGAGTTGATATATGGTACGTATTTATGAGGAACATTATGAAGTAACAGATCGCAAAAATAAACAAGAACGCATAATAGAATCCTACAATGACTTTGACGAATATTTGGAGTACTTATTAAAAGATAAAAGCAAGGAATTATATCCCTCCTTGCCTAGACAGATACAAATTCTAAACTGGACTACTTCTGAGGATTGGATCAGAGTTGAGTTTATTAATTTAGTTAATGGATTGGGATATATCCATATAGGACAGTTAATAAAATGAAACTTTTGCACTAAAAGGGGAATTGCAAATGAAGTCAATTATTATAGCTAAAAGACACAAGAATGAATTTTACATGGGAACTCAAATTAGTTGGTATAGAGATTTATTGCCAAAGATTGATGAGGTATTGAAGTATGATTACGCATTAACTGACTCGCCGGGAGTTTTGCGCACAAACACCAAGAAACTTGAGGATATTGTTATTAAAGAAACTTATGACTTTCATAGTTTATTGAAAGTAGGTGATTTTATTGAGGTTGACGAAAAAGAGTATGCAATTTCAAAGGTGAAACATGGTGCCGATGGCACGATGTACTATTATGTAAATATTGAATATGAAGACAAGGAAAGCAAAAAAGAAGCCGGCAAGCAAATTGAATTGAGAAAAGCGTATTTGAAAGGAAGAGAGGATGAACGGCGTATAAATCGAGAGCTTCAACATGAAAAAATATTCAGCAAAGATGAGACAATGTGTGAGAATGCACAAGTTCCAAAAACACAAAACGCACAAATAGCACAAAGAATTATTGATTCGCTTAGAGGTAAAAAGAGTGAAATCAGAAAGAATACATATTAGTTTGAGTCTGTAATGAATTTTACTAGAGGAGGCACAATGAAGATTTATCACACACAAACCGCTAAAAATAAACAACATAAGTATCATATTTTGAGTAATATCGGTGAACGTGTATATCATTCACTATGCAACTCTGGGAGCTTTTGGATAGGTGGGTATCATAATGATAAGCCAGCAATTAAACCTAATTTAATTGATTTTGATAGTAATTATGCCAATGAACTATGTCCTTCTTGTGTATTACAAGCCTATAAAAACGGAATGATTGGGATTTATGAAAGTCAGGGTGAACAAATGAATCAATTCACTAATCAAGAACTAAAAATGATAATTGATCAATGCGACAGAATAGAAGAGGAATATGGAAGTATTCGAAGCAACTCAGAACGACTACTGTCATTTCAAATTGCACAAAAAGCAAATAATTTACTGGGTGAGGGATCAGTTGATCTTGAACATATGAAAATAAATTTAGAAGATATTATTAAGTGAAGTTTAAAACGAGCAAATAGAGAGGATGTGGAAAATGGCTACAGCAGAAGAGCGTGAAACAGTATGTGTCTGTAACGATGAAACAAATGAGTGGGAAGTGTACAGTTGCTCCCCTAAAACAATCACAAAAATCAAAAAGGCTGGTTTAGAATTGCTTCGAGTTGATGCAGATGGTGGTCACTACTTCAAGGGTGATTATGGACAGGTTTCATTCCGTGCTAAGAGTAATGGTCGTAACTGGACACCTGAACAAAGACAGGCTGCTGCTGAAAGAATGAGAACTATAGCAACTAAAAATACATAGGAAGTGGTTTTGTGAAAATAAATCAACAGTTTCAATGTGAAAAATGTGAAGAGATTTTTACAGATGAGGGGATTTGCGCTACCCACGAAGTAAATTGTTGCACAGAAGAGACAAGATGGTGCTATAAATGTGGTAAAACAGAAACTTGGAATGTAAAAGACGATTGGGCATTTACTAATCAAGAGCAATGGCACACAGTCAATCTTGGAAGAATGGGGTATGGCAGCTCACTTGATGGATGTGATGTTGAATTTACAATTTGTGATGATTGTTTATGCGGAATTGTAGATACGTTTGAAATAGAAGGGCAAGAGAAAGTATATAATAGTGGTTCTAATACATATTTACCAACAGAAATTTGGATTCGTAAAGCAAGAGGCGAATTAACTGATGAAGAGTATGAAGAATATGGAATGTATTCTCCTCGTCAAATAGCGGCTTACAAAGACAGATTTCCAAAATGTGCTAAGGTAGAGATTCATGAATACGATAGTGGTAGCAAGCACAGCGAATGCTCTATTGGGGCATTCGGTGATGAAAATGGATACATTGACGAATCAAACGGCGATAATAATTGCTATGGTTGTGACTTTTTTCGTGAAAGAGCAGGGGAAGTTAAAGTTATTAAGCATCACAAGGATAAGCATTTATAAAATAAGAATTTTATGTAGAACTTACTATGTTAATTAAAGGAGAATTAAGTAATGGATCGGATAGAGTTTGAGATCAATGAGAAAAACGAGATTATATTAACTGAAAGTAAAACCATGAGAGATGAATTAGTTTTTAAGGATAGTGTGCTTGAGAAGGTAAAAGCTGTAACTCTAATAGATAACACTTCTGAGACAACTATTAAATCTGTTTCTGAGTATTATGAGGTATCAACTAAAACTATTGAAGCTACCATCAAACGACACAGAGATGAATTTAATGAGTACGGGGAGTTAAGAATTTTAAAAGCTCAATTCTTAAGAGATTTTAAGACGCTCCTGCATGATGAAGGAGCGTTTAAGGGAATAAACTCACTTACCCTCATCAGCAGAAGAGGGATTTTGCGAATAGGGATGCTTTTGACTGAATCCGAAGTAGCAAAAACTATAAGACATTATCTTCTCAATATTGAGGAAATAACTGATAAAGAACAAAAACAATGGGCAATTGAAAGAGAAATTTCCCGACGAGAGCGAAGAGAACTTACAGATGCAATCAGAGATTTTTACGAAGGAACGATGAAAAAGGGACGAGCTTACGGTGCTATAACGGATATGGTTTACAAAGTTTTATTTGACACCAACGCCCAAGGGCTTAGAGAAATGTATGGAGTAGACGACCCAAAAGCTACTCCCAGAGATTATTTAAGCACAGATGATCTTAGAAAGATTGTTAAAGCGGAAAAGACGGTTGCGTCCCTGCTCTTACTTGGAAAAGGAAAAAGAGAAATAGAAATTGAGCTGAATAGAATTAAAGAGAAACTATTATTGAAATCGTGATTTTACGAAGCGAAGGAGCAATTCGAATTGAAACAAATTATTCTCAATATTGATGAAAATGATCGTGTTAATCTAGAAGCTGAGGGATTTATTGACTCTCTTGAAGATTTGGAAGAAATTTTTTATGTTTTGGCTAGTGGAACCCGTATGATAGCCACAAAAGTAGAAGAAATGAAGTCTCAAGGTGAGGATTTAAAAAATGCGGAAAGTAGAGATTAAAGGATACATAATTTTCGACGAAGAAGAACTACAGCATGGAAATGATATTGTTGGTCAGATCGGCCATGAGTTATTTAATGTTGATGGAGTTGTCGAGTGGGAATTGGAAGAAACGAATAATGCAAAAATAAATTATGAACGTGAAGAATAAAAGACGCTAAAATCGCAATTTTAGTTGAAGTAAATAGAAGCAACAATGCTAATTGCTTAGAAAGGGGTGTTTATATTTTTGGTTAACTTTTTTACTGGCACACTTCTTTTTATCATTGATTTTGTTAATGTATTGGTAATTTACTGCGTGATAGGTCTTCTATGGACGATTGCAGAAAAAATGTTTTATGGCACAATTACGCCTAGAACTATCGACGATATTGTAGCTTTTATTCTAGCTTGTTCTATTTATTTGAATCTGATCAAATAGAAACTTTATCAAAAAAAAAGCACCGTAAGGTGCTAGTAACCACCGTTCATTTCAATTTTTGAAGTAGTTAAGTATTCAATAAGGTCTTCATAGGGATCTTCATTAGCAGTATCAATACGTTTTAGTTCATCTAGTACATATTCTAAGACTTTGTTGCTAAAGCGACCTTCAGCTTTAATGCCACATAATTCTTTGACAGCGTTCCAAAGGTTATCAAGTATTAATTCAGGGAATTCATCATGTTTCTCCAAACTATTTACTCCATGTATAGCCATTAGTAATTCAGTTAAAACCAAATGCTTATCCATAATAACCTCCCATGTTCGATTGTTACTTAAAGAATTATAACACTAATGATAGCAAATAAAAGAGGACTTTTACCGAAAGGAGGATTGCAATGACTATATATGAAGAAATGGATAGGCTGCGTAAAGAAGTAGAGGAAAAAGCTGCCCTATTAAAAGTAATGGAGTCTGAACATTTCGATGTTAATGGTATTTGGGAATTTTCAACAGAAGGAGATTGTGAAGGACGAAGTACAAAGCATTTGGGTGCATACCAAGGTAATTTATTCGATGGCATAAAGAAATATGGCGATCAGAGTTATTACCGTCTTGCTTGTAAAAAAGTAGGTAGTTACAAACCGAGTAAAGATTCAATTTCAAAAAAGGTGCATTTCACAGTTTATGACCAAGCAGTCAAATTAAACGATCCTGAGGATGCCATTTCAAAGTTGAAGTCAAGTGTTCCAGATGGACACTCTTTGACAGGAAGCAATTATTATGGCTGCATAGCTCTTGAGTGGAAGGAATAAATAATTAAATGAAAGTTAACTATAAAGGATTTAAGTTGCAAGCAACACGTGAAAAGTCCTTGGGTGGTTGGAGTACATTATATTATACAATTTATACGCCAACTGGATTTGAATTCATATCAAGTTTTGAGGACTCAGAAGAAACTGTCAGAGAAAAGATTAAACAGCTAAAAGAGATAGTCAATGATTATCTATTAAATCCTCAAGATTATGATGATGAGCAAATGTAAATTTGATATGAAAAGGAGAGAGGTAATTGAGTAATAAGAAATCAACACATGACGACAAGCTCAAATTGATTGTGATTAAAACTAAAAGTAGGGTGTATGTATCAGATAACATAAATAATGGTTCGTATCATTACACTAAAATTAAAGAGCTTATATTCGACGGCGTTAAGCCAGTTCCGACATTTAAAGCAGATTGGTTTGAGATTAAAGAGGTTCCAGAATTGATCCAAAAGAAATTGCCTTCAGAACGAATCAATACTAGATATGAACTTAAAGAAGCACATTATAGTACTGGATTGCCCAAAGTGCTTCGGTCTCAAGATTTTAGTGAAGAAGGACAGTATGAGTCAGTTTATGGTCTATATGATCTGAGATATGAATTAACTGAACCAAAGTTGGTAGAAGTAGAGTTTGAGTTGAATGTCATCGTAGAAGACTCAGATTTTGAAATTGTCCGAAGCGACTACAATCTACAACACTCAGTTTTAGATCAAATCATTACACATCCTGTGCTGTTATCAACTCGACCATGCACACTATCAAGACAAGAAAGCTACAATATTGTTCGCAAATACATAAAAGCAAATATTGATCCAAGGTGGGCAACCATTACAAGTGACTACGACTTTTGTTTTACTGTCAGTAAAAATATCGAGCATGAACCAGAAGAATATAGAGTTAACGTAGGAAAGCGTAAACCAAAATACGAGACAAGATATACAAGATCTAGAACAGTAAAGGTATATGAAACTTCTCCAAAGTCATATGACCGTTACCCAGTCATAGAACCGTTTGCAGGAAAAAATGAAGAAGATTTGAAACAGAATATACAAAAATTTTTAGATGGGCTTATGAAAGTTATCAATAAGCCATTAATTGAGTGCGAACATTGTAAAGGATATGGAGTGAGCAACTATGAAGTTTAAGAAAAACTATTTAATTAATGAATTAGACTTGCCAGATACTGCCTTGGTCGATGAAATCACAGATACATCTCGCTGGAGTATTCATCATAACATTATATTCGAACATCAGGGTAAGTTCTATCAGACACATTATTCTGAGGGGGCTACAGAAATGCAAGATGAAAGCCCGTGGGAGTATGAAGAAGACGTTGATTGTGATGAAGTCGAACTAAAAGAAGTAAAGGTAATGAAGTGGGTTCCAGTAAGTAAGTAAAACATAGATTTTACCATAAAAATACATAAAGGAAGTGTTTGTATGGAAGCAATTAATTATAATGATGAGATAAACAATATCATAGAAGACCAAGACGATACATATCAGATTAAACAAGATGAATCGTGGAGAATTACGTCAATGGATTTAGCAGTTTGGGCAGATAATATGATCCATGATAAAGAAGTCAAAATAGCAAGCATTGAAAAAGTAGTAAATAACAATATTCAAGCATTGGAAGCTAAAATTGAAAAATTGAAACAATGGAAAGAAGAATCGACAAAAAAAGATAGTGATGATATCAGCTTTTTTAAAGAACATCTTCATTTGTGGCACAAGAAAACAATCGAGGAAGAAAAGTCGCGTAATGAAGAATTGACTGCAAACGGCAAAAAGGCTAAACCTTTGAGCAATACAATTAAACTTCCATATCACAACCTAACAGCCAAGAAGCAAAGACCGCTCATTACAATCAATGGCAAGGATACAACTAAGGCAAAAACAGATGAAGACTTTATTAGATATGTAAAAGAAAACAATCCTGAGTACATCAAAGTAATTGAAGAAGTTCAATGGGGAGACTATAAGGACACACTGAAGATGACGGAGTATAACGGCAAATTGGTATACGTGGATGATAGTGGTGTACCAATCGACTTCATTCAATTAACACAAAGACCAGAAGAATATAATTGGAAAGTTAAAGAGTAAGTAAGAGCCTCCTAAATGGAGGTTTTTTGTGTTAATAAACAAAAATAATGAAATCTGTTGTAATTAAGTGAAGTGGATGCTATAATTGATTTATGGAAAGAGAGTTCTTGCATGAACAATTATGAGAAGGAAAGGACGACATATAACAACAGGTTATTGTATAATTGAATTACAAAAATTTAGGGAGGACTCTCCATGATTGCTCAAGGTGTTACTGTATATGATGAATCTGAAGAGGAGTATGAGGTAATTGAAATGATTGGGAATGGGAACTTTGGATTTGTCTTTAAGATCCAAAGGAAATCAGATAAAGGCATTTTTGCTTTAAAAACATTACCAACAACTTTTCCCACTCAAGAAGCCTATGCAACATTTATTAATGAATGCCAAATGGCAACGAAAGTTTCTCATCCCAATACAATAAAATACTTTTACGTACACAAGAATAAGTACCCGAATTTACCACCTTATTTGATTATGGAATATGCGAACCAAGGAACATTAATGAGTTATTTAAATAGACAAAAAGAAGAAGGTGTTTTCTTTTCAAATGATCTATTGAAAGAGTTTTACAGTCAGTTAATTCAGGGAATGAAACATATTAATGATCTCTTAGTACATAGAGATATAAAAGCAGATAATATACTAATTGATAAGGGAACACTAAAAATTGCTGATTTTGGTCTTGCTAAAGTTGCAACAGAAGGGACTAGGCAACTCACTTTCAAAGGTGTTGGTCATATTAAATATATGGCTCCAGAGAGATGGAGAAGCGAAAAGAATACAATCCAAAATGATATCTATTCAATGGGAATCTTGTTTTATGAGTTAGCCACACTTAGACATCCTTATGAAGTAAAAAATGAGGCTGATATGACTATGTGGCAGGAAGCTCATACTTTTCAAAACGCAGTTCCAATAAAACGCATTAATCCGGGCATTACTAACAGTATTGTACAAGTCATCAATAAGATGATTGAAAAAAATATTAGCGCGCGCTATAAAAACTGGGAAGAGATTGAGAGAGATATTGGATTAGATGAAACACCTTTAACTTCCGTAACGAGTTTAATTGATAATCTTATCAATGTTAAGGTTGTGAAAGATGAATCGCTTAAGACTCAGCAACTTTTAAAACAAAAAGAAGAAAGCGAACAACAGGATCATGTAAAAAGAATTAACTATCAATTTAAAGAACATATTTATGAGCCACTAAAAGATTATGTGAATGAGTTCAATACTAAATATACTGGTTCAAAAATGATTTTAGATGAGTTCAATGATCTAAAAAGAGATAGCATCAATTTGGAGCTTCGTTTACCCTCACAAAAAAGAGTCAAAATTAGACTGAGAGTACTGTATGATAAAGATTTTGTCAAAACTAGAAAAGATGATTTTTGGGAAAGTAGAACTGAGGTTGTTGTACGCCCCAAACTTAGAGACCAACTGATACTTGCTTGGGGTTACTTTGATATTCAGAGTGATCTGGGTTTTAACTTATTGCTGGTTGAAGAAAAGGACAATATTTATGGTAAGTGGTTTTTTATGAAAAACAAAATTGGTGCATTTCGCCAAAGACCAAGTAATATCATTGAACCATTTGCAGTAGAGTTTGACGGTTTAGAAAAGACATTATCACATTTAAATGTATTAGGTGCAGATTTTAATAGTGAGATTATAGAAGGTGACAGATTTATAGAATTAGTAAACGAAATTTTAGTCAAAAATATATAATTAATCTAAGAGGGAGGGAAATTCCTCCCTCGCTTATTAAAATATTATTATAAAAGGCACGTTTCATAAGGAGGAAATTGATGTATAAGAAGTATTGGAACGAAGACGGTAAACGATACATGATAAAAATTGATGAAGTCAGAGTTAATACGAGTAGAGAACATGGGATGACTTACTACAAACTTGTTCAAAAACTAAAAATATTTCAGAAAAAGAAATACTCCTTGGGTTGGAAGTGCATTTATTTAAATCAATGGGACGAGGAAAAGGGTGTAGATTTAATTAAACGAATCCGTGAAAGCACCAATGATTGCTTTGGTAAATAAATAAGGAGAATAATATGAATCTAGTTGAAATTATAAAGTTCATGAAGATTGCTGAGAGGTTTTCACCTAATTGTTTTATAAATTCAAACTTTGAACTGATTATTGAACCAAAGAATAACATATTTTTTTTCTTGAAGATGTCGAGACAGAATTAGACATCAAAAGAAAAGTCTTGGCTTGGTTATCACGCCCAAGCTGCAAGGGTGTCAGTGAGTATTGGCAAAAACGAATTCGGGCGATTATCAATGAATATTTGGGAACTAATTTTACAGCAGATGATATGAATGAGATATATACATACTTAGGAAACGACTGTAATAGAAATAAGACAATTCAATTCATTGAGTCTGGATACGATTTATCTTTGTTGAAGAATTAGTGATGGTAAGCTTCATAAATAAAGGAGAGATAATTTTATGACCATAAGTGTGCCAATTCAAATTATCGAAAATAATAAAACTCAGGAGTTTATTGAGTTGCAACAAGTATATGAACATTTAGACAATGAATTACAAAGATGCGCTATTAAGCTGGAAGAATTATATGTTGAACTTAAAAGGATAATTAGTCCAACTGATCGCTATGGTCATTCATATACTTACAACTACGAATACTTTAAAGAACGCAAAGCATGGAGAGAAGCGTTGATTATGCAAGATGCGATTAACGAAGTCGTGAATGTTGAAGGTGAAATTCAAGAGGTAAATGCTGCATACATAGAAGTCAGAGAGAAACTTAGAGTTATTTATAGAAAATGTGGCATAACAGATGTGGTTATTTAAGTGGTGTTGATTTATGTAATAAAAGGAGGATGAATATGTTTTATGTGGGCCTAGCAGAAATAGAAACTTTTGATGTTGTAGAAACTCCTATTTACAATAAAGAGGTTGGAGAGTTATTGCAATATATTTATGGAGATTACTATGAAATAGTTTTTGTTGTAGAGGGTGAAGCTAAATTTTTTAAGCCGCTATATAAAGAACCAATTTCGGATCTCCTGAAGAAATGGACATCTAGCTGGAAAGCAGAAGAAAAAAATGAATATAAAAGCAAACTAGCACGACTAAAAGTAATTATTCAGTAAAATGCGTGTTTTATGAAATAAAAATATTATTAAAGGAAAAAGATAAACATGAAAATTGAACGTTATGTGATTGAACTAACCAATGACAAGTTCGCTAAGTTAGAGTGGGAGTCAGACCGCGATATTTTTGTTGAATCTACCTCAAACTTCTTTGAAGCCGAACTTATGAGAAAAAATGATGCAGAAAGTATTTTTAATGATTTAATGAACGACAGTGATGAATGGTATTTTTATGGAGCATGTATTACCCCGAAAGCGATAAGAAAGGTTGAAATCGAATTATTTATGATCACATAAAATGATAAAGGAGAATAATACTTAGATGATTAAATTTGTTTTAGAAGAAAAGCAGAAATACAATCTTGATGGAGAAGTATCAGTATATTTAGATGATCGAGAAATTGTGGGTATAGCGAGAGTAATGGATATTGAGCCAACATCTGTTTTGAAAAATGGAATTCGTATTCCCCATAACGTGGTGACTTTCAAACCAGAAGAAGCTTTGAGCAACACAAAGAAATTTAGTTTCTATTATTCAGGAAGCAATGGTCGTCTATGTGTATTGAATGAAGAAGACAGACAAAAAAGAAAAAACGATGAAATAAAAAGAAGAATAGATGCACTCAAAAAACAAGATCTGTCGTACAGTTATATTTGTTTGAACTGTAATAGCATTCTCTCAACTAATAAGTTACTTAAAAAGTTATCGTGTAAACATTGTAAGCAAGGAAATTTGAAAAGAGTATAAGATACATATTTTAGCATCAATCTCTCTGATTTGTTACTATAGACCTAAGACAATAGTTGTGGTAATATTTAACACGCTATTATTTTACTATGGAGGGATAATGTTGAAAAGGAAAAATGTTATCATTGTGGTGGCTGCGGTGCTTGTACTTGCTTTTGCTATACCAAAAACAGTCAGCTTTATAAGTCAATCAATTAAAGAGAGTAAGATAGAGGATCTAAGAAAAGAAGCTGATTCTTTAACTGCTAAAGGGAAGTATTTAGAGGCAACTGAAGTACTAAAAGAAATGAATGCCATAATGGAAGGAAGAGAATATACCAGAGATACAAATCCCAGGGATACATTTGAGAAGAACATAGAAGCAGAAAGTGGTTCGCTTTTTAATCAGCTTGAGTTTACAGATGTTAAAGTATTATGGAATAGTTCTACGGGTGACCTTGTTGGACAAATAACCAACAATGGTAGCAAAGGCATTAAAGGTTATTTTGCGATATATTTTTATGATGATAATGGGAATATAACTTATTCTAGAGACTCAATACCAATTCCCGGGGACGGTATACGATCTGGCGAAAATGTAAGTTTTAGTGTTCCAGTTAATAGATTTGAATATTCTACTTACAAAGTTCAAGATAGCACTTTAATGGAAATTGATTGAGCTGTTAAACAAAATTTCTAACAAGTCTCGATAAAAGGGACTTGTTAGAGACAATTTATAAATGAACATTTTAATATAAAGGGTGACAAAAATTCTAATTACTTATCTTAATACTGCTTTGGGTATGTTGGCGGCGCTGGCAATATTATATCTACCTTGTCGTCTCATAAGTTTCACTAACAAGTCAAAATTCTCTCATAAAACATATTTCTATGTAATGATGGGGTCATTTATTTTAATTGCAGCGCTACAGGGATATTAGATTTTTAAGAAAGAGGTGATGCTAATGGTTGACTTCGCATGGCTTAATTCCCCTGAAGGAAGAGAAGAGATAGACAGAAGACGTGAAGAACACAGAGTGCAGGAGAAGCTAGAAAGTAGAACACTATCATTCACAGGACACCGTCCAAATAAATTAGGAAATTGCTACAGCCTTACGGATAAACAATCAATATACATAAAGAATAAAATTGAACCAGTATTAATTGATTTAATTAAGAACGAGGGACTTGAACGCTTTATATCCGGTGGAGCAATTGGGTTTGACCAAATAGCCTTTTGGACAGTACAAGGACTGAAGAAAAGGTACTACCCCAGCATTGTCAATATTGTCGCTGTACCATTTAAAAATCAGCCAATAAAATGGTTAGATAAAGAGACTCAACTGTGGTACAAGAAGATGCTTGATATAGCAGATGAAGTTGTTTATGTAGACGAGCTGCCACTGTATAGAGTAGAGGAAGTCCCGATTGGCGAGTATCATGTAGCGAAAATGCAAAAAAGAAATGAATACATGGTAGATAAATCACGGATTGTTGTCGCTGCTTGGGATAGAACGAAGGGTGGCACAGGTAACTGTTGTAGATATGCAAGAAAAGTGGGGAAGACACTTTATACACTAAGACCACAAAATGATTTTGAATTAGATATATTGTATGGATTCAATGGCTAAGGAGAGAGAAAATGAAATATAAAATTTGGGACATATCTAATGATCGCTATTTAACAGAAGATGAGTCTTATAATTTTGGTATTGGATCGGATGGTAAACTATACGAATTTGATTTTGGAACAGGAGGAGGCGGAAATGCTTGGCTGGAGAAAACACAATGCACCCAAAATTACGGAATTCACTTTGAAGAATGATAAAATTGGGCTTTTACGATGATTTGGATAGGATAGGGAGGTAACTGTATATGAAGGTTGTTTACTCAAAATGGCATAATAATTATGATGAATTAGTACTTGGACAAGAATATAGCGCTCAATATTATAAAAAAGGATGGTTGTTGATTGATACAGTTTTGTACAGAGAGGACTGTTTTCAGATGGTAAACAACTTAAACAAAGCAATCTCAATAGCTGTAACTATGCATAATGGTCAAGTTGATAAAGGTGGTAATCCTTATATCTTACATCCATTGCGTGTAATGATGAAAATGCAATCAAATGAAGAACAAATTGTGGCTGTACTACATGACATCTTAGAAGACACAACCATGACTGAAGAAAAACTGTTAGAAGATTTCACAGGTCAAATTATTGATGCAGTTATTGCTTTGACAAGACTAGAGAATGAAACGTACTGGGAGTTCATTGCACGTTGTAAACAAAATGAATTGGCACGAAAAGTCAAGATTGTTGATATTGAAGATAACATGGATTTGAGTAGAATTGAGCAACCAACAAAGAAGGATTATGACCGAGTAAACAAATACAAAAAGGCATTAAAGGAGCTAACGACATTTGAAGAGTGATTTCGAATTGCTTCAGCAGATTTATGAAGTGGCAAGTGCTCTAGATCTTGAATTATGTACTGTATTGAATCGTGGCGAAAGTACTCTGAGTGGTGCAGAGTATGAAGAGTTAATGGAATTGATGATTGAAGTGGAAGATTATTTATTTAGAAGCTAAAGATCTGTAAAAACATCGTGTTACCAAGATAGGAGAGTACATAATGGCAAAACAGAAGACTAATGTGCAGTATCAGTTTCCACCCAAAACAGACAATGTTTTTCGAATTTATCTCAAAAACAATCACATGAACAATCTCGTTGTTGTTCGGTTTGAGTTGCCTAGTGGAGAGGAGTTCACAAGGAATTACGGGAACATCCCTTCAAATGCTCTCTTGGTTGAATACAAGGGAAATGAATTTGAATTATACGTAGATGGCGAATATGTTGGACAAAGAGTTCTTATTGAGGCGGATAGAAATATGTTTAGATACGATGCTATTGAATAGTTATTTAGTTAGTTGTACACTATAAGAACAAACGTTCTAGGAGTGTGTGTACAGCATGAGCAATTATAAAACATCTAATGAAGACACTCAGCTTGTAATTGAATTTATACAGCTACCTTATGTATTGGATGTATTAGAGCTTAACATAAGCAAGATCAAGAAGTCTGACCTGAAGATGAAAGAATTGTTTGTATTATATCTAGAGGGCTTGCAAAGTAGAGTGTTAACGGATTTGAAAGTTGTTCGTCAAAAAATGAGACAGAGAGGCATAAAAGTTTTTGACGGGGTTAGGTCGGACAAGGATTTAGTAACTGATTACTTATGTCGTGGATATACTCACACCATGCGATTTCTTTGGTCTAAAATTAGAATAGATGTGGAAATGAGGATAGCCGCCTATATGGATGTTGATATGAATAAACTGGTCAGGCTGGAATAATTCAGCTTGACTTAAACAAACAAAAATAATAAAATTAATTATATTGATAGCGAGTGGATTTACACCAGTACATAGGAAAATGTTGTATAATAAGATGCATAGGCAGGTGGGAGCAAGATGGAAAAAGAAAATGAAGAGATAAGAGAATATGTTAACCAAGCAATACGAGCTTTAGAACATTATCTTGAGTGTGAACTAGAAGATGAAGATAGATGTAACACAGAAAATGCAATAGCCTATTTTGAATCAATTATAGAGTAAAAAGATAATTTTATTGGTGGTGATAATATTGGAGATAACACAAAGAAAAGTAAGAAAAAAATTGCGTGGTAAAATCGGTAGAATCAGACATGCACTACAATTGGTCACTATTTTATTTTATACGCTTATACTGTTGATTTTAGCATTATTGATATCTATTTGGATTGAAGGTATTATCCCCGGTTTGCCCAGTATCATCTCTGTCATAATTCCGTACATAGGATACTTTGTTCTTGTTCCTTTACTCTATCCTTTGAAATCAAGATATTACATAAGACGGATCACAAAAGAAGAGTATGAAAAATTGAATGGAAAGAATTTAATACATTATACCGACCACTTATTTCCTTACGAAATTGAAGAGGCTGAAAGAACTGGGAGAATTAGATTGATTGGAAATAGTAGCGCACGTTCAAATTACAATTTTAAATTCAGTGATGCAACTAAGAAATTTGTTTGGTTTCACCCTTCTCGACCTGATGAAAACAAGGAACCTAAATTTAACTCTTTCTGGTACTCTCATTATAGCGAATCAGATCCAAGAGACTATAAGATAATAATTAATCCAATGAATGTAGATATGAACAGAATATTTATTAGACCTATTGATGGTGCAATAGTAATTGAAGATGATTATACAGGTGAAGCGAATATAGAAAAAACATTCAATTGGTACAATAGTAAGATATATTTTTGGAGGTCGTTGTGTGTGTCGCCAATCACATTCGGTCTTGTCATGTTTATTGGTATTAAGCAACTTATGGGAAGTATTATCGATAGGAAACGCGCAATAAAATAACACATTTCTGATAGGAGAGTCCATGAAAAAGAGTTGCAAAGGGTGTAAGGCCTCCATTATAGAACGTCCATATTACAAGTGTGAGCTAGGTTATGACTTAGATAAAAATCTTGGCGTACCTGTAAGTGATTGCCCCAAACCGAAAACAAATATGGATTTCATTAACTTAAAGCAAGACAGAGAAAAGTATGGATTATCACAAAGTGAACTTGCAAAGTGGAAGGTATGAATAGATAAAATTAGTCTTTCATAGAGAAAGGAGGAACAGTGATATGAATGAAGCAGTTGAATTAATCAAGCAAGCAGTAGATCGCTTGTTGGAGTGTGACTTGACAGAGGAAAACGGCTGGGCCGAAAAAGATATTCAAATCCTTGAACAGATCAGTCAAAAAGAGTTTGAGATTAAATTTAAATAAAAGAGTAGTCATTGCCCTTCATAAAAAAGGAGATGTATCATGTGCAATCGTATTACATAGGAGACTTATATCGGAAATTAAAAGAAATGGAAAAAGAAATGGAGGAACTTGCAACAAAAATTGCTTTAGCAGCTTATAATATTAATCCTGATGACGAATTAGTAAATGACTACGGAAAATTAAGAGAAGAATTTAACCGACTGATGAGAATGACAGTTGTTGAGATTACGGATTAAATGAAAACAATATTTCACAGGAAATGATTCAATTGGTGACCAAATGGATTCTAACGAACCCATCAAGTAATCAATATGCGAGTATAAGGCAAAAATATCATTAAGCAAATATTTAGATACAAGGCAAAATGGAAGGAATCTAGTGAAATGTGAGTTCTATTTAGAAATTGGAGGGATGGATAGAAGTGGACGTTATAAAATGTGGAAGATGCAGTGAAGAGATAACAAACAAAACAGAAGTGGAGTACAGTGAAGAATATGGAGAGTTTTATTGTAACTATAAGTGTGCAATAGACGAGTTTTTTGATCGAGCAAGATGTACGCCATTTCAATTCGAAGCAGATGAAATGAGCAAAAAACAGGTTGTTTTAAAACGTGACAAGCTATATCACGTTGATGATATTTAATTATGAGTAGTCTCAATAAAATATGACTTTTAGAAGAAAGGATGAACGCAATAAGTGATCTATGTGACCGGAGACATTCATGGAACAATAAGTGTAAATAAGCGTCTTAATACTAGAAATTTCCCACAGCAAAAAGAAATGACCAAGAAAGACTATGTTATTATTGTTGGAGACTTTGGATTACTGTGGAATGGCGATAAAGAGGATCAGTATTGGCTGAAGTGGTTAGACAAGACGAAACCATTTACAACACTCTTTATTGATGGCAATCATGAGAACTTTGATTTGCTTGAGGAGTATCCAGTGAGCCAATGGAATGGTGGGAAAGTACATAAGATTAACAATAGCGTAATTCATTTGATGCGCGGACAAGTGTTTAACATTGAGGGAAAGAAGTTCTTTACGTTTGGTGGAGCTGCGTCACATGATAAAGAATACCGCAAGGAAGGTAAATCATGGTGGAGTCGTGAGATGCCATCTCAAGAGGAATATGAAGAGGGTTTGAAGAATTTAAAAAAGCATGATGGGAAAGTTGACTACATACTGACTCACACGTGTTCAACCCCAGCATTAGAGTACATTACGCAACGTTGTGGCATTCACATGGAAATGGATGAAATGCATCCTTACTTTTTTGGCATTGAGCAGAAGACAGATTATAAACAGTGGTACTTTGGTCATTTTCATCATGACTTTGAGTTACCAAAAATAAGCAGAGATTGATGTATACAGATATGATTGAGATTAAATAAGAGAAATTGACTTTTGCGGAGGCAAGACCATCGTGCAGAAAAAAGAGAAGATAGGTGCTTTATTGGAGGGGATAGTAGATACATTTACCAACAATAATAAAGTAATTGTATTAATTAATTCTATAATTTTTGTGTCAACTCCAATATTAATTATATTAAAACATCGTTTTGGTATCAGATCTACTAATTTACTAATAACTATGTCTGTATTTTCATTTTTGTTTTCTGTCTGGGTGTCTAAAAATTTATATTTTAGATTACCAAAGAGTAATTTAAATGTTAAAAACAAGATAATGAACTTCTTAATTTATTATGTATTTTTCCCCTTATCGGCACCTGTTTTTATAGCAGCAATAGTTAATTTAATTGGTGGTATGTTTGTTAAAAATGAAAACCCGCAGGGATTAACTGCTTTGGCTTCAAATGAAGTTATTTATAGTCTTTTTACAGACATTATTGCTGGCGCTGAGGAAATTTGGAGATATTCAAGTATTTTTATTATATATTTGATATTTACTTTTTGCTTTAGAAGGTTCAGCAAAAGTAAGGGGACAAAGATTGCATTATTGATATCATCATTTCTTATAAGCTCATTTATATTTGGTTGGCTTCATACATTTAGTTATTCAAATGGATGGATCAATTTAGATATTACAGTTACGATAGGTCTAATGGGTTTATGTTTTTCATTGGTAATGTTTATTACAAAAAGGATATGGTGTGCTATTCTTACACACTCAATGTTCGACGCATACACTACACTTAAATTATACAATGCTGATATTGTTTTACTTATTCTTGCATTGACTTACATATCAATTGCTACTGTATGGATATGCACAATTATAAGAAACACAAAAGATAAAACCACGATTAACTCTTAGTTATATATGGAAAACAAATACTTTACGAAGAAAGTGGGAGGGTAATCGTGACTAAGCATGGTTTGGGTAACTTATTTACAATGCTTAAGGAAATGGAGACTGAATTAACCTTAATTGAAAAAAGAATTGCATACGCAGTATTGATTGCGGACACTGAAAAGCCATATTATACAGAGTTAGTTAATGAGTACAAAAAACTAAAGAAAGAATTTAACGGCTGGATGACTAAGTTTGTTTATGAGAATGAAGAATGATAGGTTCTCAATTGCCTACATATATAGTCAAAGCGTTTCGATAAATCATACATTTTACGGGAAGAGTGATATAAAAAATGCCTTGGATTCAGGTTCTTATATTTCTAGTTGCTCTATTCTTTCTACGTGGCACCATTAGATTGGGAAGAGAAACATTGTTTATAAAATTTGTTTTTGTTGTTCTACTGATAGTCGTATTCGCTTTGCCTTTTAATTTTATCTATAACGTGTCTCCTTGGAAAGAAGGTCCAGTGTTGGTATGGATATGTTCTTTGTTTTATCTAGTATTGATTGTTTACCTTGCAAACATTAAACCAAAAGAAAAATAGAATCAAACTTAATCAAATTTTCCTTTTACATAGAAAGCGAGATGAAAAAAATGCCTGAAGTAACTTTAGAATGGTTAAATAAACAAGCGAAACAGCTTGTTAAAAAGCATTGGGGATTAGATGAAATCCCTAAAATAACAATTGACATGGACAGAAAAGATCTTGATTGGAAAAGTGCAGTTGGATATTATTGTAGCGATATTAAAACAATTGCATTTAGCAGCGAAGTAAACGAGAGAAGAACCGAAAGAGCTATAAAAAGAACTTTATTACATGAGTTGTGTCATTGGCATTTGCATGCAACAGGTCAGCCATATCATGATTCAAATGAACGATTTGCTAGAGAGTTAATTCGAGTTGGTTTAGGAAGAAGACACAACAGAGATGAGAAAGCAACTTTGGCAGCAAAAATAGCAAGAAAAGAAAAAGAGAGTGAACGCTTTGAGATAATTGAAAGAAACGAAGACACAATTATCACTATTAGATTGAAACATCACAGAAAAAACGTAGATGATTTCAAAAAAGACCTTGCCAATACGTTAATTAGTGCGCATAACAATCGTGATGAGGATGAACAGATTTATCCTGGCGATATTGCCGATATGATGTGTAAATGGTATGGATATAAAAAAGAACCCATTGCTAAAATTGCTGTTGAAATAAGTGAAAGTGGAAGTTACAGAAGTGGTCAACTTGCCGATAGAGATGATTTGGTAAGTATCTTAACAAATGATTTAGATGTAGATCTTGAAGAAGCTGAAAAAAATTTGATCGATCATGTTGTAGATGATTATTGCGCTGCTTCAGAAGATGTTGAATAAACTTGTTATCTCACAGAGAAATGGAGTCTAAAATAATGGATGAATTGATAGAGTTATTAAGAGAGGAGCACCCCCATCGTAAATATTATGACTGTATGGGTTGTTCAAACTCTCATAGCGATGAAAATAACACGCTCCATTGCATGATTCATAAAAGAGTAGTAAAAGAGGATGAACTATGTAATGACTTCAATTAGATTATGTTAAAATCTTTCTTTTACCATAATGGAGGTAGGAAAATGAAAATCAATAAAAAGTACAAGTATTGGGAACTTTACTACGATATTAATGGTGACACCTCTTCAACATTTGAAAATCGTCAGTGTATTGGTTCAATTTGGTCGGATGAGTGGAGTGGATTAGAGTTGTTTGATATGACTGACGAGCAACTCAAAGAACACCTAACAGATGATATTGAATACTATCATGAAAAAGTAGATAAACGAAAGATTAAATCTGCGATCAGAGAGCTTCGAGAAATCCATAAAGAAGTAAAGGTAATGTGCTAATTTGAATAAAAGTTTACTTTGATCAAAAATGGGGGGATTTCAATGCAACTGTATCAATTTTGGTGGGAAGGTTCTTATGAAGGTGATAATGGAGAACCATTGGCTCATGAAAGTGTCTTTACAAGAGAAGAATTAGTAGAAATGGTCAAAGAATCTGGCAATCGTTATGACTTGAGCAGATTAGAGGAATTTTTAATCGAAAACAAAGGATTTTTCAAGCCCAACTGTATTAGGATTAATACTGAAAATTCCCTTGGGTAGATAAGTACACGACAACAAGGAGACTACATCTATGAGCGAACAAGAGTATAAGATTAAGCTGCTTACCAGTAATCAATACAGTGAATTTTATTTTTATGCCTCTATCAGTGAGCTAGAAGAGTATTTAAATGAAACGTTAGCAATAACTCCAGAACAATTTTTAGACTGTTACACTTTGGGGCAGTCACGACAGTTTTTTGAATGGATTAAAGCGAAATCTAATCAAAGTAATCAGAATGAACAAAAAGTAACAAATAAAGAATCAAAAGAACAAGAATAGAAAAAGGTTGAATTTTACTGATATACATAACTTACCGCAGAAATAGTATATACGCATTTGATATACTGTTAAATGGGTGATGAATATGTTTGTATCTCCAATGCTTTTAGAGTACGCAGAGGACAATAAACCATTTAATGATGATAAATATATAACAGAGTTAAAACTAGATGGTATAAGATTAATCGCTAGCAATATTGATCGGCCTCGACTGTATACACGACACAACAATGAAATAACTTCAAACTTCCCTGAATTGATCGATTCGTTAACTATTCCTGCTGGTAGCATAATTGATTGTGAACTGATCGTATCTGACATAGATGGTAAACCCAACTTTTCGGCAGTTATGGAGAGATTCAAATCAAATAAAAGTAAGGATAAAGTTACTGCTTGTGCGTTTGATATTATTAAATATAAAAATAAGGATATAACTAAGCTGCCTTTGCTTGAACGTAAGGAGTTACTTGATGAATCATTCATTGAAAATACTTACTATACAAAATCCAAATTTCTCGTTGGTAGAGGTATCGAGTATTTTGATTTGGTGAAACAGCAAGGATTAGAAGGAACCGTTCAAAAATTGATTGACTCTAAATATGAAATAGGTAAAAGGTCTTCCGCATGGAGAAAAATAATTGCTTATGAAATTGATGAATTCTTTATTGTTGGCTATAGAAAAGAAGATTTTGGGTGGCTGCTATCAGATGGAGAGCGTGTATTAGGGGTAATGGAACTGGGAGTAGGAAAAGCAGAGAGACAAGCAGGTTATAAGGTTTTTCAACAACTCAAGACTAAAGAGACTCGTGATACGGTATATCTTCAACCTACTATTAAATGTATTGTTAAACATAGAGGTTATACCAAAAACAATATGTTGAGATTGCCAGTGTTCGATAAATTCGCAATTTAAAGGAGGTGATAAGTTGGCTGAACGTTTATTAAAATGCCCCATATGCGGACAGTATGGGCGCAAAGTGGACATGATTAGAGAAACAGATAAGCGGCATTACCATAGAGAATACTGTCATGAGAAATGGAAGAGAGAAAGAATATTCAAACAAAAAGAGCAACAGGAATTAGACTCGCTGATAGACACTATAGTTAAAATACATAAATTACAGGGTAGGTACTCTGTACCTAAAACTTTTTATCCATTTATTCAAGACTTGAGAAATGATTCGGTGTTATTTGGTAGGTTAGATAAAAAGTATAAGCAAGGAACTTCATATGAAGTAATCAAAAATACATATGAGTATTGTTCTGAAAAGATAGAGTGGGCTAGAGGGAATAAAGAATTTAAAACCTTAATGGCTGAACTGAAATACTGCTTTGCAATAGTAAAGAACAACATTGAAAACTCCATTAGAGCAAGTAGACAAACTCAGCGAAACCAAGTTGAATCTGAAGTATTAAACAAGCATATAGAATCAATGAGTGATGTCCATGAGAAAATTACTAAGATTCAAATTAGCAAAGTAGCAACGAATGATGAGAATGACCAGATTGATGTTACAACACTGTTTGATTGAGGAGGACGATAACATTTCTGACGTAATATCTACAATTGAAGACATCTCAACTGAAACGTTAGTAGTGGGAAGTTTTTATTTGAACCCTGATTTACTTTTAGACTATAGCGAAGTAATTAAATCAAAGTATGATTTTAATCAGCCAACGGCTAGGTTCATGTATGATTCATTACTTGATTTATATAGCCAACATGCAGGAACAGAAATAAATGAAGTAAAAATAAATATTTATATGAATTCAAATGATGAGCGAAAAAAGAAGTATGACTATTTGAAAGGCTATTCATACATAGATAGAATTACGAAGATTGTTGATTTAGATGATTTCCCTGTTTACTATGAAAAACTTAAAAAATTCTCTCTTCTTAGAGAGTTTGAGCGAAAAGGATTCCCAGTCCAAAAGTTAATGGACAGAAAAGATTTTGACAAAATTGGGACTGAAGACATTATTAAAGGAATGGAGTACCAGATCAACACCATCGGTACAGTGATTGGTGGAGTCGAGGATAGCGTTATTCTGGGTCACAACATGCCTGAAAAGATTGAAGAATGGAAGTTGGCTCCAGATGTGGGCATACCGATACCATTTGAGATAATCAACGCATTGCTACGTGGTCTTAGAAGGAAAAAGTTTAATCTTTTTGGGATGCACAGTGGATGTGGTAAGAGTCGTACTACAAGTAAAATCGCTTGTTATTTAGGTATTAAATTGAAAATTCCTGTGTTGGTGCTAGTTAATGAACAGGATGAAAATGAATGGTTAGGTATGCAGATCAGCAGCGTACTAAACAATCCTGAGTTTGGATTCGATATTCAAATGAAACGAAGAGGTATTAACGGAATTGATGAGACGAAGATTGTAACTGGAACGTTGACAGAGGACGAAGAAGAGATTGTTAAGGAAGCAGCTCGATACATAAAAGAGAACAGTAAAATCTATTTCTTAGAATTAAATAAGTATGATGAAAATACACTCAAGCGACAAATCAAAAGACACAAGCTAAGAAATTGTCAGTTAATAATTTATGACACAATGAAAGCACCAGATCACGATTGGATGACTTTCGTAAGAACTGCTGACATGCTTAAAGAGGTAGCAAGCACTGAAGACATTCCTGTTTGGTCTACCTTTCAATTGACTGACGACAGCTTGTTTAATGATATGCTGACAAGCCAAGCCATTGCTAATGGTAAGCATATTAAGCATGTAGCTGATGCGTTAATGATGGCTAAACCAATACCCAGAGATCAGTATGATAAGTTTGTGATATACAATCCTAATGATCCTTTTATTGGAGAGTCTACAACTCAATTGGATATACATACAAACTATTATATGGTTGTCATTGATAAAAACCGTGGCGGCAAAGATAAGGACATTTTATGTTTTGAAGTTGATAAAGGTAAAAATATATGGATTGAGAGAGGGTATCTTGTTCCTTCTGAAAACGAGAAAGAATTAAAGCAACTTAAAAAAGAAAGCAAAAAGCTTAAAACAGAAAAACAAGTTAGGGATTTAAAAAAGGCACTTAACAAAGAAGAATGACTTGAGAGGTGATATAAAATTGATGCTCAAACTTTAAAAGAAAACATTATAAGAGACAATAAAGTTGCAGATATTTTAACATCTCTCGGTTGTCATATCAATGATAGGATGTCTAGCTATGGGGAAATAAGATCGACAAGGCCAGGAGGAGATAATCCTTCTAGCCTTCAGGTTTTCACTGATACTTTACTTGTAAACTGCTACACAAATCCGCTTCCAAAGCTGGGTAGCGGACATCCTGATATCATAACACTTGTTCAGCATTATAAAGACATCTCGTTTTCAAAGGCTATGTATTATATATGTGAGGTTTGTGGGTATAGTTACTACGCTGATTACAAACATACAAAAGAAGAAATCGATCCGTGTCTTCAATTTTTGGATTTGATTGAACCAAAGACTGAGGTCTACGATGAAGTACCATTAAGAAAAGTAGATGAATCTATTCTAGATTCGTACATAGCTTTCCCTAATAAACTATTTCTTGATGAAGGAATAGATTGTGATGCACAGAGATTATTTGAAGTTGGATATTCTCTTAGAGATAACTGTATAACAATACCGATCAGAGATGAACTGGGAGCGCTAGTCGGAGTGAAAGGAAGAACTACGCTTGATTATAAAAAATTAAAAACATCTAAATATTGGTTTCCTGTACCCACTCCAAAGAGTCAAATCCTATACGGTTTAGATAAGACTTATGATTACATCAAAAAGGCTGGCAAAGTAATTGTATGGGAAGCTGAAAAGAGCGTCCAGAAGGCATGGAGCTATGGTATTAAGCATTCTGTGAGTGTAGGTGGACATGAGTTAAGTAAAACGCAGGTGTTAAAGCTTGAGCGTTTAGGTGTAGAGATAATATTGGCCTTCGACAACAACATAAGCGCTCAAGATATCAAAGAGGAAGCAAGTAAATTTGTTATAAGGGATAACGTTTTTTGTATATTGGCACACAAAAATAGAGACGTACTTGAAGAAAAAGATGCGCCAATAGATAAAGGGTTAGATTTTTTTATAACATTAATGAATGAAGAAAAATACAAAGTACCAGTTTGAGTAAAATATAGTTTTTATCAAAATGGAGGCGTAAAAACCTCCCTTTTATATATATCGAAACATGATCATTTAAACAACTGTAAATAATGAAATAAAACTGTTGACTTATATTAAACAAATAAATATAATGAAAATATGAAACAGAGAGGGATGGTCACATGTCTAGTCATCAACTTGCCAGCTTAGAGCCGACAGAGGATTTAAGCGTAGCAACTCATGTTTTTATCACTAAGAATTTATGCGGGGGATTAGATTTAACAGAGGGGGAATTATATGTTTTAGGTAGGTGGAAATCTAGCATTAGCAGCATAGGCGAAGCTGAGTTATTTATAGTAAATGATGCAGGGTTTGAATCGAGTTCATTCATGATGTGCTCCAGAAAAGTATTTTATAAACTAAAATGATGATTGATACATAGTAGGGGTTGATCGAAATTTCATACACAGCTAACAACCTCTCAAACCTGTAATGTGACCATATAAAAGTTGGATTTTATATAAAGAAAAGGAGGTAGCCCAATGGATCTTAATCACTTAATTAAAGAATTAAAAAAACTTCAAAAGAATCATGGAGATGAGGATGTCTGGTTTTACATAGGAAATGAAGGATGCACCAATACATTTAAAATAGAATATGACGGTGAAAGTGGAATATCTTTGAGACCAACACAACTAAACTATTGAGATTGGAGAATTAGTATGAGAGTAAGCGATGCAATTAAGATGCTACATCAATATCATGATTATTATGGCGACAATGAGCTTGAGTTAGTAAATATAAAAGAAGAAACAGATTTGAAAATTATAGGCTTTAATCCCTATAGTGATGGATTGGTTCTTGAATTTGAAGAGATAGGGGAAGATTAATGGCTCGTAAAATTTGAATTTTAAACAAAAGTTAAGGAGATCGTCAATTGAAAACAATTAAATTCAAAGCAGTCAATTCTGGTGATGGAGAGTCTTTTTGCTTCGATGTTGATAGGGAAACTTTTACACTGATTACTGGAAGAGAACCAGAGAACTGGATGGATTATCAATCGGGAGAATACGCAGAACAAGACGATGAACTGATGTTTGTTTCAAGTGATCCAAATAAATGCAGGGTTTACCCAAATGATATTTTTGGTCATTCTGGCGAGGAAGTTGAAATTGAAGTGAAGGTAATAACTCTGTAGTTCAAGTAAAAGAAGAGTTTTACATAGAAAGGAGCATACGAACAATGAGCATGTACAAAAGAAGTGGCGAAAATGAATATTATGGAGTTTTTCTCGATTTAGATTCTCAAAAATTCAGAGTTGGGATTTCACATGGAGATGCTAATAATCCATTTTGGACTTATGATCAGGAATTTGATTCTCTTGAAATTGCTGATAAGGTTTGTGAAATGATGCAAGATGCTTTTTCAGATGGAATTGAAGCGTGCAGAGAGTGCTAATAAAAATATACTTTTACAAGGAGGGGGAAATTTGTTTAAAGCGGACAACTTTCAAATTGTCTCAAAGCTAGAATGGGAAAATTTCTTGTTTTGGCTTGATGAAATTAATGAGCCGTATCAATGGATTCCTGTAACTATGGGGGATAGAGTGAATATAAAAAACTCCGCTAATAAACTTATTGCTTATAAATATTTTCAACATGATGGTAATTATTTTGCTATAAGAGAAGATGAACACAAGAATTGGTCTCAGAAAAACAGCAGATAAAAGGAGAATAATACATATGACTAAAATTGCAATTGTAAAACACAACGGAAGTCAAACGCCATACGTATTCTACACTGATCTTGTTTTGAAAAAAGACGATTTGATTGTTTGCGACACTCAAAAGGGCTATGAAACAGGTAGAGTGCTGAGAATTACGGATTCCATTCAGGGGGTTAAGCCTACAAGATGGATTGTGTCCAAGGTAGACACGAAGAGTCATGTAGAACGAGTAGAGAAAGAAAAACGAATTAGTTACCTAAAGCAACAAATAGATATGAGAAGAAACGAGTTCACTGATGAATATATTAATGAATTGATTTCTTTGAAGGATAAAGCGATGTACTCTCTGCTTAAAGAGCTTGATGAGCTAACAAACAAAAATAATACCAAGAACGAAATTGAACTAAAAGATTCATTTTATTTTAAAAATCAGAATGGATTTGAATATTATGCAACTAAATTAGGAGATAAGTATTCTATTGTACACGTTGATACTTTAGATACCTATGAAGTTAATGTAGAAACAGTAAAAAAATTTATCTCTAAAGGGGAATGGAGAATAAATAAGTATTATAAAGTGGGTATCTTTTGAGGAGTGTGGAAGTAAAAACAAGATTTTATAAATAGGAGCGATGTAATTGCCATACGTAAATGTTGAGTTAACTGATAATAAAAAAATTAGTATGAAAACAAATATTCCATCTCTAGATTATTCATACACCTATGATTTTAATAATAAAAAAAATCGAACTATAACAATAAAGGACTACTATCAAGATTATTCACTTGATGAATTTAAAATGATCTATGAAATACAGCTAGGAGAGTATATATCGGATAAACTGAATAGCTTTGAAAAAGACGATCTTCCTTTAAAGGCTGCATCTCTTTTAAAATCCCGAGAGGTATTATTAAAATTGATGAGTGACGAATTTAACATTTATCATGATGAGTTGATTACTTATTTTCTTGATTATTATTCTGATTCAAACTTTGAATTGTCTAAAGGTGAGATAGATGCAGCAAACGAACAAATCACAATTTTAAAGAATGCAACTAGGCAGTTAGATAGCGGAGAATATATTAAGAAAATTCATCAGGCTGCAAGGCTTAATGAAATTGTTAAATTGATTAACTACATCTCTGCTCCACTTAAAACGATTCACATTCTTAAAAAGATAGAAAATGATTTTCATGAAGTGTTAAAAGATGACTACTCTAAATATTGCCTATGAAATATATATAAAGGGAGACTCAAAATGAAAAATAAACAAAAGGATTATTCATACTTAAAAGATACATATGTAGAAATTGCTCGTAGCGATAACGAATATAATCAGGGTAGTCAAGCAAAAGTATTGGAGGTTAAGGACGATTGTCTTAGGGTTCTGGTTGAAGATAATGGAGAAGAATTTTGGACGGACGTTAATTCGGTATATCACGATCCAGATACACGGAAGCATCCCATCCAGACAGACGAAGGATTTTACGCCCGTTTTTATTATCTCCAACAAGAGATTAAGGGCTTATCTTCTCGGTTTCAAAATCCTAATACTCAAATGTCTCCTTGGGAGATTGAAGGTTGGATGAAAATGGCTAAAACAACTAAACAATCATTCGAAGCACTTATTGATGAAGCAGCAGAGCGGATGGAAAAGCGTTAATAATCAGAGTAAAACTACTATTTTATAAGGTGGAATTAAATGAATTTTTATCGGTACAACCAAGAGGAACAAGGAGAATTTATAAATGAAATTCAGTCTATATTGATTGCGCATGGATATGAAACAGAATGGACAACCACTGAAACCAATATTAATCACGGAGACTTTATTTTAGGACTCAGATTCATAAATGTTATTAAGGATTAACTACGTTCAGAGAGGAGAAACAGCAATGACAGATAAACACTACAGGTTTGTAATTCAAGATGTGGCGACAGATAAGTATCTCTTACATGTAGATTCGGGTACTGATCATCCATATGAAGACGTTGAGACTACCAATAAAGCGACTATATGGAGTTCATTAGAACACGTTTCTTATGTGTTGTGGTGGTACGTGGATATGTATAGAGATTATCAGATTGTTAACTTGGATACGAATGAAGTATTTATAAAGGACAAGCAACGAGGAATCCCACATGTAATGTCCGTATCAAAATAAGGAGGTGATTAGAATAGAAACTTTAGATGTAATGCTGAATGGGTATGGGATTGTCACAAAAAACAGCGAGGGTAATTGGCGTGAGTTTAACTGTATTAAGTTGGAGTTACAGGCTGCATGGAAGAATTTTAGTGAGGTAGAGAAGAAAGAAATGTTGGAATACTTAGGAATAAACTAACCTGAACTGGAGTGATTAGATATGGCAAGTATCAAAGTCATAAACAAACGGACAGGAAAAGAGAACAGGCATCTCACCCACACCTTTATGAAAGCAATTGACAATAACCTTAAAATTACACTACCTGAAAAATTCAAAATAAGTATTCAATAAAGAAGTATCAAGGAGTGATTAAATCATAGTCTGGAAGCAAAAGCAACCCAAAATTCCGTTTGAGCCTTATGACAATACATACAGTAAACTCGCTAAGATTAATGGAATTGAAGATATAGATCAATTTCTAAATCCACTACCTAATGTTGTTCACAGTCCATACTTGTTAAAGAACATCGATGCTCTGGTATCGAGGATCATTAAAGCAATCAAAAACAATGAAAAGATAATTATTTATGCTGACGTGGATTATGATGGCATTACTTCGGCAGTTATTCTATATAAATGGCTAATTAATTTCACTAACAATGTTTTCATTAAACATGTTGAGAGGTCAGTTGGTCACGGTTCGGAGTATATAGTTGATAAAGTTGAAGATGATACAGATTTATACATAGCAGTAGACAGTAGTAGTAATGATGTAGAACCACTGAAGAAGCTGGTAGATAAGGGTATTGATTGTCTTGTTATCGACCACCATACAGTCGATGTATACAATCCCTATTGCATCTTGGTTAATCCGCAACAACCAGAATGCAAGTATCCAAATAAAAATGCTTCAGGTGGACTGCTAGTGTTCAAGGTGTGTCAAGTGCTGGGTGACTATATGGACACATCATTTACCTTAGAACTAAGTGATTTACCGGGATTTGCTTTAATGGCAGATATGATGTCCATGATGGAAATGGAAAATAGGTATTATGCTAAGTTGTCACTTAAAGGATTGCGTCATGAGGGTTTAAAACTCTTGTTTGAAGCCATGAATTCAGATCTTAAAAATCTCACTTCATCCGATTTTCTGTATGGTGTAAGTCCAGCCGTAACCGCCGCAACTAGAGTTGACAATATCAAGTTAGCAATTGATTTTCTCATGTGTGATAAGGTAACACCTGAAACAAAGAAGTATGTAAAAGAGCTAATTAAGTTAAATGAGTATAGGAAGCTCGTACAAGCTAAAGCACTTGAAAGACATAAAGACAGCATCAGTGAAAGCGATAAAGTTGCTATTGTCTATGATCCGTCTATTGGAAAAGGAATGAATGGGTTGGTAGCACAAGAGTTATCAAAAAAATTTAATAGGCCAGCAATTGTTCTCGGAGTTGGTGATGACAAAGATACATATGCCGGGAGTTTTCGAGGATTAGAAGATTTCTCAATGCAGGAGCTACTGGAACGCTGCCAAGGTGTTGAATATACTGGTGGACATCCCGGTGCAGGTGGGGTTGGATTGAAAAAAGAAAAGCTCCAGATACTCAAAGATGATCTAAATAATCGTCTGAGCAATTTTATCCCCGATGACACACTGTATTATGATTTAGAATTTAATGCCGAAGAGATAGATGAGAAAATGATTAACTATCTTACTGAATTCTATAGGTACTCAGGCAATAACTTTAAACCCGGTAAATTTCTAATTAAAGATTTGTTTATTTCAGATAAGAAGCTAATGGGTAAGACAAAAAATACAGTAAAAATCGATTGTGGCAAGTTGCAGTTGATGAAGTTTAAAACAGACGAAGAATTTTATGAGCAAGTACCTGTATTTACTGAAGTCGAAGCGGTTGGAACATTAAATATAAACAAGTGGACGCAGTACAGACCTAGTTACAAAGTCATTAAAACTTGCCAACTATTCATTGAAGATTATAAAGAAGTAAATCAACCAAAATAATAATACATATAAGAATGGAGAAATATACATATGAAATTTTACGGAATCGCAGTAAATACACAAAACAAAAACGTGGTAATCAACAATCTACCAAGTGACTGTCTTGGAGCAGTAAAAGAGGCAAAACGAATCGCGACTAAAGAAGGACTGAAGTTTCAATTTGTTAAACCAGCCGCAAATAGACAAAAAGAAGGGTCAACACTCACGAAGTTTGCAGCACAACGCAAGAATCGTAAGTCTGTAAAACGGTGATTTTATGCGTATTAAAGTGTCCGATCATGCTAGAACAAGATGTGAACAGAGTAACGTTGGAGTGGGTCGCCTCATTAAAGAGGTGGCCTCCATTCCCAATATCGTGGGAAAGATTAGCTGGAAGACTAAATTTGGAGTAATAGTTGTTGAGAGAGTTAATGAAGGGTTACTACTTATTAAAACATTTATTGCGAGATTTAAGTATAGAGGCAAACAGTATCACAAAGGGTGCAGAACAATTTAAGAGGAGCCATATTAGATATTGAACAACGCATGTAAATGTAAATACAAGTTTGATTAAAAAGGGAGAGTGTGAGTTGACTAGATTTTATCAAGAGGAAGTTGAAGATATTGACCGCCTATATGATGAGCAAATTCCTCTTCGGATCATAGCCGATACAGTTAACGAAGATTTTCACGATGGGAAAAATGTGCGAAACGTTAAATCGATCTCATATGCAATATATAAATTCTATAATGATGGGGGCGATTGGTTCGACAGATTGCCATTGAAATTTGACTCCAGAAAAATCAAAAATGGGGTGAGCTAAGTGAGCACTAAAATACATAGAGTGTTTAAAATCAGAAACAAAGAAACCGGGCTGTTTTCACGAGGTGGAACCAACATAATGAACCTTTGGAATAAAGAAGGTAAATCGTGGTCGAATATTGGTCATCTTAAAAACCACCTAAATCAATTCACAAATCGATGGAACAACACTGATCCATATATCAATGCCGAAATTGTAGAGGTTGAAATTAACTATGATACGTGTATGAAGATGGATGTAAGTGAGTTATTTGATGAAATCAAAGCCAATAAAGCAAAGATTGAAGAGAAATATAGATTGCAGGCTCAAAAATGGAGAGAAGAGCAGGAAAGAAAGCAGCTAGAAGAACTTAAGATCAAGTATGAATCACAATAAAATACAAGCTTTATCAGGAAGGGGAGTGTAGATATCTACAACACAGTAAAATGTCCATATTGTGGATGTGAGAACGATATGTCAGATGCCCTATGTGACGGACTATCAAAAGACAATAAATTGGATTGGGAATGCTCAGAGTGTGAGGAAGAGTTCGAAGTAACTGTAGAATTTGAACCAAGCTATAGTGCTGAGAAAATTGTTTACCATAATTGCGATGTGTGCAATGTAGAAACTAGAGATATACATGAAGAGGAAAGAGTATTTCCTTTTCCAAAAGCATTAACAGGAAAGAAGCTTTGTTATAGATGTTGGTCTAAATTTTATTTCAAAGAGATGGAAGAGAGTGTAAAATAGTGGTTTTACATAAAGGGAGAGATTGACAATGATTAAAGAAATCGAAAGACAACAAGAACAAATTAAGCATTTACTAGAACTTGCTTGTGAAAATCCTGATCTTAGAATTGTACCTATGGTTGATTCAGAAATTGTTGCTGATGATGGTCATATGTGGTGGGTTGGCGGATGGGGAGAAGCTTCAGTAGAAGAAATTTGGAATAGCGATGAAAGAGTTTATATTCGGTCTGTCGATGAAATTAGTTTAATTGAGGAAATCTGCGATAACTATTTCGATGAGTATGAAAACGAAGGGTTGTCCGAAGATGAACTTTATGAAAAATCGAAAAAAATTGTTGGTGGGTATAAATGGGAGAAGGTTATCGCTGTAAAAATAAAATTACCATAGAGGAGAGATTAAAATGAATAAGAGTGTGTTTCTTTATGTGAGAGGCGATGATTATTCAGCTTTGACTTTTGATCAAAACTTCAATGCTCAGGAGATTTATGAAGACATGGTTCGAAATGGTGAGTCCTCCAGAACAATTGACGGAGAATATTATATGGATATTGATATTGAAGAATTTGAAAAAATCGACACTAGATTTGTGAAATGGATTAAAAACAATCTTTGTGATTACGATCAATTAAAAGGAAGCGACATCTTTGAAGTGAAGCCCGTAAAATAATGCTTTTACTGGGATGATAGATTAGGAGGATTGAATTTGAAGTATATCCGTCTACCTAGGAGTTCAGGAAAACCAGATACAATCATGGACTTAATCAAAGAGAAGATAGAAAAGGAGGAACGTTTCATCGTGTTAAATGATATGAATTATCTTGATATAACCAAACGTTTAGAGAAGCTACGCAAGGATAGAGCAAAGATTGATCGGGAAATATATGACCTAGAAAATATGAAAAACAGAAAGCTATCTGAAGATATAAGTATCTGGAACCAAATTCAAAGAATTGGGAAAGAATGCGATACAAGACATCCTACAACAATTAGATTTTAAAATAATAATTAATAGGAGAATTTAAATACATATGATATTTTGGACAATTGTTTTCTTTGCAATTAATTTTTATGGAATGTTTAAGGGAAGTATTTTCTACACTACATATAGAAATTTAGAATTGATTAGCATTAGAGAGGCACAGGGCGAAGATAAACAGAAGATTAATCTCGAATTTGCAAAAAAGGGATGCTTCCCTATGTTCATTCTATTCATGTTGGCGGTTATTGAAATTATTTATTTGATTAATGCAATTGGATATGACATTTACAAGTATCCAAGCATTCTAATCATTCTTTATTTGATCATTTCATTTATTACAAGCAAAAAGAAGAAAATTTATAAGAGCATGAGTAACAATGAGCTGCTCGAAGCAAGAGAAAATATAGAAAAGGAACACAAACAGACTCTGAAATCGTTTCTTAAAAATTTTGTATGGGCCGTTTATTTCGGGTACATGTTCTACTGTCTTGTGTTTTAGGTAAAAGATATATTTGATGAAAATAAAATCTCCCTGTTGTGGGTAGACAGGGAGATTAATCAGTTGTTAGATAAACAGTTCAATAAACTCAATAATCACGAAAAATACTTCTCGCCAGTCCCAAAGGAATTTAAAAAACTTATTTTGTTTAGTTAGTAAATACATATACGTACAAGCTAAAAGATAGACATTATTTGCAATAGTAGGTGTTCTCATTATTGAAAACCTCTTTCTAAATAAATTCCCACCCACTATGTTTTTATAGTTAAAAAAAAGACGCATTTTTATTTTGTAGACTCAAAAAAAATCGTAGATAACTTTCTTTTTTATGAGTACAAATTGCACTTTGTGAGTAACGTGATAAGAATTATGATAAATGTGAGATTTTATAAGGAGTGAAAGTAAATAGGAAAAAGAGTACCATACGAACAAAATCATAAGATTATTGAAGAGCAGATACATAAGCAATGTAGCATTTGTTTAAAGTGGTTACCAATGAATAAAGGTAACTTTTATTCAAACAAAGCAAATGGAACAGATGGGTTTAATCCTTACTGCAAAACATGTACTAAACACAAATCTTCAAAGTGGGTAAAAGATAATGCAGAAACACATCGAGGTTACAAGAGAACCGAAAGAGCAAAAGAGGTTTCGCGATTAACTAAACGTAAAAACGATCAAAAGTATAGAGGTGGAAAGTCTTATCAACAGTGGATAAAGACAAATAAGTCTAGGCTCAAAGAATACAGAGAAAAAAGGAAAAGCAAGAAGCATGATATAAGTCAATCTGAATGGAGAAAGTGTAAGGAGTATTTTAACAATTGCTGTGCATATTGTGGTATGCCAGAATCAGATCATTTTAGAAAATGGAAGAATGAATATAAAAAGTCCGACTTCCATAAAGAGCACTTTGATGATACAGGTGTAAACGATCTAAGCAATTGTGTTCCTTCATGCTTAAATTGCAATTCTAGTAAGTGGATTCATGACTTTGAGAAATGGTACCCACAGCAGCCATTCTTTTCAGACGAAAGACTTGCGAAAATTAAAGTGTGGCTAGAACAAGATTATAGACTGTACATAAAAGAGATGAAGGAGTAACAATGGAAAATAAATATCTTTATAAGTTCAATTGGTATTGTGGTCGTCAAGGTGAAGTTGAGGGGTTGTTTGTAGCCACAGAAAAAGAAGTGGATTACGCAATAGGTAAAGAGGTTTACTTTGGTGAGATTCTTGGTAAACACAGCGAAGTCTATGGAACAATTGAAGAGGGAGAAATTGAAAAGATTAATATCGATCCATCTGCTGTCGAACAAGTAGCAAAACATCTGGGTCAAACATGGTCAGGTTATAATCCACTCCATTATATCAGATATGAGTGTAAAGTTTGTGGAGATAGGCTTAATGGAGAAGAAATGCATTCCATCGAAGAAGAAAATACAGTTTGTGATTATTGTCATCGAAATAAGGACGAAGGTGATAAATAGGTGATTATTGAGGATTTAAAGAAGACAACAATGGGCTTACAAGAAGTTGTGGATTCACTTAATGCAGAAATGGAAGAGGATTTTGACCCAAGTGAATGGTCTGGAGGCAATTTTGACGATTGCTATGAGCTGGGATATTCTCACGGTAAAAAGGTTGGCAGATTGGCAGCGTATAAAGAGATTCTAAAAATGTATGAACAGCACCAACAGAAAGAAGCGCAGCAAAAGTGGGAAGATTGGAGCAAGAATAAGAAAACTCTAGACAAAGAGATTGAGGTACTTATGGAATCAACACAACAGGTATTGAGAAGAAAGATATAGTAAACGCTTAGGCAATTTGACGTAGAATATAAAGCCACTTTCATTAAGAGGAGGATTAAAATGTTGTGGGTAATTGGAGTGGAGAGGTATCCAGATAGAGCCACTATACAGAAAATAGATATTGACCTAGGAATATATAGAATGCCACATTATATCAAAGGATCAAACTATGAAGACATCGCGAATGAAGTAGTGTTGCAAGTTATACATAAAAGACCGTCACGCATTATTTTTGACGAATATGGCGATGGCTTAAAATTCAGATCACAAGTCATCAAAAAGCTATTGTTAATTAGAATTGAAATAAATGAGGTTGGAGAAGTAACAGGATACATATCGCAAGAATAGACATTGTAAAAGTCAAATTTTATAGTGAACAATGAAGGAATGTAAAATGAAACATTTAACTAAGGGGGGAATAAATGAGTAATCTATTTATAGATGTTGGTTTTGATATTGAAAGATATTCCGAAACGAGAATTATACTTTGGAATAATGAAAAGAGAATTTTTAAGAGAATAACCTACAATACAAGGGATTATAGGTATCCACAGATATTTGAGAACATAAAGAATATCTGTACAAAATCAAATCCAGACAATATTTATGTTGTTGACAGTCGTATGGGTGAGGAATTATTTAAATATTTAAAACAATACAATGATTTAAATTCAAAATTGAATTACTGTATTCAAGATTTCAATGATTTTGGATAAAATGTACCTTATACATACAGAAGACTAAAATAAATAAATAATTAAAATACAATTGACTTATTGTTTATAAATGAATATAATGAAATTATAATAAAGAAGGAGGTGAGCAAAACGGAACAGATAAGCGGTACAATTCACCACTTGTTATTTGTAGCTTCAATAGCTTATCCTGATGGTACATATCCTCGAAGGTGTGATGAGTAATGGGTAAAGAAACCACTGAGCTATTAAGAAATGTTGCTAAGTTAAATAAATCGATAGAAAGACTGAATAAGAGTCTTGATAGTTTAACAAAAGCACGAATCAGTTTAGAAAAAGCTCAAAGAGATAAGATAGATTTTATAAATGAACGGATGGGGCATATAAATATCAAGAAGTGGATTGAAAAAAATGGACGTAAGTGATGAATTGGCTGAAATACTCGTTAATTGTTTTATGTGTGATGTAGACACAGAGCAAGAAAAGAAGCTACATGAAGATAATTATATAAAGAAGAAACTCAAACAGTTTTTGAGCAAAAAGGACTTTGACAAGTATGATCAACTAAAGGAGCAGATTTGGAAAGACGCTTGGAGAGAATTTGATAAAGTGGCATCAAACAAAAATACATAAAAGAGGACAACTTAATATATGAATGATGAATTGAAGAGATTTATTGTTGAGGATATGTTGCCTCGTGAAGTCGAAGCTTTGACTATTGCTGCTGATACATTATATCTAAAGAGAGATAAAGATCGAGAGTATTTAGATAACTGGTGGCTAGTGGTTAGAGCCTTACTAGGAGAAAGAGTAGAGGAATTTAGAAACTGCCGGATTGTAAATGAATTATATAATTATCTAAATCATAGACTGGAAAATGAGGAGGCAAGGAAACATGAATTATGGTGTTAGAGATATTATTGAGCTACATGTGTTTGATGAGGCTGGGAATTTTATTTCAACTATTAGTTCCTTAAAAAAGGGGAGCATAAGTGTAGTAAATAGAACGATCAGAGTTAGAGACGCTCTGTTGAATGGCGACATGCTCAAGTTTCTAAATAAATCGGAAGACACGAAGTCAGATTATGATAAGTTCTTTAGTAAAACTCAAAATTGCGAAACTATAGTTTTTAATCGTAGGGTTGTCAACTTATAGCTGAAGGGTTTTATAGAAAACAAGAAAATCAAGAAGATATTCTAGTACAATATGAAATGCCAAAGTGCAGTATTGTAAGTGCTTATAACTTCAACCATTCTTATATTGGCGATGCAGATGAGTTTGATTATGTATTTGAGATAAAAGAATTTAATGAAGAAGGCGACATATTCAAGCTTCATATTGAGAAGTAATACATAGCATTTTAGATAAAACAGTTCTTTTATGCAGAATAAATGGAGATGATACATACGCAAGTTATTAAAAGAGATGGTTCAGTTGTTGCGTTCAATCAACAAAAAATAGTTGAGGCTATTTTCAAAGCAATGAATAGAACAAAAAAAGGTATCGATAAGCAATTAGCAGCCAATATCACCAAAGAAGTTGTTGAAATGCTTAATAATGTTTCTAACGTAGATATTGAAGTTATCCAAGATGCAGTAGTAGATGTTCTTATGCAAAGCGAGAGAAAAGATATAGCCAAAGAGTACATAGGGTATCGAGAAGTACGGAATCTGAAACGAAGAGAAAGAAGCAGTCTCGATAAAAAAGTATCTGGGTTGCTCGATATGTCCAACGAAGAAGTACTAAAAGAAAACTCAAACAAAGATGGACAAACTATTCCCACACAACGAGATCTTTTAGCAGGTATTATGGCAAAGGATTATGCTCAAGCTTATATGATGTCAAAACGAGTTGTTGAAGCTCACAATAGAGGAGATTTACATTTTCACGATCAAGATTATTCACCATATTTCCCAATGTTCAATTGTATGTTAATTGACTTGCGTGAAATGTTGGAAAATGGATTTAAGCTTGGAAATGCTAAAATTGAAACTCCAAAGTCAATTACAACGGCAGCGGCAGTTACGGCACAAATCATTGCTCAGGTAGCCAGTCATATTTATGGAGGAAATACTATCAACGAAATAGATAAGATTTTGGCTCCATATGTTAGGGCTTCATTCATCAAGCATTTTAGAGTGGGAATGAAATGGTTTGAGGGTAATCCAAACGATCATATACTTGAAAGCCAAGTGTATCCAGAAAGTTCAATCTTCAAGACCAGATTTATAAAAGAATATAATTATGCGATTCAAATGACAGAAAAAGAAACATTTGATGCATTCCAATCACTTGAGTATGAGATCAACACTTTAGTGTCTGCAAACGGACAAACACCTTTTTCAACATTTGGATTTGGTAGAGGTACAAGCTGGGAAGAAAGACAGATTCAAATCGCCATTCTTAAAAATCGAATTAGAGGATTGGGTAAAGAAGGCAGTACTCCTATATTTCCAAAATTGATTTTTGCACTAGAAGAAGGAGTTAATCTGAAACCTCAAGATCCTAACTATGACATTAAGCAACTGGCAATCAAATGTAGTACGCTGAGAATGTATCCTGATATTCTTTCGGTTCCGAAGGTTAAGGAAGTGACAGGTTCATTTAAGTTTCCAATGGGGTGCAGAAGTTTTTTAAGTAAATACATAGAAAATAATGAAGAACTACATGATGGACGATTTAATATGGGGGTAGTGACTCTTAACCTGCCACGGATCGCAATTCGTGCAAACAAGAGTGAAACAGTGTTTTATAATCTATTGGAGGATGAATTAGAGATTTGTAAGGAAGCGTTAATGTTTAGAATCAATCGTCTTAAAGGGGTTAAGGCGAAGGTTGCACCAATCCTTTACATGGAAGGAGCGGCAGGGGTTAGACTGAAACCAGAAGATACTATTGATCGCCTATTGGAAAATGACAGAGCTAGCATTTCACTTGGATACATAGGTATACATGAAACGGTTTTGTCATTATTCGATAATCATATATTTGATGAATTTGCCATGCGACAAAAAGGTTTGAACATTGTTAAATATCTCAATAACAAAGTAAGCAAATGGAAAGAAGAAACAGGGTACGGATTTAGCGTATACAGCAGTCCGGCAGAATCCGTGTGTTATCGTTTTTGTGAGCTGGATAGAAAAGAATTAGGTACGATAAAAGGTATTACTGATAAAGGATACTATACTAATTCGTTTCATTTGGATGTTAACAAAAAGGCGACTACTTTCGAAAAGATTGAGTTTGAAAAAGAATACCCTCAATACGCAAGTGGTGGATTCATTTCTTATTGTGAATTTGATTCATTAGTGAAAAATCCAGAAGCATTAGAAGCTGTGTGGGATTTTGCATATGAAAGAGTACCTTACTTTGGAACAAATACTCCAGTAGACAAGTGTTGTGAATGTGGGTATGAAGGAGAATTTAAGGCAACAAATGAAGGCTTTCTATGTCCTAATTGCAATAACAACGATCCTGAGACATCCTCTGTCATTAGACGCTGCTGTGGTTACTTGAGCCAACCATCTCAAAGACCGTTCAACAAAGGAAAGCAAAAAGAGGTTGTATCGAGAGTGAAACATAACTAATGTACATAGCTGATTATAAAAGATTCGATGTTATAAATGGTATTGGCCTGAGACATTCGTTGTTTGTATCAGGTTGCACACATCATTGTAGAGGGTGCTTCAACGCTTCAGCATGGAATTCTCAATATGGAATTAAATATACAGATGAATTAGAGAATAAGATTATCAATGATTTGAAGATTGATTATGTACAAATGGCTGGATTATCTGTATTGGGTGGTGAACCATTTCAAAGTATTGATGGACTGCTACCGCTTTTGAAACGAGTAAAGAATGAGTGTAAAGATAAGACAATTTGGATATGGTCGGGTTATACGTTTGAAGAAATATTAAAAGATAGCTCAAAAAAAGATATGTTATCTCTCTGCGATGTTTTAATTGATGGCAAATTTGAATTAGATAAAAAAGACTTAATGTTAAAATGGCGTGGTTCCAGCAATCAAAGAGTTGTCGATGTTCAAAAGAGCCTAATGAAAAGTGAAATAGTTTTATTTAATGAGGAGAATGCATATTGATTGCTATTGTTGTGTTAGTTGTGTACTTTTTAATAGGTCATCTAATAGGAAAAAGGTTGATGAAAGAGTACAGTTCTATAAAGAATAAAAAGCCAGAAAATCAAGAGGATTATGATATGCTATCTGAAAGTAGGGGTATTGAAAACATGATCGGAGAAAATAATGTTAAGAATATATTATATCTGTTAATGTTGTTTTTTGGGCCTATATATTTTGTAAGTGCCTCAATAAGAGTCTTGAAAGGTAAGCTATTCTATAAAAAGAAAGTATAAAATAATGGGTGGGCGGTAGGGCATAAGGAGGAGATGTTCATTTGACAAAAGTACTAAAAGACAGAAAAAGTTATATCCAGCAATCAGATTTTGATCATGAAAGATTTGAACGTTTCTTCCACGAAATCGTTCTGGATAGTGGCAAATCATTTGAAGAAAATGACTTACAAGAGCTGAAAGATAAAATCATCTCAGAAGTAGTATCTAAGCAAGAAGTAAAAGCAGATTACTTGTTTGATTTGATTATTCGCGAATCTAATGATAGAATCAATCAATTTACACCGCAATATACATATTTATCAGCTTCGACATTCAGACGTAAAAAATACAAAGAAGCTTCAAAGGAACGAGGATTTGACTACAAGCTTGGATACGGTGATTACTACACCCTTGTTAAAATGTTGACTGAAAAAGGAATTTACTCAGAAGATATATTGAACAGCTACAGCAAAGATGAGATTGAATGCGCTGGTGGATTCATTGACAGAGAAAGGGATCGAAAATTTAGTTACGCAGGCTTGTTTCTGTTTAACAAAAACTATTTGGCAAAAGGATACAATGAAGAAACCCTTGAGTTGTTTCAAGAAAGATATCTAACATGTGCTCTTTATCTATTAAAAGACGAAGACAAAGAGAAGAGAATGAGTCTTGTTAAAGAAGCGTATGATGTTTTAAGCCTACATATAGTGGGACTTGCTACTCCAACGCTTGCGAATGCAGGTAGAGTAACTGGTACACTAAGTTCGTGCCACATTATTACGATTGACGACAGCCTACAAAGTATCATGGATGCAGTGAAAGACGCTTCAACATTTAGTCAAAACGGCGCTGGATTGGGTATTTATCTTGGTCGTCTCAGATCTCATGGAAGCTGGATTCGTGGATATAAAGGTCGGTCTACTGGTGTAGTTGGCCCTGCTAAATTATTTAACGAAATTGCGACATATGTTAACCAACTCAATATGAGACCGGGTGGAGTAGCACTTTACCTACCATTATGGCATGCTGACATTTTCGACTTTTTAGATTTAAGAATGAAAACTGGTTCACAGGAGCGAAGAGCGCATTCCATTTTTACAGCAGTAAATGTGCCTGATGAATTTATGCGTAGACTAAACGCGCGAGACAATTGGACGATATTTGATCCTTACGAGGTAAATAATAAACTTGGGATCGATATAAATAAATTATACGACAAGAGAAAGCTTCGTGATGGAGAAACACCAAACGAAAAAGATCATTCATTTACATACTACTATCGTGAAATTGAAAAAAATAACACCTTGGAATTGAAAAAAGTTGTTAGAGCGACTGATATATACAAATCAATCTTTGAAGCTCAAAAAACTGGTGGAACGCCTTACATGTATTATGTGGATACGGCTGCTCGAATGAATCCTAATAATCATGTTGGTATTCCGATTTCTTCTAATCTTTGCTCAGAGATTGTTTTAAACTGTGATTACGATGAATTTGTGAGCAAGGAGTTAAGTGAAGACGGTGTAGTAACTGAAAAGCGAAAAGGTTCTGGACTGGTAACTTGTAATTTAAGTTCCATTTCATTACCTGCCGTATTCGGTAATGATGATGTAGACCTTCAAAAAGTAATTGATATTCAATTTCGTCTATTAGACAACGTAATTTCGTTGAATCGCACAGTTGTTGAACAAGCAACTCATACTAACAATATTTATCGTAGTGTGGGTGCTGGAGCTATGGGCCTAGCAAACCTCTTAGCAGAGAAAGGAATTCGATGGGAATCCGAAGCTGCTTCAGAATATGTAAAAGAAATTTTTGAAAAGTTAAACTATGCTCATATTCTTGCTAGTCATAAACTAGCAGTGGAAAAAGGGTCGTATAAGATGTATGAGGGGTCTGACTGGAATACAGGCGAATACTTTGAAAAGAGAGACTACAATTCCCCTGAATGGCTGGATCTTAAACAAATGGTTATGCAACAAGGCATTAGAAACGGTAATTTGAGCTGCATTGCTCCCACTGGTTCTAACAGTCTAATCAATAATGTCTTTGCTTCTCTAGATGCTCCATATGAAGTAATCTTCCAAGAAGAAAAACAGGGCATGAATGTAACAGTTATTCCCGCAAACTTCAGCGCTAAAACTAAGTGGTACTATAAATCAGGATTTGAGATGGATGAATTGTGGTCGCTGAAAATAGTGGCTGCGGCTCAAAAAGGAATAGACCAATCTATTTCTCATAATGTTATGGTACACGAATCAGTTAAAGCTAGTGAGATGTTAAAGATCCACACATACGCTTGGGATTCTGGATGCAAATCTTTGTATTATACATATGTAGATAAAAATTCGGTAAATAGAAAAGAAAACTGTGAGTCTTGTGCTGGATAAACGATGAAATAGAAGAGGGGAATCTTCTCTCTTCTTAATAATTTGTAGATAGGATGATGAGTATTGGCTTTTAGAGTATTTAACGGAGAAGTGAATAATAAAGCAACCAAGATTTTTGGCGGTGAGGCAAGCGGTATATGCGATTGGGATGATATCAAATATCCTCATATGCTGACTCTGTACAAAGAACTATTTGGTAATTATTGGATTGAAGATGAGATTAGGCTTACCTCAGACTTGAAGCAATATCGTGACGGTTTAACAGAAAAAGAAAGATATACTTATAACGTTGTAACGGGAATGTTGACATCTTTGGATTCTGTAGCTAATCGTTTCAACTTTACTATTGGGCATACATGTACAGACCCAAGTGTAGCAGCAGTCATTCAAATTATTGGTGCTTTTGAGGGGCTGCATGCTAGATCATATCAGTATTTAACTTCTACCATGCTTAACTCTGAACAAAAGAAACAGGCATTTAATGCACCAAAAGAAATCCCATTATTGCGCAAACGAAACGATATCATTTTTGAAAAAATCCAAAATTTTATCGACGATCCAACCAATTTAGAAAAACTATATCATGCACTACTTGCAAACTTAGTCCTCGAAGGTGTGTTTTTTACTGGAGCGTTCGTGTACTTTAATTCTCTTGCTCGTTCAAACAGAATGATTGGCTCTAACAACATGGTCAATCTCATTAAAACTGATGAGAATTTTCATTCAGTGTTTTATGGAGATGTGATGAAGATTCTGATGTTGGAAAACCCTGAATTAAACACTGAATTGAATCATAAAGAAGCCGTATCATTTATCAAAACATGCGTCGAAAAAGAAAAAGAATGGGCTGAATTTATATTTGAAGGAATCGATACGTTGTCTATTCTAGAATACAAAGATTACGTTGAATATCTTGCAAATGTTATTTGTAGAAATGCAGGTATACAAGAAGTTTATCCAGACAACAAAGAACTGAAATCAAAATGGATTATTACCTATGGCTCAAAAGGTGGTAATACAAAAAGTGATTTCTTCCAAACGAATGTAATTTCATATGGACATGAAAGCGGCGATGGATTTGACCTATAACAATAAGGCTATCTATTATTATTCAATGTCTGGTAATACCAAAGCATTGGTTGAGCTAAGTAATACTACTGGATATGATCTTATCAATTTAGCCAAGACAAACCCCTTTGAATTTAGTTTTGGAGACTACGAAACAATACTAATCGGAACCTCAACAGTTGGGAGAGGAGTTCCGCACAAGTATTTTCAAAATATATATACTCAATTAATTAGTTTACACAATAAGAAGATAGGACTGTTTGGTAGTGGTAACTCCATATATGATGTATATTGTGGAGCCTTAGATATACTAGAAGAATTATTGATTGAGAAAAATAGTATTCTTTTTAAATTTAGATTTGAAAGTTACCCTACCAATAGAGTAGTTGAAGATTTTAATAAGTTAATCCATTTAAAAAACATAATAAGGGAGCAGTAATACATATGACAGTCAAAAATAATAAGCAAGTAAAACAACCATTTTACGCAATTAATGAGACAGTTTATATTAAGCCACTCAAGGTGAAAGGTGTTGTTAAAGGACATCTGGATGGTTTGACAGTGGTAACATACTATATCAAAAATAAAAGACGAACGAATAAGTTTGACGCTTCCTTGCTACGACATTATAAAGAAAAAAGAAAACAAAAGAAAAACTTTCTTGGTAACTATACTGGAACTCCTGTATATTCTGATTTCTTCAAAGTACGTAAATTCCAAAAGGCATTTAATTGCCCTGCTCCAGATGTGCCAACTGTACTGTCAGATAAATTGGCAATCAACCGCGCCTCTTTTATTCTTGAGGAGGTAATTGAACTTTTGTATGCTTCTGCTGGAAGCAAAGAAAGATTCGATAAGTTTTTTGCTGAATTAATCTTGAATGCCGAAGAAACATACAAAAAACAGCTCACTAAGCCTTTCCCCGAAGACCGTCTAATTGGGCAAATTGACGCTCTTACTGATATCAAGTATTTTGCTGAAGGTGGATTTGTTGAGACTTCTGTTGTTCCAGACAGAATTTTTGATTTAGTACATCAGGCAAATATGTCCAAAATTTTCCCTGATGGGGAACCACACTATGATAAAGTGGGTAAAGTAATCAAGCCTGAAGAATGGGAAGCTCCTGAACCTAAAATTGAAGAAGAAGTAAAACGACAAATTAAACTTGGTGCTAAACGATTCATTTAGTATAGTCTTGGGCGGTGGTAAATCCACTGCCTTTAAAATTGATCAAAAGGAGAATTTAAATATGAACAAAATTGATGTGCTAGATAAAGGTTATGTACGATTAGTGGATGTAATGGGTTCGGATCTTACAGTGGCTAACGCTGCTCGTGTATCCTATGCAAAAGAGTCAAAAGAACTAACTGAAAAGGATATTAAGCTAATTAAATTTCTAGCGCGGGAAGATCATACCAGCCCTTTTAGACATGCATTTCTTCAGTTTGAAGTATATGCACCACTTATGGTAGCTCGACAATGGTGGAAATATATTGTTGGCTCTGACCATACGATGGACGCTTGGAATGAATCTAGTCGACGTTACATCACTGAAGAGCCAAACTTTCATGTACCAGCATTTAATGAGTGGCGTTCTAAACCTGAAAACTCGAAACAAGGCAGCGGAGATATTGTTAAATTTGAGCTTGGTGAAGAAGCTACATATCGACTCTTTAAAACTATTGAAGATGCAGAAAGTAATTATGAGTGGGCTATTGAGAAAGGAATTTGTGCAGAACAAGCAAGACTATTTCTCCCGGCCTATGGTATGTATGTACGTTGGTATTGGTCTACATCACTTCAAGGAGTTTGCCATTTCCTAAACCAGAGACTTGAACATGATGCTCAAAAGGAGATTCAACAATACGCAAAAGCAGTCATTGAATTGGCTAAAGAAAGGTTTCCTGTCAGCATTGATGAATTAAATAAATAAAAATAATGAAAAACATATATACAAATATAATCACATATGATATTATAGGTACAGGTCAAACAAGGCCTGTACTTTTTTATTTAGGAGGTGGTTGAAATGAAAAACATCCACAAAAGGAGTGACTATATACGTTTTCCCTCATTATAAATATAGCGCCAACTATCATTTTAGGTTTAATGCTGAAATACTGTAAGTATTGGTTCAGGGAAGATTACGAACAGATCAATACTAAAATAAACAGAGAATCAATATTCAATTCATTTTGTTTCGCCATTATGGGATTCTCTGCTCTAACCAAACTATCATCTTTGTTTATTATTCAGCAGCCATTAACACATCTTCAAACACCAATTATGTACATATACGCAATAATCTTTAGTCCTGTCATTGAAGAATTAATTTGTAGAAAGTATTTATTCTCGAAACTGTACAAGAAATATAACTTTTGGGTCGCTTCAATTATAAGCTCTATACTATTTGCAATACCACACTGGAATCTAGTTGGTTTCCTTGGTTACGTTTTTATAGGGATAGTTTGGAGTCACTATTACAAAAAGACAAATAACATACTGGTTCCCATTTGCAGCCACCTGTTGTTTAATTACTTCGTCATTTTATTTATGTCACTGAGAGGATGAAAAGCATGCAATTAAGTTATGAAGCACAAATTCTGTTAGATATTTGTTGGGTTGATGGCGACCCTAGATCAACAACATTTCTCATTGGAGAAAAGACTAATTTCAAAGGGGCAGAGTTTAAGCCTACTGAAGAAACCTATAATGAATTATTTGAATATCAATCCAACTCTCCAAGACCATATAAGATTGAGAAGTTTGGTAAGTTCGTTAACCTAACGGGAAGGAAGGTGAAATGATTTTGTTCAATTCGATTATACATAAATTATTTTGGAGTAGAGCTTTTGATGAAGTTAGAGAAGGACACAGAAAGATGTGCTACGAACTGGGTGTAAAAGATGGCAGGGATCAAGTAAATAAAAATAATCAATTTTATAAAGAATTCTCGAACAATACATATGTTGACGAATGGCATTTACAATAATAATACATAGGAGATGAATTGAAATGAAAATAAGTAACAATGTTATTGATAAGTACAAAGAACTTTGTCCACACAGTTATCTTAAGTGCGACTCCATTACAGATGTAGAATTTAAAATTAAGCGAGCAGTCGTACTAGGATGTCAAATCAAACAAGATGAAAATGGAGAGAAATTAATTCAATACTACTATAATTGTTTTGTGGTCAAAGATAATAATGTTATTGATATGTTCAAAAATATGAATGAATACATAGAAGTTCGTGAGAAAGTTAAAAATGCATACAATAAACTTGAGGGCAAACTATTGGTTTGATTCTTCGTAAAAGCCGTCTTTTATCAAAATATATACTACATATAACAATCTATTAATGATATTAAAAGGAGTTGATTTACATGATTGAAACCAAGAATATTATTATTTCTAACCATACTTTTGAACGTATGCAAGAAAGATTTCCCACTCACAGTAGAAACAAAAAAGAAGCAACCAATCAAGTTCGCTATCTTCTTAAAAATTCGGAGTATATTGGAGTTGTTCCAGACAATGAAGGGGTAGATGGTCATATGTTTGCTTATGACAATAAAGTAGCCATTTATACCGATATGACTGGAGGTATTGTGACAACCATATATGAAATTGACAGAGATAATAGACAACATATCTCTTTTAGGACCAAAGTAAAAGAAATTTATAAAAAAGAGTTCAGAAAAATGCATAGACTGGAACAAACTAAACGTAAAAAAGTTGAACTTACAAGACTAAAGAATGAAGCAGAAATAGCTGTGCTGAAATATAAAAGATATACGACTCGTTCAAATAATGTAAAAAAAGATTGTGATGAAAAAATAGCTATACTTCAAAGTGAAATTACAAACATTAAAAATGAGGTCAAAATGATTCAATCTGAAAAAAGACATGTTGCTATTGCGATTGCCACTAACAATTTCTAGACAATACATATAAAAAATAAAATACTTTGGAGGGAAATATAATGAGTAAAGTGATTTTTGGAGCTACAAAAGAATTTGTTGGAATGTATATGGATCAGGTATTAGAGAAGAACGAAGACAGTTTGATGGTCTTGGCTCCACCATCAGGAACAATTAGTACATACGCTCCATCCAAAAAAGGAAAGAATAAAGGATACTATCGGGTCAAGCTTGAAGTTTGGATTCCTGAAGATTCAATTAAAGGCGAGGATGCATTGAATGATTTTGGAGCTTCCATATTAATGAGACTACCCAAAAATAGAATTGCTGACCATTTAAAATGAACTACGATAACAAATAAGGAGATGATTTAATGAAAAGTAGTGTGGATTGTGAACTGATTAGTGTTTCACTTAGCAGCGAGAATTATTATGGCGAAGATAATGAGCTTAATGGAAGTGCAAAAATTAAAGTTGATGTCTCGATGGGGGAATTATTCGGAAAAACATTGGAATGTTCGGAAACAGAATATATCAGCCTGTCAATGTTCTCTAAAGAAACTCAACAAAAAGCATTAGAATTATTTGAACAAATTAAATTAGAAATTAAAAACAAGATAAAAATCTAATTTAATTAGAGATGAGGAAGGTATATATTATGAACGAATTAGAACTATTACTATTAAAAATGTGGGAAGATTGTGGCATTGAACAAATATATAAATATAAAAATCGGATCAATGCATATCGGGAGTCTTTACCCAATAGAGAATTATTTTATGACTTAACCTATCAACTTTTTAAAGATGTTGAAGACATAGCGGATTATGAGCATTCAAGTCCTGAAGAATATAAGGTAGAGGTCGAAAGCTTGATTAAAAGTAGAAAGGAGTTTGCAAAGCAATGAGTTACTTAGAAGTTACTATGCGTGGATTGTCCAATATGCTCTACAACATCTCGCAAAACCCAAGCAAAGAGAATTGTAATGTCATGTTGGACAGCATTAAACGAACGCTTGTTAACTATAATGAAGCGGTTGGAAATATCAGTATAAAAGATTTTAGAGAAAAGGAGAATTCTAGTGAAAAAAAATTGAGGTGGGGCAAACCTTATATGTGAGTATAAGTGGCTTTTTATTCAAAGACGAAAATCTCGAAGAATTTACTGTTCAAAAAATAAATTCATCAAGCGTGTATGTAACCCAAGAGGGCGATAAGCATCCTATCAGATTAGATAAGAAAACATTAACTAATAACAGCGGAATATTGGGTTGTTATAAGGCATATGTTGAACCAAACGATTACTGGAATTATATTAATCAAACAAAAGAAAAACAAGGGCTTGTTAGCAGAATCAGCAACAAACTTGGAACATTGAATATAGAGCAATTAAAAGAAATTGAACTTTTGATTAATAATAAAAAGTCTGTAAAAGTCTAGTTATATATTGATTTTAAGAGATGAAAAAGGGCACTCCCTTAAAAAAGAGTACCCCGGTTTTTTTAATAGCCATTAGGATTGAAGTACACATATCCTGTATACTTTGCGTAGTGGTAGCCAGAACCGTCTTGATGAGTTACTGTAGTTACAGGATTTTTTAAATCTAGGGTTCCAACAAAACGTCCTTTCGGAAAATAAGTAACATAGTTGTAGATTTTAAGAGGAACAGTAACATGTTCGTTCTTTTTAAAATTAAATGTTTTGTCAATCTCGACATATTTAGGAGTGGTATCGTAGTAACCATCTGGCGCTGCTGATGCAGGTATTACCGTAACAAGAGCAATTAAAAAAGCAAGCGTCAAAGCTAAAAATAGTTTTTGTTTACGAATTGTTATCATATAGTATCACCTCCTTTCCAAAAATAGTGTATCGTTTCTTGAAAAAAATAAAACACCGAAATATTATGCATCTAAATATTACGTAATTGCTAATTATCGGGCATTAGAAAACAATAAAAAAGTTGTACTAAAATAACTTGGTAAATTACCTGTTTTATTTAGAAAGGAATATAAATATTGAATGAATTTGGATCTAAAATGAGAGATGAAGAATTCTTAGATATCTGGAGACGATTAAAAGAAAGATCATCGTGGTGGTACATAGATGGTGAATTAGTTCATTGTAATAGTTTGGAATTAGAACGCATGCAGAAGGTAATCGAAGAGAAAAAACATAAAAATCGATGGGAATAATCAATGATGACATTGGAAAATAACCTTAAAGACATTTAGCTAATACATATTTCTGTAAAACACTTGTTTTATAAAGAAAGGTGAAATACATGAATACGTGCAAATATTGTTCCGATGAAGTTAAGCATTTAGATCATTGTGAAACGCATTGGATGTTGGGGGTACTATTTCAGTATGAAATGGCTCATATGTGGATTCCCAAAGATAGCTGTGAAGAGTTTATCCGAAAATATGAAAATTGGATGTACAAGTTAAGTAAAGAAGAAGTAGAAGATATCAGAGAAAACTATTGGAAGAAGGTGTGAAGTTATTCGAACATTAGTAATTAGTGACCCACATGGATGTAATGACGAATTTAATTCATTATTGAAAAAGGTAAAGTACAATCCTTCTCAGGATAAACTTTTTCTACTTGGAGATTATGTTGATCGAGGACAAAAGAGTAGACAGATGGTTGAACAAGTAATGCAGCTTCATAATGAATGGAGTGTAATTGCTCTTAAGGGAAATCATGACGATATGTTTGTGGCTGCAATAAATAATGATATTGAAGAATTGGATGCCCAATGGCTTAATAATGGTGGATTTCAAACTATAGAGAGTTATTGTGGGATTAGTTTTTTTGAAGAAGGATTCGAATGGGAGCAATACATAAAAGCAAAAGAGTTCATTAGAAAGCATTATCAGCATCACATTGATTTCTTAGAGTCGCTGCCTTTGTATCATGAAACAGAAAGTCACATATTTGTTCACGCTGGGATCAATCCATTCTATGAAGACTGGCGAAATCAACCTGAGAGTGACTACATTTGGATTAGAGATATATTCTTTAACAATAAGACTGGCTTAGAGAAGAAGATTGTTTTTGGTCATACGCCTTGTATTCATCTACATGATAAGGAAGATATTTGGTTTAATCTGAAAGGTGATAAGATTGGAATCGATGGAGCCTGTGCTTACGGATTACAAATGAACCTGCTTGAAATTACTGAAGAAGGAACATACATAGAACATTGTGTGCGTAGAGGCGAAATACATGATTAACAAGAGTCTAAATTATAAAAGAGATCCTAGCTTGAACAATGAGGAGACAATTAAAGAGGCAAAACTAACAAATAATAAAGAACTTAGGGATAAGATTATAAATAATAATATTCCTTTTGTTAAAAGCCTAGCCGACCGTTGGTTTAAACGAGGAGTCCCAGAAGAATTTGATGATTTATTGGGTATGGGAATGGTAGCACTAATGAAGGCTTACAATACATATGACACGAACAAGAATATTAAATTTACTTCATATCTTGGAAAAGTGGTATGGAAAGAATTTATGGCACATTCTAGATATAAAAGCATGAAATGCAGAAGCAAGTACTCCAGCATTAGCTTCAATGAAACTCTTCATAAATCAAAAGGTGCAGACGAAGAAAAGCTTCTTACTGAAGTTATTCCTAACGACAGTCACCTAGATTATCTGACAGTTGAGGATGACATGTTCAATACGCATTTAGTTGAACAAATGGATACATTGTTGGCGAAGAAGGAGAGAATCGTTGCTGACAAGTACTTTTTCGAAGGGAAAAGTATATCGGAAATTGGAGTTGAACTTGGTGTGTCACGTCAGGCGGTGCATCAAGCTTTTCAAAGAACGATTAAGAGGTTAACGCCAATATATACTGATTGGGAAGTGGGTTAATCTGAACAGGAAACAACTTCTAACCTTCACTATTAACTTATTTACTCTAATGACCGTATGTGGATTAGTAGCTGCAATTTATGGTCTGATTTATCCTAAGACCACAACACCTTGGTTTTGGTTTGGATTGTCTGGGGTTTGTTTATTAGGTAGTATTTTAGATTATTTAGACTATCGAAAATTGAAGTAAAACTCATATTTTATGAAGGAGACGGCTATTTTGTGGATAAAGATTTATACAGATATACTAAAAAACTAATTAAACAAGCTTTTCCTAAGTACAAAAGAATTCAAGTGGGCGCTACACTAACCGAAGTGTTAATAGACAGAGGTGCTAGTTACACAAAAATTCCTTTAGTGAAATTCACAGTTGTATGCAATTCGTATGGTCTCTTTACGACAAATAATCATCAAATAAATGTAGCTGTCGATCAACTAACCAATAGAGTCTATTGGAATTTTGAAAGAATATAATAGACAACTGGAGATGGAATTGTGATTATATTTTGGATTGGATTTTTGTTTATGATGGCACAAATTGTGTATGTGGGAGTTTACAAAAATATAAAAAGGAACTTTACGTGGAATCAACTTGGTTGGTTCGTGTTGGGACTGATTGACGGAACCTTTTTAATGTTTATCCACAATCTAAGATAAGGAGTGTTTATATGGACAAGAGAAGACTTGAGGAATTATTCTATTCTGATGAGATGGAAGGCATTAGACTTAATTATTACAGACAGGCGTACAGACAAGGCAAGATTGATCAGATTGTAGAAAATACATATCATTTAAACGACTATATTTCTAAGATTGAACCTTTCCATCTTCAGAGCGAGGAGTATCAAAAATCATCCGTAGAAGCCTTATATGATGACGATGACGAATAAATCAATGGAGGGAAAACATGAAAATAACACTTAATTTACTAACTGACAATTACAACTCATATTCAACAGAAACAATTGATTTTGAATCTTACAGTAATTCTTCGGAAGTGAAAATAAGGTTGGGAGACAGGTTGGTTGGTCTTGATAAGCAAGAACTATTGAAGTCAATTGAAGCATTATGTAAGTAAAAGATGCACCTTACGAGGAGATGAAACAAATGGCTTTTGACATTGAGAATTTTAAGAGTGAGACGCAGTTGAGAAACGATTATATTGATGAGTTTAAATTATGTGCTTACAAAGACAAAGATGGGTTTTCCAATGTATACGTTGATAGAGTCTGGACTACCATCGATAAATTGGATGGGAAGATGAAAGCTAGAGTATTATTTTGGTTTGTCACAGAGTATCTAACATTGATTAACAAATAAAAGGCGACTTTTACAATGAGAAGGGAATGCGACAATGAAGATTGAACGTGAAGAGATAATCTATACATATGAAACAGAAGAAGAAGGAATCAATCACCAAAAACTTATGGAGTTACAAGGGTGGAAAATTAGAGACGTTCACCCTTATATATTGAAAATAACTTATGTTAAATAATTGACATGAATAGAGGTATAATTTGATCCAAGACTATATGGAAATCATGAATAACAAGAAAGACTCAAAGCAAATTACAGATGAACAATATGCAAAATACATAAGCAAACTATGGCAATGGCAAATAAACAGTCCTACAGAATATTATCAATCGGAGGATGATCATTTTTGATGATCAATAATACATATGAAATTTTTAAATCAAGATGATATTTTTCAAATTTTGAGGAAGTCTCTAAAAAAGCATTATGGCAATTTTACTAGTGAACCTAAGATTGAAATTGATGTAGACGTTTTGGCAAGCAAATATGATTTTTATTCGAGAAAAATTAGTTTTAGTGGAAAGATTGTATCTTTTAAATATAGTGAGGAAATCTATAAGAGAAGACTTACTTTGAAAGAAATTGAGGGAATGATTGAATTAGAGTTAGGCGGAGAAGTAAATGTTGCAGCATACATAAATGAGATCGAAGAAGTCTTAACAAGAGATAGTTACAATAAACACACAGTTTTAGTAGCTACAGTGACAAACGAAGAACTTTCATTAGATAAGGATTGCATCATGACTTTAATCGATATGGCTATTGATATGAACGATAAAGAGTGGTTTATAGAACTATCAAATACATATAAGCAATTGGCATAAAACATGAATTTGATTAGGAAAGGAGTATTGAATGATTAAAGATAGGGTGAAAAGAAAAATAGCGACCTATGTTAAGGCGAACTGTAAAAAAATAGATCCAGAACAGTTCGTTTTGGGTGAGATAAATTACACGCACAGATGCCATTTGAATGCGGTTCAGAAAGTCAGAGAAGATAAAGCTTCAAAGGTGTTTTCTTGTGTAGCAATAGATAAAAACGATAATATAATAGTAATTGTACACTTTATTAATCAAACTCGTGATGGTAAGTACGTGGACAACACATGGGGATGGATGCACGAACTTTATGATTATTACATAATAAAAGAAATTAGTGAAGATGAACAAAATGTTGTTTGGAGATCACTTGTAAATACAAAAGAAATGTTGTTTAACTTGAATACAAATTGGTTTGAAAGATTGATTACAAATGAACAAATTATCTGATTTGGAGTTATTATGAGTATATTCGAAGCATTAATGTATTTTGGGATGTCTTTAATAATTGGAATGATTGCTGGATTACTTATTAATTATAAAAGCGGGAGATAAATGCATCTGAAATAGTAATATGTCCGATGAATCAGAATTGACTAGTTTAAAAAGTTAATGTTTATAAGGGTTTTATGATGCTGATTTCTACGTAAAATCCTGATTTTATTCTTTGTTCAATACTACACTTATAGGATCAGAAATTTATACAAATAAATATAATGAAATATATACAAAACAATAAAGCCGTGATATAATCATCTTATAGAATGTATTACATTGTACGACACTGTTGAGCTATTGTCATACTTTGATACTCATTGTATTTGGAGGTAATATCATGGCTTTAACTGTAGTGAAAAATTTAAGTGTGATTGATCTCGGATTTAGCTACACCAAGGGAAAGACAGGTAATATAATGTACCTTCAGCCATCAATCTCTGGTGATGTTCAACCAATGTTCGAAGAAAACATTAAACCAAATGATTTTTTCTATAATGAAGAACTATTCGTAGGGAATGTTGCACTAAGGCATAGTGAAATTAAATATTTCACACTAAAAAATAATAAGAGTGAGGCAATGACTTCCGATGTCTTACTGAAGACTGGCTTAGGATATTTAAACAAAAACAATCCATTTAATATGGTAACTGGATTGCCTGTACTATTTTACTTTAACCAAAAAAGTGATATGGAGAAGATGTTGGATAGAATTAATACAGAAGATACTTACAGTCTCAAGAAAGGTAGAGGAAACTATTCGGAGATTAAGCTCTCAATAAATAAATATAAACTAGTTCCACAAGGATATGGCATAGCAATGGATTACCTGCTAGATAATAAAGGGAAGATTCAAAAAGTACATATTGCAAATAAGAAAATATTGGTGATTGACTTAGGATTCTACACTTTAAACCTTTTAGGATTAGATAAATTAGAAATCATGAAAGAGTCAACAAGCTTATTGCTGGGGGTCGAAAAGGCTTATCAGATATTGCGTAAGTATCTGATGAATACTATTGGCAAGACTCCAGCTATTTATGAACTGGACAAGTATGTGATAAGCGGTATATACGAAGGGAGAAATATAAAATCATTAATAGCAAAAGCGTTTAAATCATTAGCGATTCAAATTCAAAATGAGGTTGAGGGGCTAAATATAGATTTTGATTATTATTTAATTGGTGGAGGTGCAGCACATCAGATTTACAACACACTTAACTTCAAGAATAAAATACTTTTCGATCAACTTTCACAAATAAGAGGATATGAAAAAATTGGGGTTAGAGCATGGGGAAGAAATTGATCAGCGCACGACTCAGAAACGGAAAAGACGATGATCTTAAAAAGGCACTGAGTAAACTTCCTATATATTATGATGAGAGCGACATTGTAAGAGAAGCACTAAGACAGTTCTTATTCGGACACAAGGGGAGAAAGCCTGAAATATTGGGGAGTAAAGTTGTCATTGATGATGAAGATATCATAGATACTAACATGCCAGAAGAAGATGATTCTTTTTCACAATCAGATCTTGATAAAAGCTTGGATGATTTCATTGGGATTGAGTAGGCTTCGGCCTACAGATACATAAAATAAGAGAAGCTACCGTTGAATATCAGAAGCCCCTAGTGAATAAGTGTTATGTTAATGGCATTAAATATTTGATGAAACATATCAGCATGTTGTAGACCATATTAGGCATATACTGTCACAACGAGAGGTGATTACTGTGGATGAAAACTCCAGAAGGATTACTGTTAATGAATCAAGAATTAATGTTGTCTTTAAAAGTCAAGAGGCTTATGAAGCAATATCCGAGCAAAACGAAGAAGTTCCATTAACCAGTAATCATTACGAATCCGCAGCAGACATATTTAAAGATTTAGACGATATGATTGGACTTGAAAAGGTAAAAGAACTTGTGTACGAAATTTATGCATTGATACAGGTACAAAAACTTAGAAGTGAAGAAGGTCTTAAAAGTAGTAATCAGGTATACCATATGATATTCAAAGGGAATCCCGGTACAGGGAAGACGACAGTGGCAAGAATAGCTTCTAAATTGCTAAACAGAATGGGTATCCTTAGTAAAGGTCATCTAATTGAAGTGGAACGAGCAGACTTAGTTGGGGAATACATTGGTCACACCGCGCAAAAAACACGAGATCTTGTTAAGAAGGCTATGGGAGGTATTCTTTTTATTGATGAAGCCTACAGTTTGGCTAGAGGAGGAGATAAAGATTTTGGAAAGGAAGCTATAGACTGTCTTGTAAAAGTCATGGAGGATAGAAGCGATGATTTAATAATTATCCTTGCAGGCTATCCAGATGAGATGGGGATGTTCCTTAGAACAAATACAGGTCTTCCATCACGGTTTCCAATACAAATAGATTTTCAGGATTACACAACAGATGAGCTAATGTTAATTGCAGTAAAGATGGCATATGAAAAAGACTATAACATTACCTCTGATGCACTTATAAAGCTTAGAGAAATAATTCAGATTGAGAAAGACTCAAGAAGTAATTTTAGTAATGCACGTTATGTTCGTAATGTGATTGAAAAAGCGATCAGGCACCAAGCTGTTAGAATAATGAGTAGACGTGTGAAGATCTCAAAACAAAACTTAATGGATATTTTGCCACGAGATATATCAAATTCAAATATTGAAATAAATAAAAACGAATCTATCATATTACCGTAGTTTAAATTTTATCAGTTCATAAAGAACAATCATGCTTATTCTACGTAAATAGTAGTTCATTGATTGTTCTTTATGAAGATTTAAAGGGGGTGAGAGAGATGTAACATGTTATTGTATCTGATTAAAATCAATATTTTATAGGAAGAAAGAAAACGCAGTTTGAAGGGGGGTATTGATTAATTTGTGTGAAAAGTGTAATTCGATTTTGCTCCATAATCATGTCGATAGGGGTTCAAACTTAAGGCTTAGAGATACAACAAATCGAGTGGAAGAGCTGATACAAACAGCTTATGATATGGGACATAAGGGAGTTGCTATAACAGATCATGAATCCATCTCTGCTCATGTTAAAGCAATTCAGGCAACAGAAAAACTAAAGCAAGAAGGCAAGATACATAAAGATTTTAAACTAATTTTGGGCAATGAAATTTATTTGGTTGAGAGCCTTGTAGAAGTAAGAGACAATTATAAGTCTGGAGTTACTAAGTTTCCACATTTTTTGTTATTGGCTAAAGATGAAATTGGTCATGAACAGCTTCGCTATATGAGTTCAAAGGCTTGGACTGATTCATTTTTCACAGGCCCAATGTTAAGAACACCAACAGAACGCAGCTTTTTACGATCAGTTATCAAAGATAATCCGGGTCATTTAATTGCTTCTTCTGCCTGTTTGGGTTCACCACATTGTATATATCTGCTGGAGATGAAATCACACTTAGACAACGATAACAGAGAAGAAGCTAAGAAGAGCTATAAAAAAGTATGTGATTTTACAAATTGGTGTATCGAAGTATTTGGTAAAGAAGATTTTTATTTAGAACTGCAACCTGCATATAGCGAGGAACAGATTTATTGTAACAAGCAATTGCTTTTATTGGCTGATAAGTTTGAACTTAAGTACATAGTAACAACAGATAGTCATTATCTTCGTCCAGAAGATCGTATTGTACATAAAGCTTTCCTAAATGCAAAAGAAGGAGAACGGGAAGTTGATTCATTTTATGAGGCAACTTTTGTACAAAATCACGAAGAGATAAATGATCGCTTAAGTTATCTAAGTCACGATGTGATAATGAAAGCATTAAACAATACAATAGAAGTCGGTAACAAGATTAAAGATTATACTATTTTAAAACCAACGATTATCCCTAAAATCGATCTTCCAAAATTCGAAATTAGTGGATTATTTCGTTCAATTTATTCTCAGTATGAATATATAGATAAAATGGCTCACTCGAATAATAGCCAAGATAGATACATAGTAAAATTAATAGAAGACGGATTTAGAGAGTATCTTCCATACAATACCTACTCGAAAGAAAAATTGCATGAAGTAGCCGCTAGAATTAACACTGAATTGGGCGAACTATGGAAGATATCTGAGAAAATGAATCAATCAGTAGCAAGTTACTACATTACAGTTCGAGAAATTGTAAATGTTATTTGGGATGATGACTGTGGGAATAGTTTGGTTGGCCCATCTCGTGGCTCTTCTGCTGGGTACTTAATTTGCTTCCTCTTGGGAATTACTCAAGTCAATCCTTTAGAGTATGGCATCGAAATGCCGCATTGGAGACATTTGACGGCAGAGAGACCCGAGTTCCCAGATATTGATATCGACACTGAAGCCGCAAAACGAAATCAGATCTTCAAGCAACTAAAGAAGTACTTTGGCGAAAACCAAGTTCTACAGGTGTGTACGTTTGGTACAGAAGCGTCAAAATCAGCAGTACAAACAGCAGCAAGAGGTTTGGGTATCGACAATGATACTGCTATGTACGTATCTGGACTAATTCCTTTTGAGAGAGGTAGTAGTTGGACGTTATCAGACTGTGTTAATGGGAATGAAGAGAAAGAACGCAAACCAGTTAAAGAATTTGTTACTGAAATAAATAAATTTGATAATTGGCTCAATGTGGCAATGAAAATTGAAGGATTGGTAAACAAAAGAAGTATCCATGCTAGTGGCGTTATAGTTTTTAATGAAGAATATTATAAAACTAATGCCATGATGACTGCTCCTAATGGTACTCATGTAACGCAACTTAGTCTAGAAGATTGTGAAGCCGTATCGAATATGAAATTTGACTTGTTGACAATTGAAGGATTGGATAAGATTCGTGTAGCATTGGATTTTCTAATTAAAGAAAATCTAATGGAGTGGCAAGGCACAATTCGCAAAACATATAACAAGTATTTACATCCCAATGTTATTGACATTAAGAGTCAAGAAATATATGACCTAATTGGATCAGATAGCATAACCGATCTTTTTCAGTTTTCTACAGAAATTGGTGTACAAACTGTTAAGAGAACAAAGCCATCTAACCTAATTGAACTAGCCGCCGCAAATTCCCTAATGCGATTAATGGGGGATCACAATAATGAAACACCCATTGACAGCTTCATCAGATTCAAAAATGACATTAATGAATGGTACAGGGAATTACATGATAACAACTTAAATGAAGACGAAATAGAGACAATGAAAAAACATTTGCTTGCACTAAATGGAGTGGCAGATACACAAGAGTCTATTATGCTTCTTTCAATGGACAAAAAGGTAGCAGGTTTTACAATCCAAGATGCAAATAAACTCAGAAAAGTCATAGCAAAGAAAAAAGCAAATGAAATCGAAGACATTAAAATTAAGTTCTATACAAAGGGGTTGGAATTAAACAATAGAAAAGAAATCCTCGACTATGTGTGGAATAAAGAAATAGTTAGACAGTTGGGATATTCATTTTCTGTGTTACATACATTGGCTTATTCCATTATTGCGTTACAGGAAGCCAACTTAAATAATATTTATGACCCTATTTACTGGAGAACAGCTTGTTTAACTGTAAACTCTGCCTCTATTCACGATGAAGATGATGACACCAAAACACAATCTACAAACTATGGGAAAATTGCTTCTGCGATTGGAAATATGCAGAGTCGCGGTGTTAAAATAGGTCTTCCTGATATAAGCAAAGCTGATTATGGTTTTTTTCCCGATACAGAACTTAATCAAATTGTCTTTGGGTTAAAAGGAATTAACGGCATTGGCGATGATGTAGTTCAAAACATCATTAAACATAGACCATATAAATCTTTTGATGATTTTATTGAAAGGATGTTTAGTACCTCAATTATTAAGAAGTCCCAAGTAATTCAGTTGATTAAAGCTGGTTGTTTTGAATCTTTTGGGAACCGCTTAGAAATTATGAAGCAATTTATACATAAGATTTTTACACCCAAACAAAAAGTTACAATGCAGAACTTTAATGCTCTTATTGAAAACAATCTGATTCCAGAAGAAATGACCCAATATAAGAGACTGTTCAACTTCAGAAAGTACGTTATCAAAAATGTTTACAGTAAAGAAGGCAAAGAGAAACTTTACTTGCTCGATAAAATTTCCACTCCCTTCTATTATGAACACTTCTCGGGAGAAGCTATAAAGGATTATCATAATAATTTCCCAATCATAGCAGAACGAACATTCAAAAAAGAATACGATAAAAAAATGGAAGGCATAAAAAATTGGTTGTCAGAGGACAGTACTTTATCTCATTTAAACTCGAAGTTGTATCAGAATGAGTGGAACAGTTTAGCATCTGGGACATTGAGCAAGTGGGAAATGGACTCTTTATCATTTTACTACACAGAACATGAACTCCAGAACGTTGACACATTTAAATATGGAATTGTTAACTTTTTTGAATTACCAGAAGAACCAGTAGTTGTTGAAATGATTCAATATAGAAATGGATCTTCTAGACCCAAATTCAAATTAGACTTCATAGCTGGCACTGTTTTAGATAAAGATAAAAATAAAAATACTGTAACAATTCTTACGACAACAGGGGTAGTTACCGCAAAATATTACGATGGTGCTTTTGCACATTACAATAAGCAAATATCAAAACCAAAACAAGATGGTACTAAAGAAATTATTGAAAAATCATGGTTTACACGTGGTAATAAGTTGATTCTGTTTGGGTATCGTAGAGGTGCACAGTTTAGACCTTACAACTATAAAGATTCTAGAGTTAAACATACCACTATGTTTATTGATGAAATCAGAGAAGATGGCACAGTTAAAGTAATTACAGAGCGAAAAAGCTAAAGGAGAATGACTTAATGGACAAGATGAGCAAACATAAGATTGAAAGTATTTTGAAACGGAAGATTAGCGAGAAAGAGTATAAGGAGATCGTTTCTGTCGTTCTCAACAAGCTTCTTGAGGAACAAGTTAATGTCAATTAACTTTGATAGATTTCAAACTTCATACCATGAGTATAGATTCCCGGATGCACAAGATGAGGAGGTGAGTATGTTTTCAACTTGTGCAGGGTGTAATGAAGATATTTTAGTTGGAGAGGAAATATTGATCTTGTTCGACGTTCTGAGCGTTCACGACGACTATGACTGTTTAAAGAAAGCTAATGGAGCAAAAAGAATTATTGTAGGAGAGGAATGGTAATTTGAATTTAGTTGGTCATAATATTCAACTTGTTAAAGAATTGAAAATACATACTTTAAAAAGACTTGAGATGTACAATAAATATGGATTTATAAAGGAAGATAAGTATGAGGAACTAGTAAAATTAGAAACAGATTATTTAGATGATCGATTGAAGATGATGGAGAGTTTGCTATGAGTAAGAATGAAGGCAAGCTCTTTGAGGGAAATTTTCAAGCGTCTGCTGGATCAACTCAGAAGATATTTTTCACTAGAATTAAGGATACTTTTATTCCAGCGGAACTAAGAAACAGAATTAGAGTCACGAAAAATGATTATGACTGTATGATGTTTTCTGAGAAATATCTTTTTACTTTGGAACTTAAGTCCACAAAACAAAAATCGGTCAGCTTTGATGAAAGTGTAATTAAACAGCATCAGATTGACAAATTAAAAGAGGCTAGTGAGTATGACAATGTTATTAGTGGTTTTATCATAAACTTTCGAGAGCCAGATAACAAAGTTTTCTTTGTACATATCAAGGATTTTATTAAGTATCAATTTATTGCTCAAAATCAGCTTAGTCACTCATATAAGAGCAGAGTCAATAAGAGTAGTATACCAATAGGTATTTGTGAAGAAATAGGGCTAGAAATTAATGGATTTAAAAAAAGAAGCAAGTGGCATTACCACTTAAACGATTTTGTAAAAAATGCAATAAATACATATGGTTTTAGCAAATAATTTCATGATAAAAGTAGTATTTTACAGAGTGCAGACAACTATTTTTATGCCTTCTTTCAATACAAATAGAAAGGAGGGAACAAATTGAAAAGAAGTAATATAAATAGTTTTGAGGTTGTAATACATGTTGTTGACGAGGAAAATGCTAAACAAATAAGTGAAATAGAGAAAGAATTTTCAATATGGCTGGAGAATACTATGAAAAAATATTCTCATTTAGTGCCAAATAATATATAATGTATATACATAAAAATAATGAAATTAATAAAATAGGAGGGACTTTATGCTCAGGACTTTAACAGGATCAGAAAAATTTACAAAAGCTGAGCTTGAAGCCTTGGTCACCAAGATCAAGGCTCTTATTTATGCGCGCGTTTCAACTGACGGACAAGTTGACAATTATTCAATAGAGTCTCAAATTGAGAGATGTATGGATCTAGGAAGACAAAAAGGTATAAAAGAAGATGAAGTAGTCGTTCTAATAGAAGATGGTGAGAGTGGAGATAATCCTAATCGCCCGATGATTAATTACATTTTGTTCTTACTTGAATATGGTATTGGTGATCACGTAATATTCCTACACCCAAACAGAATGAGTCGTTTCCTTCATCTGCAAACACAACTGTCAAATCGTATCTGGGGTATGGGAAAAGACTTCTGGTTCGTGGAGTTTGAGTTTGATAAATCGAGTCCCGAGTCAATGTTAAACTTTAACATTCAAGGCAGTATTGCTGAATACAATAAAGCTAAAATTTTAGCAGATACTAAGCGCGGGAGAATTACTAAAGTTAAAAAGGGCCTTATTCCGGGTCTTAATAGAATTTATGGTTATACTTATGATACCGAACTAGACACATTAGTCGAAAACTTAGAAGAAAAAGAAATTTATCTGAAGATGGTCGATATGCTTTTACATAAAGATTATAGCTGCTCTAGAATAGCAGAAGAGTTGTCGTTGCGTAACGTGCCAGCCCCTAAAAAAGATAGATGGTATCAAGTTACGATAAGTAGAATATTTAAAAATGAAACCTACACAGGCAATTTCTATTATGGTAAAACCAAAGTAGTAACAGAAGCTGATGGGACAAAAAAGCAAATTCCACAACCAAGAGAAGAATGGAGACATATATCTGTACCTGCTTACATTGATATGGAGACTTATCGTGTTATTCAAAAAAGGCTTAAAGAATTAAACAAAAACAAGTCTGGTAGACCATCCGAAGACTATCTTTTACAAGGAATTTGTCGATGTGGTCGTTGTGGTGCAGCAGTATCATCTGGTGTCACTACAAAAACTAAGAATGGACTGTTAAAGTATTACGTATGTCAACATAAAACAAAAAAGTCCTACGAGGTGGGAACTGGAGAATCTAACCCAATTTGTAAAGGACGGAATTGGAGAGTTGATTATGTAGACGGTATTGTTTGGGAATACGTCAAGAAGATAATAGAGCATCCGTCAGACTTTTTTGAGCGTTTAGTTAAACAGCAATCGGAAAGATCTAATTCAGATGAATTGATTGGTCAAAAACAGAAATTAGAAAAGTCCTTACAAGAAAAAGAATCATCTCGTGAACGATATACTGAGATGTATGCGGCTGGAATTATTAAAAGTATGAAGGATTTAGAAGATAAGGTGTCGGCGGTTGATAATCTTATTAAAGATATTAAAGAGGAGTTACGAGTTATAGAGCAGAGTTTATCATCTGTACTATATAAGCAAAATCATATCGAAATGGTGCAAAAATCATTAAGATCATTTAAATATTTGCTCGACAATGATCATATAGATATGGAAGCAAAGCGTAAAGTGACTCGGTTATTCATCAAAAGAGTTGTGCTTGGCGAAGACAATAAGGTAAACATTTATCTACATTTAGACTTTGTAAACTGGGGAGGGAAAGAATCCGATAATAAACATATAAATTCAAACAGTCGCCAAGGCCATGGAAGACCAAAAAAATCAATTTATTTTGATCCTCGCAGGGTATTCGGGAGAAATGGACTTTTTTTTACGGACAAATCCTGGTCTTCCTTCTCGTTTTCCAATCCAGTTGGATTTTCCTGACTACACTGTGGATCAGCTCATTCAAATTTCGGAATTGATGGCTAAGGAAAGGGATTATATTCTCATGCCTCAGTCTATACTCAAAATGAAAGAGCATTTGCTAAATGAGCGAAATGACAGTCTCCATGCATTTAGTAATGCACGTTATGTTCGTAATGTGATTGAAAAAGCGATTCGACACCAAGCTGTCAGGCTGCTTAATCAGTACAGGAGCGGGCAACCCGGTAAGCAGGAGTTGATGACGTTGCGACCAGAGGATTTGAAAATGGACAAAAGATAGGCGATAATAGGAATCTGAATCATATCGAATTGTATGACATCGAACGAGGGCCGGCCTGACATCAGGTCGGTTTCTGTTCGAGAGTTGACATGAAAATAAAGGAGCAAACAATATGGCGAACTCCACTCATGATACACAAACCGAAATGCAGGATAAGGCGGTACTGGTCAGTTTAATTACGGATGAAGTCAAACGATCTGGCATCAATACGGAATATTCGCTGGAAGAACTGGTGAAGCTGGCTGAAACAGCGGGAGTTGAAGTCCTGAGCGTCCTCACACAAAATAGGGAATCCAAAGACTCGAAATGGTTTATTGGCAAAGGAAAAGTAGATGAATTGCGTGCAGTTGCTGAAGAATTGGGAGCGAATACAGCTATTTTTGATCAGGAGCTCTCGGGAGCTCAAGTACGAAATCTGGAAGAGAGCCTGGATCTCAAAATAATTGACCGAACACAGTTAATTCTGGACATATTTGCTCAGCGTGCAAAAACACGGGAAGGTATTATCCAGGTTGAACTGGCGCAGTTGTCATACTTACTGCCTCGACTGTCTGGACACGGTAAAAACCTTTCACGGCTCGGTGGCGGAATCGGAACACGTGGTCCTGGTGAAAGCAAGCTCGAGACGGACCGTCGTCACATTCGTGACCGAATTAGTGATCTGAAACGCCAACTTGAGGAAGTGACGCGTCATCGGTATTTACACAGGGAGCGCAGACAAAAGGCTGGCATCGTTCAGGTGGCACTTGTTGGCTATACGAATGCCGGGAAATCAACACTGTTGAAGCAACTGACAGCTGCCGATGTATATATTGAGAACCAACTGTTTGCAACGCTCGATCCTACCTCCAGAACAATGGAATTGCCGAGTGGCAAAGAAGTTATTCTCACAGATACAGTAGGATTTATTCAAAATCTGCCTCATGATTTGGTAGCCTCTTTCCGGGCCACTTTGGAAGAGGCCAATGAGGCCCATCTCATTTTACATGTCGTGGACGCCTCTTCAGACATGCGTGACGAACAAATGAAAGTTGTAGAGTCAATTCTGCAACAGCTTGGGGCTGCGGACAAGCCTCAGATTGTATTGTTTAACAAAAAAGATGCTTGCACCCCTGTACAATTGGAAATGCTTCCTTCCGGGGAAGGCTATTTGAAAATCAGTGCATTTGATGAAGCGGATTTGCTACGCATTCGCGAACTGGTTCAGGAGCATCTGAGCGGTGACACACTGAGATTCCGTATTCCTGCGGAACGTGGGGATTTAACATCTGTGCTTTATCGAATTGGAGATGTACTGCTGACAGAGTATGATGGCAATGATGTCATTTATGAGGTAGAAATTCAAAGAGGCGAATACGAAAAGTATGGTCATGCTCTCAGTGAGTTCACAGAAAGTTAA